CTCAACTTCAATTTCCTGCCATTCACCTTTTTCTTCGGTAATTTGTTTAACCTTGCTCTCGATTTCCTCATTGAGGATTTTAGAAATAAGATTGTCAATATGTTTTTGAAACTTGTCCATTATGTGTGTTTTTAATATAAATATCTTTATTTTGGTCTTTTATTAATTTTCTCAAACTCGTGCTCCAATATTGTGATAATAACATTTTCACTGATTTTGAATTTTTTGGAAATTGATTTTATTGCTTCTTTTACAGACTCATTTTTCGTAATTTTCAAAGCATTTATGTCACCCTGATTACAATATGGGAATTTCGTGCATTTCTTTTTTACTTTTACAAATGAACCACCAGGGACTTGGGTTTTCCTACTTGGCCCCCAATCTTTTTTCTTTGTGGATTTAGCCCACATTGCAGGTGTTTCATAACCACCAACTGAACCCGAACCTGTCGCTTCTTTTGTTTCAGCCTTTTCAATACCATTGAGGCCCATTGCATTTACTGCAATACCCTCTTTAAGTTTTGGAGTTTCAGCAAAACTCTTTCTTAGAAAATCACTGTCTTTAAATGCAATAGGACCCGCAAATGCCCCTGATGAACCTGACCCTGTCGCCTCCTTATTTTCAATTTTTTTTCCCAACCCACACTTTTGAAAAAAGTCATCGTAATCAAACTTTACACCTTCTTTCTTAAATTTTTGAACCATGTTTTTAGCAACCTTCATCTTATTTCCTTTATCATTAATTTGATTCAGAATTTCAATGATTCCGTCCACCATATCTTTATCATTACCTTTCAACTCCTTATCTACTTTTTCATTCGTTTTCTCTTTGCCAGGTCTACCCCACTTTCTTTTCTTGATGTAAGGGTCATCTTTCGTTACATTGGGTAAACCGAAGTTAAACTCCTTATATCCTTGTTTGTATTTCGCTCTCTTCTTAAAATCGATATAGTCTTTATCGGCTTGTAAATCTGTCGCAAATTGTCTTTTTGCGGTAACTTTATCGTCCTCCTTAGTTTCTATTTTACTCAACTTAGAATAATATTTTGGGTCTTCATATAAGTGGTCCATAGCGATTTCTTTGGCCATGTTCTTATCCTTGGTGTGTTCAGTCTCAATTTTGACTCCTTTAAGAAATTCATGTGTAAGTTTTTTGACATCAACCTTGTGTTTGTGAGCAATGTCACCCAAACTCATTTTATCTGCCTTACCACCCTCTAGTTTCTCTTCTTTAAATGATTGTTTCAATCTAGTTGCATCTTTCATAGTTGAGGAATTCAACTTTACATTTGGTTGTGTTGTGAAAGCCTTGTCTATGGCTTTTTTGAATTGTTCTGCAGCATTAAATCCCATGTTAAGCGTTTTTCAATCTAGGTTCCCAATAACCTCTGTTGGTCCACATGAACTGGTAAAATTCACGGAACATCCTAAGAGTTATATCTTTTATATCACCTTCGAGTTTTCCTTTTTTGATTTCTTTTCTTATTGTATCAAGAAGTTTATCCTCGAATTGTTTGACAGTATTATTCTGCATAAAGTTTCTAACCTCCTTGCGGACTAATGTTTCAATTTCTTTTATTTCTGAATTTGTAAATGCCATTATTTGGTTATTAAAAAGAACGTTAATACAGCAATCAGACCTGTGCCAAGGATAGAATTGAATTTACTTTTTACTTTCTCTTTCTTCAAATCAAATTCTAATTTTTTTGAATATCTTTCCATGATATCAAACTTTTGTTTCTCAGAATCAATTATTGTGAGATAATTCGTTTCTTTTGCTCTAAGAATTGTAATAACGCTGTCCTTGAGTCCTACTTTTTTCTCGGTTTCAATAAGTTGGAATTCAGTGAGTTTCAATTGTGCCTTTGCAGAATCTCCACTTATTAAGTCTTTCATTATTTGCTTAACCACAGGTAAGGGAAAACACTTTTCAGTCTTACTTGTATCTATCTGTGAAAAAGCTATCGACTTCACGAGAAGTAAGCTTATCAATATTGCTAATTTTTTCATGATAAATTTCTTTGACAATTGTTTTTTGATTTTTTATTTTGCCGATAGTTTGGTCTACTTTTTCAATTTCATTGTTGAAATCAGAAATCTTGTTTTCCAATTTCAAATTATCTTCGTGAAGTTGCTTAATAACAACATTGAGTGAATCAAGTTGTTGTTTTTGGTCGGCAGCCATTTGGACCCTTGGTGTCAGGAAAAATATTAAATAATAAAGGATGAACAATCCGAAAATAACTTTAAGGATTGTTATGTAATGTTTCTTTAAGAAATTTAGAATTTTACTAATCATATTAAATTGGTGATTCTTTTGTTTTCTTTCTACTCGCCAAAACTTTACCCCATTTGGATTTGAATTTTTGGTAGAATTGTTGAAGTTTATTAATTAAATCCAGAAATTCTTGGTCAACCTTAACCATTTGTCCATTGATATAAATTCCACTATCTTCCCCAATTGTGAAGATAAATTCCAAGTCTTCATCAATTAATTTCCCAGACCATTCAACATTATTTTGATAAACATTCAAGACATTGAAATCTACAAGGTCAGAAACCTCTTCTACGAATTCATCCATGGTTTCTTGGAATGCAACTTTATCGTCTGTTGTAATATCCAATTCACTTCTGTCCTTACCATGAAGGGCTAAGATTCCACCTGAAATTCTATATTTCTGAGTTTTGTCTTCAGGTGTTGGTTTTTCACCTTTCTCTTCATCAGAAACCGCAGTATCATATTGATTGTCTCTTTCAATCCTTTTTTCAAGGTCTTTGGCGACATTGATTTGTGTCTCTTGTTCGAATATCAGTCTCGATTTTTTCAAAAGAGATTTGATTTCATCGTATCTTTCTTCGTTAAGCATATTGTTCATTTTCAAAATATTTTTGTAAGGTCTCGAATTGAAATGAAGGATTTAGGTCCGTATACATTGTGTCGATATTACTCCTTGAAATTATTCCCTCCCAATCAGTAATCCCATCGATTTTTGTGTTATGACCTATTGACCTCAGTTTTATGTTAAGCGACTCTCCTAGCATTTTACACAGTTCAGCTGTTGATTCCATTTGAATGTCAGTGTAAGGTTGCCAAAAAAAGTAGTCTCTCCATTTTTTTTCATAAACCTTGTCATTATAAATACTTCCAATCCAGTTAATATAATGATTGGTTAATGGTTTCTTTTCCAACCATCCAAGGTTCTCAAGACATATTATGACTGAGTTCTTATTGATTTGTTCCTTAGGAAATATGTTCGAATGACCTAACTCTGGTAGAAGTTGTAAAACCTCACCCTTTCTTGTTACAACGTAGTTTGGGATTTTATCATATTGTCCATTATATCTAAATTTAAGGGAGACCAGGAATTCCCCGACCTCCCTTGAAGTATGACATAATATTATTTGATTTTTTTTCTTTTGTTTCCCAATCGGTTTGAAGTTTCCGTATTTTTGGATTTTAAGCATCTCTTCTCAAATAACTCAATACCTTTTTATTATTAGTTTCTTTAACTGAGGGTGTTTCATCATAAACAATTGGTTCTTGTAGGTTTCCAAACTTTTGTTCATTTAGTTTCCTCAGTTCTTCTTCAAGTTTTTTTAATTCATCTTCAGTTGGAGTGAATTTTTCTTTTTCGATTTCGGCCTCTTTCAGTCCAGCTTGTTTACTCAATTCTTCTATATCCAAGTCGAAATTATTGACCGGTAGTTTTCTTTTTTCTTCCTCTTCGAATTTCACAAGCATGTGTAGGAACGATAAGGATATCAATGGTAACATACCACCTGCGAACAAAGCCAAGAATCTTTTGTGTCCAACGAGGTCACCAGATTCTACACCTAAAAATGAAACGATGGGGTCAACCATATCAACCCAATCTTTGAAAGATTCGCTGTTTATATCAATATATTGATATGCAAAAAATATGTTTCCAATGAATTGTATCAACGTAACAATGATGAATGGGAAATATACTTTTTTACCCATTTGAGCCGCAATTGCGGCTAACGCTGATAAAGCAGCGATTTCAATCCCTATTGAAAGATATATCGACCAACTCAATGGATTAGAAATACCATACCAAGTTGTTACGTGAGAAATGGAAACAATAGCAACCGTAATAATCGGAACCAAGAAGGCAACGTATATTAGGGTTTTAAAGTTTTTTTGTATCCAGTTCATTATTTTTTATTTAATTTTTTTATTTCTTCTTCGATTTCAGTTTGTCTTCTTACATCAAGAAGTTTTCTATCTGTCGCTTGAATCATTCTTTTTTCAGCCTCAAGACCTGAAATCTTAAGTTCCTTATTCAACTCGGTTTTAGTATAAGTTGAATCTTTTATTGCTCTTATTTCTGATTTAATCCTACTTAAATCTCTTGAATCTCCACATCCCTTAAAAAAGGTTAATACCGCAATTACCAATACGATAACTGTGAAATTGTTTTGAATAAATTTTTTCATAATTTTATAATTTTAATACAACTTAGATTTATAATTTTAATATCATAAAAATATAAAAGGTGTATCTAATAAATACACCCTTTACCTTTAATTACATGTAGTCGAACAAACTACCCGTTTCATTCCTAAGTTTTCTGAGGGCTTTTTCTTTGATTTGTCTAACCCTTTCCTTAGTTAAATCAAAGTCATTACCAATATCTTCTAATGTTCTTGTTGAGCCAGATAACCCGAAATAATCTTGGATGATTACCTTTTCTCTTTCATCGAGAACATCGAGAAGTGAAAGTAATTTATCTTTAAGTGTTTGCTCTGAAGAAAGTCCTGAGTCCGCACTTTCAGCATTTGGATTTGGAACAACATCCAAAAGCGTATCTCCCTCTTCGTTAAGTGGGCTATCCAAGTTCACAATAGATGGTAGGTTGAGAAACTTCTCAGGAAGTTCAGTCCCCACCTTGTCAAGTTCTTTTTTCGCCTTATGTAGTTCTTGAACCACATTTACTGGTAGTCGAATTGTTCTAGCATTTTCATTCAAGGATTGAAGTATGGATTGTCTAATCCACCACACAGCGTATGATATGAATCTAAGATTTTTTGACCAATCAAAATTCTCAATCGCTTTCATAAGACCATAATTACCTTCAGCGATAAGGTCAGGTAAATCTAACCCTTGGTTTTGATATTGTTTGGAAACAGTAATCACAAACCTTAAGTTACCCTCGAGAATTTCTTTTTTTATTTCTTCCTTCTCTTGGATTGAGATTCTACCTGATAACATTTTTCTAGAAAGTTCTCTTTCTCTCTCTACCGTCATTACCTTAAGTTTTCTTACTTCTTTAAGGTAGGCGTTAATTTCTTCCTGATTAATTGGGATTACACTTTTTTCCTTCATAGATTAATTTTTACTATAACTCTTTAATATATCTTTTTCGAACTCTGTAAGATTTTCAAACCCTTTGTCAATCATCTTGTCCAAAATTTGGTCTAAGGATGGTTTAGGAAACAGGTTATTCTTTTCACCCAAAAGTAATGCCACAAAATCGTCATCTTCCTCTTCGTCCATGAAATCTAAATTCCTTTTAATTCTATTAAGGTCGATATTCATCTCAACGTCATCACTTGAATTTTCTAAGTCTAAAAGATGACTTTCTATTTCTTTCGGCATAGACAATGTCATATTGTCATGTAATTCTGTCAGAATAAATGCTTCGGTTATACCATAGAGAATTCCACGGATGTATTCAAATATTTCACTTTTTTCAACCTCAGAGGCAAAATGGAATATCAAAATACCGTTTGTGTGTTGGAATTTCATGTGAGGTGAGTCAACAATAGGGGTTAATGATAGTGCTAACTCTTGACACATCTTCTCGTTTTCGAATTTACCAATTACTGATAAAATGTATTTTTTCATAAAGCAAATATAGGTTAAACTCTCTTGGATAATCCAACTATTTGATAAAAATCTTTTTTTCCTTCACAATACTCTTTTACCAAAGTAAGTAGCCCGCGAAACATAAAAGCATCATCTGATTGTTTTTCACACTTTGAAAAAAGTTCAACAAATGCTGTAATTGTTTCAACTGTATAATACCCATGACCCCTAAGTTGAGAGTGTTTATTACCCATAACTTGTGGGTGTTTCAAATCGTATGTATTTCTTTCTTGAATAGATGAGAACTTTTCGGACTCATCGTAGATTTTTATGAGGTCATTAACAAAACTATATAGATAGTTCATTTTGAAAACTGAACTATGAGACCCTTTAACCAATAAGTCAACTATCCAATGTGTGTGAGATGGGGTTCTCAACCTTTTTCCCTCTTCTTTATACTTAACCACAAAATCAAGCTCGGGGTTTTGACCTCGTTCGCCTTGATAAATAGCAACTTCTGTAACTAAGTCAGTTTTCCAAACTTTGATTGGGTGATGTTCAACCCCTATTTTCTTGAATGTTAAATGTTTCATAGATATACTCTTCCTTTTTTTCCTGAATGTTGTTCATACCATTTACCTTCATTATCCAACCATACGTAAGGGTCTGAAGGGTCTTCGGACCACCCATATTTTTGATAAAATTCAGGTTCTTTTTTCAAAAGATTGGCACGGTGAGATGAATGAAATCTTTCGTTTCCAATGAATGGTGGTATAATAACATCATTCTCAATGTATTGTTCAAAACTCATCGTATTCTTGAATCCTCGACAAATCCATTCTGCAATTGAATAATTCATATACAATTTCAACGCAGGGACATAGTCTCTCCACATAACCGTGCAAGGATGGTTTAACCAACCTTTGTATGGTGTTCCATCTAACTTAGGCCTACGGGTGATTGCTGATATTATTTGATAAGTTTCAACTCTTTGTTTACCGAGACGTTTGTTGTCGAGGGATTTAAGAGATTTTCTCATATCGGAATATGGTAAGAAAATTTGCATGCTGCAATGATACTGAATATTTTTACAATTACAAAATTTGGTCCAACTTAATAATAAGTTCATTTTTGGGTATACTTCTTGGACCTGTAGTATCACCTGAACTAAATTGAATTTGTGATATTAAACGTTGAGCTGTTTGAGGGTCTTCGACTCTAAGAAAATAATGTGAAGTAATTGATACATCTGTATCAGTGAAAACATCTCCAGCATTGATACCAACTCTTCTGATTGCTAAATTCGCATGTTGTTTTGTGGTGAAAGTAAATTTTGTGGGAGAAAGTTTTATTTCTTTCTCTCTAAGAACTTCGGTTTTTTTCAAGATAACCCAAACACATGGGACCATGAAATCTTTTCCTTCGAACGTAAAAATATCCTCAGTTAAATCCTGAATTAATGAAACCTCAAAGTTGAGAGGAATCTTGTCAATCATTGACCTTTTTTTGAAACCTTTGGGTAATATGAATGCGATTGTGTCTGCGTGAAGACAACACTTTTTTATAAATTTTAATGCAAGACTTGAATTTCTCCCAAATGGAGGATTACCAAAGAAAAGCACTTTACGATTCCCCAAGAAACTTAAATCCTTAGTCAAAAAATTACATTGTTCTATATCATCAGACTTAGGTTCAATGTCGTAGGCTATTTTGTCTTGGTGTTCCGCCAAATGAAAAAAAACACCCTCTCCTGCCGATGGCTCTATGATTGTATCATAATCAGTTAGATTCAGAGTCTCTAAACACCTTCGAGCGACCTCAGATTTTGTATAAAATTGGTCTAAACCATACTTACTTTTTGACATAATCTAAAAAAGTTTCCAAGTTTTTGTAAGAAACCGCAGATTGTATTCTACGTTGGGTTTTATGGTCTCTTTTGAATCTAGGTTGAACGATTCTTTCTTCACCCCACTTTTCTTTCCACTCTTTTACTTCAGACTTCCAAGTGGTATCGTAGTCATAACTATTGGAAACAACATTTTTAATCCAATGTTTAAGTTCTTCGAAGTGTTCCCAAGTGAATAACTCTTTCCATTTTTCAACGTCTACTAATATAACTTTTTCTTCAACAATGTTTGATTTTTTACCTTTCCAAACACCATACATTAAATAGAAGTCTTTATCTCTCGATACATTATTGAATATATCGGCCAAGGGAATTTCCGAATTTTGTTTGAAGGTTTTAACTACACATGGGGTTCCATCTTGACGATAGGCATCCCAAATACCCGTGTAGTTATCATCTGAAGATAGGTTATATCTTTCACAGAGTTGTCTTTGGTAATCAAAACCGTGACCTTGTCTTTCCATATCGCAAATGTATGGCTTTTATTGAGAAACTTTAGAAATATTTTCCGTTTTTGAAATTCTAACCACATTATTAGCCCAATTGTTTACCAAAGGATTGTGCGTGATAACAAAAATCTTCTCGAAGTATTCTCTCATCTTAGAAAAAAACTCCCCTACCATTTCTAAGTTTTCGTTTGAAATCTTACCAAAAACTTCGTCCCATACAATAATGTTTGGTTTTGGTAATGAACACACTTTTGACAACACGGCTCTTAGTGCCATAGCAGCTATCGTTCTTTCATAACCAGACCCTGATGTCATTGGTTTTTCGATTCCAGTTGAATTATCAATCATCATGAATTCTACCTCATTTTTATCGTTAATTCTTATTTCAAGATTGAAATAACAAGAATCCATGAGGAGTCTTTGAAGTTCTTGATTGATTAACGGCATCATCGTCTTCATTATAATTTTCGAGATACCATTTTTACCAAATACCTCCAAATATATCTTATATATTTTTTCCCTTTCAAACTCCTCGGTAATTGTTTGAATCATTTCGAGATTCTTATCGATTTGTTGTTTGAGGTTTTTTATTTGAAGTTGGTTAGATGTTATAGTTCTTTCGTAATCTCTCTTCTCATTAATTAAATCGTCTATCCTCATTCCCGCCTTCACTAACTGAGCATCAATATCATTGTTCTTTTTAATCTTATCTTGAACTTCTTCATATCTTGTCAGTTTGTCTTGAGCTTGCTCGAGTTTAAGTTTCGTAGACTCCAAAGACAATTCATACTTTTCTTTTATGAGTTTGTTTCTTTCATACTCATCAAAGTCTTTTTTCAGTTGGGTGAAAGACTGTTCTTTTTTTTCTAAATCTCCGATTTCTTTTCTGAATTCCCTGACAAGTTTTTTATATCCTTCTAACTGTTCTATTTTTTTCTTTGTTAGGGATGCCTCCATTAATTTGATTCCGCAGTGCTCGCACTGGATTCCATCCCCATACTTTTCTATCAATTCTTGTATTTCTTCAACTTTATTTTCTGCTAACACCAACTCACCATTTCTCGATTTGATTACATCTTTCACCGCGTCGTGTTGGTCTTCATGATAGAACTCTTTGGGCTCAATAATCTTAACTTCGTTTATTTGAGTTTGAATCGACTTAGATGAATTTTTGAAGTTTTCTATTTCTGTCTTGAGAGTATTTGGATTTAGTCTAACAAGTTCTTGGTCTATGTCGTTATGCTTGGATTTAAGAAGATTTTCTTTATAATCTTGACCCTTTTGAAGCCTGTTATCAACATCTTTCATTTTTTCCTGAGAATCGATAATTTGACTGTCGAGAACTTTTATTTCTTCATTTGACTCTGAATTGTTTTGCTTCAAAGTTTCAGTATTATATACATTGGACAACATACCTTTAGAAAAGTCAGAATAAATTTCTTTACCTGTTTCTTCTTTTTTCTTCAGGAATTCGAGCCCCAAAAATCTACTCAACACTTGTCCACGTGCTGTTGGCTTTGCCTCCAATAAATCCTCTAAATTCGAAGCGGTAGTCACAATGGTCATCAAAAAGTCATCGATATTACCTATCGATTTTTTGATGAAGTCCTCAGTCTCTCTCCTTTGTTCACCAGTGAAGTTTTGAAGTTGTCCATCAGCGAGTTTTTTGAAAAACTCCAATTCAGTTTTAACATTCCATTCTCCTGACTTAGCCTTTTTTCTTTCAATTTGTCTTGCAATAACATATTCCTCACCATCAATAACAATTTCACCTCTAACGGTTACTTTGTTTTTGTCAGAAAAACGGTTAAAGATTTCCTCTGCTTTCTGTGTTTTGGTTGTTGAGTTAAAGAATAAGAACAATAATAAATCTACCGTCAATACAGTTTTTCCTCCAAAGTTTGGTGGGTCAGATTCAACTACTGTGATACCATTACACTTGTCAAAATCAATTACTTGATTTTCCCCGTAAGAAAGAAAGTTACTAAACTCTATCTTTTTGATATACCATCTCTTGAAGGGGGTTACTTCGACCTCATTTATCAACATTCTATTTTCAACCGCTAAGTCGATATTCATGACTTGGTCAAAATACTGATGTTGGTTTTTAGATTCCAAGAAATTTCTGACCAACTCTCTGAGATAGTTTTGGTCCATGATATTCATGGTAACATCTATAGTTTGCTGGGTATCGTCTGTTGTTTTTACTTTGGTAATTACATTTACGTTTGTTGAGGCATACTTCTTCATGAAGTATTGCTTAACAGACTTGATTCTTTCTTGTGTAAAATTTTCAGAAGAGTCTTCCCAAATCACTTGAATGTAAGGGTTATCCAAAGCTGAAGTATCGAGTTTGTGTGACATCTCTTTGTAGTTAAATTCTGGTTTTGGATTGAACAAATCCCATTTCATTATTATTGAGGTGTTGTTGTTAGACCTGATGTTTGAGCATCTTTCTTCTTCATTTCCTCTATCTGTAGTTTCATTTGTTCCTCAAACAATTTTTGCATAACATTTTTTTGTGCATTGATTTGAGTGTTTCTTGATTGAACTCTTTTTCTGTGAGCCTTTGCTCCACCTCTTTTTTTTGACGTTCCCATTTTTTAATTGTTTTGTTGTGGTCTATTTTGTTCAAACCACTCGATTATTGAATTAATTGCCCATACAGAACCAGAAGCCAACATCCCATCAAAAAACCACGATACAAATGGTGATACTTCAAGTATAGTATGAACTGGTGAATATAAGAAAATTCCGAAGAAAAATCCAACCCAAGTTGGTGTGCACATCATACATTTCAACATATCGGATAAGAAAACCCAAAATCCATTGAATAGTGTATGCTCGCTTGCCGCCAATTTGTTTATTTTATTTCTCGGTCCGTTGAAAATGCTCCCATAAACCAAGATGTTGCTTATTCCATAAGTCATTATCATCCATAAAATTAATTGTGTCATAAAATATTATTTATAAAGATTATCATCAAGATTCGAGCCCCTCAAGAACATTGCTTTTTTATCTTCTTGGAACTTTTGAATATCTTGAATTGTTTTTTCGTATTCTTTTATTTTTTTGTCTTTTTCTATGTTGTCTTGTTTTAGTTTCTGAACTGTATTCTGTAAAGCATCCAGTTTAGGTTGTAAATCCCCTCCTGTGACTTTTTCAATCACCACTTCTTTGATGACCTCAATTGGAATTTCTTTAGTAACCTCCACTATTTTTTCCTGTATCACAACTTTGTCAACAGGGATTTCTTTTACAACTTCAACAATCTTTGGTGGTTGATTTTCCAACTGTTGTATTTTGAACAACAACTCATTTATTTGAGTATCGTCTGAAACTTTTACGATTTTTTCAATCACTTTTTCAACAGGCACCTCTTTTACTATTTCTTTGACCACAACTTTTTCAACAGGGATTTCTTTGATTACCTCGACCACATTTTCAACTACCTTTTCAATTGGAATTTCTTTTATGACCTCAACAATTTTTTCTACAATAACCTCTTTGATAACTTCGACTGGTTTTTCAATCTCCACATATTCAATTTTGACAACTTCTTTTTCAATTTCCACCGGTATCTCAACTCTCTTTACAACTTCTTTGATGACTTCTTTTTCGGTCACTTTTGGTCCAGCATTTAACAAACCATATCTTTCAATGTTGAATCCAGTTGTAAAGGATTCCTTGACAACTGAGCTTATAAGTAAATCGTTGAGATTACAATAAGAAACCAATTCTTTAAGTTCATCTTTGGAAAGATTAAGTTTAACTTCCATCTTAATAATTAACTAACTTTTCAGTTCCCTTCTCTAAATTATCAATTGAATTAATATAGAATGAAAGGAAAGGTTTAGGGTTAGGTAAATCAATGAAAGTGTATTCGTCTTTTTCGATTTCGTATACTCCGTATCCGTGTTTCCTTACTGTTTCACCAAAGTTTTGTTGTATAGTGGAACCAATCATATAAGCTTTCTTACCACCAGGTATGTCAAATATCTGCCTTTTGTGAATATCGCCACATAGAACTAAATCACACCCTTTGAATTTGTTCGAATCGAAACCATCCTCAAACTTATAACCAATATCAGTGTATAATCCTTGAACGGGTCCATGAAATAAACCTATATTAATTCTTTCTGACTTTTTTATTTCAGGTGGAATGTTATGCTCCATGAGAGAGAACACACACCAATTAATATTATCATCCTCATAAACACCTCTGTTTTTGAAATAAGAAATGTTTTCGTTTTTGAGTGAGTCTATTATCGGTGTCAATGCATCGAGACGAGTGTTGTTGTTTTCCAAAAAATCATGATTACCGATAATTACAATTGTTTTTGTTATTTCAGCACATTGAGCCAAAACCCAAGCAACAAATTCAACCAATTCAGGTGTCATTTGATTTTTGGAGTGAACCAAGTCACCTGTGAATACAATTCTATCAGGCGCAAGAGCTTTCCACTCGCTAAGTGCTTGCATCAAAATCCCACGATAAAGTTCGTGGTCTTTGAACAACCTAATATGAAGGTCAGAAAAATGGACTAATTTTTTAATCATTAATTAATGATTTTGTTTCTTCTTCAAATGGATTAAATCCTTTATTAACATGTCCACAACTATCACACTTTGTTACTGAGAAGGGAACATTTGTGTCTTCTCGGGAACCTGTCATCAGTGCAGGAACTCTTTTTAGAAGTAATACTTCACGGAAAAAAATCCCACCACAGTTCTCACACTTGACGTTGTCACATTGTCTCAAATCAATTTTTGGGGTTAAATCTTGCATACAGTTTTTATTTAAAATATAGTAAAAATTATTATTTATTCAAATATTTTTTGATGTCCATACCCATCACAGTTTCGATTACTTTTTTTGGAACTCTGAACTCTTCAAATTGTGTATCTTCTCTGAGATGTGCAATAATACAACCATAAACTTTGATATTTTCATATTTGGAACCCTTTAACATTTTCAATAAGAGTTTTCCATAAAGAGGTAATTGAACAAAATAATGTCCCAAGGCATTATTCGGTAATTCCTCGAAAGGTTCATACATTCTTTCTGTGTAATCATTTTCAAGGAAGTTTTTTGGTTTATTTGTTTTCCAATCTGTAATTAACAATCCGAAGTCATTTTTATTAACATTATGGGTTAACCATACTTTATCAGGTTGACCCGTATAACCAAGTTCAGGGTCTCCGAGAACCATCTCGGTATCTAACAATACAACTTCTCTTTGTTCCAATAAATCCAAATATCTTTTACCCGCAACTATCATTTTATCACTTTTCATGAGTTGGGTTAAATCGCATTCGAAAACAGGTTTTCTAACCTCTTTATAGGAACCATATCTCTTAATGGCTTCTTCTTCCAAAACGAAGTGCACTCTACTTCCCAAATTCGTGGAATAAGAACCAGCTGCCGCCCATTCCTCGATAAGTTGTTGTTGTTTTTCAGGGTCACCACCAGCTTTATTATACGCAGCTTCCTCGGTGGGAAATGGCTTATAAAAATGTTTCAAGACTTTCGAAACTGATGGCCAACTTGTCTTACCATCCATTGTGTATATATGTTTTTCTTCTTGGAAAGTAAGACCTAATTCGTCTTGTCTTCGGGAAATTATTTCCCTTAATTCATTGGCTACGTTACTTAATTTCATAATAGAATTCTTCGATGTTACCTTTCAAATCACAAACGTCTTTGTCTTTAGGTAATTTAACAATTTTTATTTTATTATACAAACGACCTCCATTCAGTTCGTGATACATTTTGAGACCGTCATCCCAAGCATCACCATCGACACATATTGTAATATTTCCATTTGCCCTTGTATAAAGGGTTTCGAAAATGAGTTTACTCATTTTTTTACCAAGCATCACTAACGGGTTTGGAAGAAAGAATGAGTCAAAGGCACCTTCTACGAGGTATATTTCCTTATCCCAATCAATTAGTTTTTCATTGAATATGATTTCGTCTTTAGGGACTGAAGCAGGATTTTTGTATTTCATCTTTTTATTAACCCATGCTCTACCAACAAAATAATTCAAGACACCTTCTTTGTCAAAAGACGGTATAATTACTCTATATGCAAAATCTCCTTGAACCGTATATCCAATCTTATATTTTTCAATCATTTCATCTGATATACCACGAGATTGAAGGTATTTGTAAGCTTCAATATGAGGAATGAATCTAGGATTTGAATCTTTAAATAAAGTGAACCCTTCAGGTAGTCTTAATCTGAGTCTTTTTTTATCCTCCTGTTTGAACTCTTCGGGTTTGATAAGATTGTAAACTTTCTTTTGTTGTTTTGTTGCATGTCCATCGAAAAGTTTACCCAAGGGTCCGTGTGTTCCGTGAGTTTCACCACAAGCCCAACATTTGTAAACGTGTCGGATATAGTTAATCTCAAGGTTTCCTTTACCGTCTCCTTTATCCAAACCTTTTTCATCCGCACAGACAGGGCAGTCAAAAGATATTTGCCCCTTTGATTCATAGTGCTGATTAGGTTCACCTAAAAAATCACTAAGGAGTTCAACTAAAACCTCTATTTCATCACTCATATGTCGATATCTTTAGGTGCTTCTGCCACAACGTGTTTTCTCCACCATTTTTTTACCGGATGATTTTCATCAAAATTTTTTTCTATGAAACCAGCAAAAATGAAGAAAACGACCGTTATAATAAGAAGCGTGACCCAAATGTAAAAAAATATTATCATTTCCAAATAATTTTCTTAATCAAATCATAATAGGGTATTTCAATATCGAAATACTTTAAGTAAGTTTTAACATCAAAAAAAATGTTTCGTCTTATGAATCGATTGACTTTAATTTTTGAAACTCTTCCCCCATTTGGAAAAACGTCAGTCATGACTGAAGAACTATACCAATCTTTTTTCCTATTATAGTGAACGAAAATTTGCCCTTCGAATATTATATCTACTTCTTCGAGGTGAGAGTATGAACGGTAGTTTTTGATTGTAAAAGTTCCTTTGAGTTGTGAGTTGGATATGGGTATCTTGTTACCAAATTTTTTTACAACTTTGGAAATTGACTTTGTGTGTGGTGTTCTCAACATGTGCATACCACAAAGATATGCTTTGTTCTTTAAATCACCAAATTTCTTTCATCTTCATGTAACCTAGTGCTGCACAGTAAGCGTCTGTTTGGTCGAAGTTTTCTTTTTTAAGGGTGTTGTTTTTTGTGTATAACCAAGTAATTTGTGGTTCTCTTTTCGCAATCAACTCCCATATGATAACTTTTTTATCTATGTCTTTAGGAAAACCCCCGAACAATACAAATTTACCTTTATCATTTTTCTGAACTAAGTGTGGGAATGCAAATTTTCTTGAGTTGTAAGTAGACATAAATTCAGGAACTACTCCTAAGATATCATACACTTCTTTACAAATCAAAGTGTTGAACCTCATAAGAGTTCCAACCGTATACACGTTGTTTGAATTAAGTAGTGGTTCCTCGATAATGACATTTTGGATTCCTAATCCTACATATTCAGAAAGTTTGTTCCTAAAAATGCCCGATTTGAGAATGAGTTCCTCGATTTTATTTTCACTTTTTGGTTTTGGGACCGGTGAAATATGTGTAAGTTCTAATAAATTTTTTGATTCAATATCAAACAAAGCCCATCCAATAGTTTTGGTGGACACATCCAATCCTAAAATCTTAGGGGAGTCTTTAACAATATTTTTAGCCATATTAAAAATCTAATTTCACTACGTATTGTTGAATACCTTGTCTCAATTCGGGAGACTGTAGCTTAGATATAACAATAAGGTCTTTATTGGAATCGTAAAGACCAATTTCGGTAACATATGAAGTAGTTCCACTTGTCCATGTTGGGTTAGAAGTGTTAGTGAATTGATTTCTTCCCAAATTTATCAAGTATCTCATCTCATATATTGTTGCCGAAATATCTGTTGTGAAATTACCATAGAAGTAATACTCATCACCAAAATTCAAATAATCTGTTTGATTGTTTGTTGGAATGTCTATGTAAGAGGCGAGGTTATATATATCACTGTTTGTAACTGCACTTTGATACGTTGCCAAATCTATTTGGAATGTTGTGCCTGTCAATCCTGACATTGTAATATATCCATTAACCGATGAACCAGATATTTGGTCTGTAACATCAATGTATTTCCAATCAGTTGGACTTGGTCTAGTGTCACCTGAAACCATTTGACAAAGAATCATCAATGAGTTTGCACAATATCCTGTCAGATTAATAGCCGTAGAAGAAGGTGAAGGTTGATTCAAAAATTGAAACTCTGGTCCGAATCTGACAGCAACATTTTGACTTGTGTCTGTGCAACCTGTTGAAGGTCCAACAATTTTCGAATAATAATTACAGTGTAATGAATCAGTAAATCCTGTATTGTTGAATCTATAGGTTACCCAAAGTGTTTGTGTATCAGCAGTAAGTAAACCTGTGGCGGTTGAGTTGTTCGTGAAACAAGTATTAGGTGCCAAATAAGAAAGTTTAGGTGCTGATAGAGTCCAGTTTCTATTAGCCTTATAAGACATAGCCGCTATTACCTCCTCATCGTCAATTACAATGGTCTGTGAATCAGGGAAAACCTTGCCAATTCTATTCAAATTACCATTACTATCAGGATTTGTATCCCAAAGATGATAATAACGAATACCAGGGTCGTTCATATCAATGTTTTTGGTTGATTTGATATAGTATGGTTTACATAAATCATAACCTGGTGGGTCGATAAAGAATGTTTGACCAATTGTGTTTCCTGTCGACTTATGCCACATCAAAGTAGGTATTGTAACCTTAAGGTGTCTCGCTAAACCTGTTTGATTCGAAGGGTTCTGTGGGTCATAAGGAATAGTTGAAAACTTCTCGCCATAAACATGGTCAATATCTTGATTAGTGTAGTGTATGATTGCAATTGCTTTTTGGTCTTGGGGTCTAACAACTACTTTCTCATCAAACGAATTGTAATAAAAAACTTGACTTGTATCGGTTTGACCTGAAGGCTCTTGATATCCCAAATATTCTTTAGTCCCGATGTAAGTTACTGAACCGTATTTTGTATAATCTTCATAAGCGTTACTGAAAAGACCAGCAGGACTTTCTGACCAAGGAATATTCATGTTCCAAATTAAAGTATTTTCACGGTTTGAAACATCACATGGTGATTCAAAATTAATAGTGTCAGTCTGCCAATAAGGTGCTGGTGTTATGAAATCATAAAGAACAGTCATACCTGAAGGATATATCAGAACTCTTGCATATTCTCCTGATAATGAAAAAGAACTTAAATCTGGAACACTTCTATCTAAGGTAAGTGTCCATGGAGTTGTTCCAGAGGTTCCTGTTGAAGGGCTTATGTTTTGAATTTTATATGTGAAAACAGGATAGTTACCTACAAAACCTGTAAGTCCTACTCCGAGTATTAATGTAACAAAATCACCTATTGAGGGTGTTCCTGATGATGGCTCGAGTGTAAGTGGGTTTGTATCTAATTCGATGTCTATCGTTGTTTGACCTGTGAGCGTATCTTGTGCAACCCAATAGTTAGAAGTTATTGTATATGCAGATGAAGTTTGTGCCGTCCAACTACCTTGAGTTCCTCCCGTCATGAAAAATCCTTTTTCACCAGCAGAATTATAAACTTCTTGAAATGTAGAATCCATGTAAGGTATTCCGTATGTGTTACCGATACCACCCTGAACATAGTAAGGATATTTCACATTTTCTTTGTTGGACTGAGGGGAACCTGTGTCATTTTGAGCATTGAAATCAGGCATCAAAATGTTATTATTAGTTTGATTATAGTTAGGAACGGCCTGATAATTAACTTCACTATCCCCTATTTGGAAATAAGAAATGTTGAAATTCCCTTGTGATATCTTTCTACGACCAACGTCAGTTAATCTTGTGTTAATTAGACCCGAAGTATTTTTAATTATATAAGCCATTACGAATAAATATTTGTCATCCTTTTTTTATTAATCCTGTGCACATTTACAGCTCGCGTTTGAACATTGTTTTGATGAACAAGAGATAAGAGAATTATCTACGCTGTCAATACAATAAGCAACTATTGTTGGGTCAGGTCCTGGACTTCCTGAAACGTTGTCTATCATATTACCCGAAGAATTTCCACTTGTTATTGTTACGGTTTTATAAAATACCCCATAGTTACTCGTCTCAATCTGAATCGAAAAACTAGTATCAATTGTCACAATGTTTTGCGTAGTAATTACTATGTCCACTGCGGGTTCACCCAAATTAGTAGTTGGTGTCACAATCAAACTTGTCACAGGATTACAAACAATACTTCCACCATCACTATTATAAACCATCTTGAACACATCACCTGCAACAAGATTAATCGGGTTATACATAACAACACTAACACTTTCATTTATTCCCGCAGAACAGAATCCGTTGAAAATACCCGAGCCAACTTCAACGTCATTCAGCATTGCTTTAACCTCAACATAATAATTGTCGCTTGTTGGTGTTTGGAAGTTTGCCTGCATGTATTGAACATTATTATTTGGGGATATACCACACGGATATGTGGATAGTCCTGAATCAATTGTAAGAACACCACCAGTAGGGCTATATCTGAAATTTTGGAAACAACCCACCTTATTTGGTCCTGAACAAATTAATCCTCCAACTAATTGATTCATGTTGAGATAAATGTTACCACTTTGAATAACACCTTGACATGTTACACATTCAGGTGTATCAACCTGACCTTGATAGGTGATTGAGTTGTTATTCACCTGTGTTTTTTCTGTATCACCTACCGCTGAACAACAAGTGCATCCTTTGATGACTACATCAGAAACTTGAAAAGAAATTGTCTGTTGTAGATTAGTTGTGCAGTTGGACTGAGCTCCAACTTGACCATCGGTTATTGTTAATATCGAAGTAGTAGAACCTGAAACAGTGCTAAAATTTGAGAGTTCCAACGAATATTGGTCAGTCTCAGTATCAATTCTTTGTGTCTCGGGATTACAGTTTGGTCTACTTCCAATAACAGTATCTATGTCTGTGGAGAAAGGTGTCTTTGTTGAACCATTTTGTAGAATAGTAAAGTTGTCTACACAAGTTCCTGTTCCTGGTCCATTGAATGTCTTGATAGATGATGTTGTCAAATTGAAATTAACCACAACTCCATTAGGTATAGGCGGAACCGAAGTAACATAAAAATATGTTGTTTTCGTTGAAATATTATTTGAAGATACCTCAGTGTTTAATTGTGGTTGTGTTATAATATTAATTTGATATGTTTGTGGACTTCCCACTGAACTTATTTGAACCGATTGATTAACTATATTATTCGCGGCATCTATAACTCTAATATTGTATGTGTTCGGGCAAAGATTTGTAAAAATATTTGAGGTTTGATATGATACCCCGTTATTAATCGAATATTGATATGGTGCTAATCCAAATCTCGCACTAACCGTTATTGAACCATCACAGTTCGTTTGGTTGTTGCAAGACGCATCTTGTTTTGTTGTTGTCACTTGAAGTGGTATTATTGTAGGACAAGAACCTAAAGTTACATTTATAGTATAAGTTTGTGTTCCACCAAGTAAACTCCAACCACCTAAAGGTGGTAATGAAGTGGTTGAGGACGCAAAAATACCTCCCCCCACAGGGTTTATTGGTGTTATCAAATCTGAACCAACAAGTTCCCATCTTGTTCCTTTCCACACAATGTTCTGTGAATTACTACTTGTCCATCTTGGTTTACCATTAGACGTTCCATTTTGACTGAACGTTGTTGGTCCTACAACGTTAGAATTGTTGTATGCCAAGAAACAAATGTTGGCGTAAACTGGTGGAGGTGTTGTGGATGGCGTTACAGTTGGGGATGGAGTTGGACTTGCTGTCGGTAAAAGTATGGAGCAAACTGTGTTTGCAGTATAGTCACCGTAATAATCAACAACGGTAACAGGATAATAACCAGGTCCTATGTTAGTTAAAGTTCTTGTTCTTTGACCATTTGCCCAATAAATTGAATACGGACTTGTTCCTCCTGTGATGTTCAAAGTGAGAATCCCATCATATGATTCTGAGTTTGAAGGCATTTTGAGAAGATTACAATTCACACCCAAATCGAAAAGGGTAAACGGTTCACAATTGTTTTTCGGACGATAAACTGGTGTTGGGTTAGGTGTTGGTGTTTGACTTGGTGTTACATTTGGTGTCAGACTTGGCGTTTGAGTAGGGGTCGGTGTAGTTGTGAGAGTAGTTGTTGGTGAGGCTGTTTGTGTTGGTGTTGGGGTCAGGCACGCTGTGGTTGCAGGCTCGTTCAATAAAACTACACCACTATAAACTTGAGTATAATCTAACGAAACAAGGACTTCAAAACTTTCACCTTTTTGGAAATTACCACAACAATCTGTATACCAAAATATTCCAGTTGTATAAGCACTTCCACACACTATTGGGGTGGATGATGGGGTCTGCGTTGGTGTAGGGGTATTAGTGGGAGTTTTGGTAGGGGTCGGTGTTTGGGTTGGAGTTTTAGTTTGCGTAATAGTTTGTGTTGGTGTTGGTGGTGGGGTTTGAGATTGGGTTGGCGGGGGGGTTTGAGTCGGTGTTTGTGTAGGGGTTTGGCTCGAAGAAGGAATAGGGGGCGTGGGACAAGCACCGAGAACTGTGAGTATTATGAACTCACCTGGAGCTTGACCTGGCACAGTATAGGAACAAACAGTTATTGTGCCGCTCGGTGGAATTGTAGGAATAGGATTCAATTCACAGTCAAACCCTATAGGAGTTGCAGGTAAAATTGCGGACCCATTTGTTATTTGATAGTTAATACAAGCCATTAATTTATAATTATCTTTTCCATTTTTTTATTTATGAACATCCACCACAATCTACGCTATCAGTGCAAATAGTTACACTACTACAAGGTTGAATTGATGTAACCCCACCTGAAAAATCACCCGACCCAGCTCGGATGCACCTTTCGACTTTTGAACCTGCAGAAAGTGGTTCACCAACTACTGAACCATCACATAAAGTATATTGTATTGTTGAACCCACAACATCTTGATTTTCAAAGTAATAACACAAACATGGACAAACATAAGTTCCACAAGAGCTTATATCATCGAAATTAGTTATTGCCACTACAACACCATTTAAGATTTCCATAACATAAAGTGGTGGTGACGATATATCAGGATTTGCTGGATACGTAGATGGTCCGTATACATATTTTCCTGTAAGAGTTGTGTTTACAAAAAATATTCCAAAAAGATTATAATATAATTGACTGCCAGGTCCTAAAGTAGTTGAAGAATTGTAATAATACCCTGCGTTTCCATCTACCTCAACTAATGGGTCGAAAGCTTCTATAAAATCACATTTCACTTCTTCTTTTGTTTTTGATGTCCAATTTATTTCTGACCCACATATAGTTGCCCCATATGATAAAAGAAACTCAACAAATGAAGGTGTAACCGTTGGCGTTTGTGAAGGGGTTTCTGTTTGGGTAGGAGTTTGAGGAGGTGTTTCAGATTGGGTAGGAGTTTGGGTTTGGGATGGAGTTTGAGTTTGTGTTGGTGTCGATGGAACACAAAGTGAAAAAGATACTATTTTACCTTGGGAATCAATTACCACTTGATATAATGTTCCTCCGAAAGAAATGATATATGTGTTCCCACCCCCATTCAAAGGGTTATATAATACCCCGTTTAGAAGTGTTTGGTAAATTGTGGCACCTACAACAGGGACTAAATTTGCCTCTGAAATGTATGTATAATAACCTGTTAGATTGAGTGGTGATGAACAACTATCAGCTGTCGGGTGAAAAACAACAAGAGGTGTTGCGGTTGGTGTTGATGATATAGTTGCTGTATTCGAGGTAGTGGGTGAATTTGTTGGTGTCATGGATGGCGTTTGGGTTGGTGACAAGGTAGGTGAATACGACGGGGTTGGTGTCATGGTTGGGGTTTTAGTGACATTTGGTGTTGGTGTGGGAGTTATATCTATAGGAATCTCATCAATACAACCTTGGGTATCTTCAATTTTAATAACAATTGTTGATTCACTATATGGTGATGGGACATAGAATGAGAATGGAAATGTTGCAACCGACGCAACAAATTGACAGTCGCCACCACCCGAGTTACAATAATATATGTCAACTGGTGTATTTGCAGTTACAGATTGGATAGTTACAAATTGACTCATGCTACATAAGTTACTCCTGAGATTATGCAATTCTGCGAATCAATTACTTTCAACATGTAAGCCAGTCCAGTATCATATGGTTGTGGTATATCAAAATCATATGGAAGAGTTGTTATAGTATTAATATAAAAGCAACCACTACCGTTTGGTTGACAGATATAAATGTCAAATGGTGATTGTCCTGTTATACCATTTATTGTAACTTGAACTGCCATCTTATGTTGTTCGTTTTATAAAAATTTTATACAAAGTTCCTGTCACTGATGGGAAAACAATTGTGTAACATCCTACAAGAGGTTTGTAATTGAATGGTGGATTTGTAAGTTGAACTGAATTCAACACGAAACCGCCATACTTGTTACATTCAACAACTTTTGTTGTTTGTGAGTTACCTGAAAGGAGATACCAAGTTCCACTGACATCAACAAACCCACATTGTGCACCGTAACGAATGTATTGTCCGAATTCATTACCAATATCAAACGGAAGGGTGGTTAGGTTAATTTCATCAGGTGTGCTAGATAAGACGAAGTTCATATTATAAGTTCCGTCTCCATTATTTTCCAAACTTACATTCAAATAAACCTCAACTTCATCAACACTACTCAAACACGTATCACAACTCAAATAGGTTTTATCAGGTGCTGAAGCAAAGTAATCTCCATCGAATCTTTGTGAGGTTGCAATTTTGATAGGTGCAAAATAATTACAATCAAATTCACCCTCATAGGTCCAACAATTTCCATCAGCATCTTTAAATTGTCTTCCAACTGTAGTCTGTATTGGTGATTGTTGTGTTTGAATCATATATGTTCTGACTGTATTTGGACTAATTGGAATACAACTTGAATAAACATATACCAAACAAGGGGTTTCACTTGGCGTTGGGGTCATCGTTGAAGTAGGACTATAAGACGGTGTTTGTGATGGAGTCTGAGTTTGGGTTGGCGTTGATGAATAACTTGGCCTTGGTGTTGCTGTTGGTGTAAGACCAGGAGTTGTTGTCTGTGTTGGAGTTGGCGTGAATGTAGGAGTCGAGGACGAAGTTTGTGTCGGCGTAATTGTCATCGTTGGTGTTGATGTAGGTGTTGATGTTATCGTCGTTGAAGGTGATGGTGAAGGGACTGTTGAACATTTCGAACAATCGTTTCCAAAAATATCAATTATCGAGTCTACGTTCGTGTTAGATGATAAGTTTGAATCATCCCTCAAATACTTCAAGCAAAGAATTGTTTCATTAATAACCGCCGAGAATACCATCTCAGTTTGGATTGGAATTTCCTCAAACACAAGTGGGTCAGAAGTGTAGAAATAATTTTCAGTTCCACATTGATTCAATACCTTAACCGAAACACAACTGAATGTTTCTTCAAATATATTGAAGGTAACTTGTCCATCCGCAGGAACTGTTCTTGTCAGTGTTATCGTTGGTGTGTTTGAAGGGGTTGGGGTTGAATCAGGAACATAATTAATCTCAAAGTCGACACTTTTCCCAAGACATATCAATCCTGTTGGTGATGGAGTTGGCGTTACACCTATGGAAGTGAAAATGAAATTCACATCGTCACAAGGAACTGACGGACTTGGTGTTGGGACTGGTTCCCAATCACAGTCAAAGTATGCATTGAAATCGAAGGTGTCACAATTTATTGGCGTTGGAGTTGGAGTTGGACAAACTCCTGGTTCAAAAGAACCGAAAGATATATCAGGACACGCAGAGTAACATGGAGACGAGCCCTTCAATAAACAAGTCCCACCGAGAGAGGTGCTCAGACACCAATAACTCTCAGTAACTGATGTAAAATAATAAATGTAACCCAAGCTGACGCTTCCACCAGAATAGGAGATTCTACCATTATAAGTTGCACCTGAAACGTAAAGTCCATTGTAATTCAACAAAGAAGGTAGGGTTGTAGTAAAGCAAAATTCACCCGAATCACAAGCCGCTGGTGTCGAAGATACTGTCGGAGTGTTTGTTGGTGTTGAATACGGGGTTGGCGTTGGTGTGTTCAATAGACAAGCTCTACAACTACCCCAATCAGGTGCACCCAAATCAGGTCCACCAGGACCTGAAAACTCTTCGAATCTATAACATCTATTGTTATATTCATAAACCGCTCCTTGATAAGCGGTATCTTCATCAACATTGGCATAAAATATTTCTTCAGTGGAACAGTCAATCAATAATGCAGCAACACTCGCAACTCTTGGACAAAGTGTAGAACCGCAACCTGTTACATTTGTAAATGTAACCGATGTTCCATCATATATTGGACCACTTCCCGAATCAACAACTGTCGCACATCCTTCATATTCTGTAGAACCTGTGATAAGATAGACATCGTCAACCACAACTGCAACTGGTAAATCCTCAAATCTGAATAAAGTCCCTGAAACACAATCACGGAACCCTATTAGGTTTTGTGTCGGTGTTTGAGTGTTAGTTGGGGTATTAGATGGCGTTTGAGTTGGGTCTGGAGTTACAGAAGGTGTCTGTGTCGGAGTTTCGGTTTGAGTTTGGGTTGGTGTTACATCAGGGGTTGGTGATAGAGTCTGTGAAGGCGTCTGAGTTGGAGTTTCTGAAGGTGTTTGTGTAGGAGTCTCAGTTGCTGTAGGGGATGAACCAATAGTTGATGTAGGGGTCTGAGTTGGGGTTTCGGATGGTGTTTGTGTAGGAGTTTCTGAAGGCGTTTGAGTAATAGTCTCAGTTGGTGTTTGTGTGGGAGTTTCGGTTATTGTAGGAGTCTGAGTTGGGGTTTCAGAAGGTGTTTGAGTAGGGGTTTCAGATGGTGTTTGTGTAGGTGTTTCTGTTGCTGTAGGTGACGAACCTATAGTTGCGGTTGTTGTTGGTGTAGGCGTTTCGGTTGGAGTTTCAGTTGGAGTTTCAGTTGTTGTCGGTGTAGGTGTTGGAGTACCACAACAATCTACAAATGTATCCGTAGCATAAGACGATACTGGAAAGTAAGCGACATTGTTTTTATAATAATAAGTCGACTGAACGTAATTTGCACAAAATGAATCGTCGAAAGTTCCTGCGTCAGCAAAACTTGCCGTGGTCAGTATATTATAACAATTGTAATAGTCTACGAATATAGTGTTGTTTAGTGACGAAGGTGTATTACCCGTGGCATCATCCAAGTCAGGTTGTGCAATTGTAACATCAAAATATGTACAATTACAAGGAGTTGAAGGGGTTGGAGTTTGTGTTTGAGTTGGCGTAGGAGAAGGGACTACACCACAATCTCCATCAACCACACAAGTTCCTCCCAAAGATGTCCAAGTATATAAAGGCTCAGGTCCTCCTGCACAGGTAGTTCCCGATGAAACAAGTTTTAATCCTTGTGTTCCACCCGATATACAAATATATCTACTTGATGTCACATCAACTTGAACACATTCCTCATTTCCATTACACGCGTAGTATCTGATTGAAATATCTACAATATCATTGTTAGTGATTTCCCAACATTCGCAATCACCAGGTGGTGTTAGGGTAGGTGTTGGGGTAGGTGTTGTAGTTGGCGTCTCAGTAAGAGTTGGTGTCGGTGTTTGTGATGGGCTTACAAAACAAGGACCAACAACGGTCAAAATTGCAGATGGACCGCTTATAACGGTTCCAGCCAGTGCACAAAAAACATCAGTATTACCGTTGGTTATTGTGGCGTTTTGGGGTACAGAATCACAATCAGTGTAAGAATAAGGTTCTGAAATAGGCCCTGAAAAACCTAAATATAATGAATATTGAACACAACCTGTCTGTGGTGTTGGGGTAGGTGTTTGTGTTTGTGTTTGCGAGATTGCTGGAGCTGGAGGGTCTGGGTCCGTTGGAGTAGGGGTTGGAGTTTCTGTTGGCGTTTCTGTTACAGTTGGAGTTGGTGTAGGGGTAGGAGTTTCGGTCGGAGTTTCTGTTGGAGTTGAAGAAACTACAGGCCCTACTGAACAAAGTTCTTGATTGTTTAGAATCCCATTACTTCCACTTATTTCCCAAGAATAGATTCCGTTAGAATAATATCCGTCAGGCGCAAATGTTGTAAGACCTGAGTCAGAATATAAAGTACTACCACTCCAAAGTCCTTCTACTGATGAGGTGTAATAACCTGTACCACCTGTAGATGCAAAATCAGAACAAGCAGACGGACCACTTATGACTGAGTATGAAACCAAAAAGGTGTTTGCACCTAATGGACCACAAAAATTGTCGTATATTGATATTCCTATTTCAGTAATCCCGTCGTAAATTACGTTGGGAAAAGATTGAGTTGCCGAGCCGCCAGCACCCGCATCAAAATTTTGTTTTCTACCAGTACTATCTGTAACCTCGATACAACCATTCAACAACCCATTACTCCAATATACAGTAAGAGTGTACTCACCAACTTGTGTAGTGGTGAATGCACAAGTACTCGAACTTGGCGTACAAGGACATCCCACATCACAAGTTGCTGTAACACCGTTAAAGTCAATTTGACTTATAGTAATTGTGGGTGGTGACTGATTATAAACAAATATGTTAGACATGAATTACTTACTTACCTTATAAATAACTTGAACTTTATTTTTTTCACATTCAAAATATAGTTTGACTAAAAACAATATAAAGGCACGCTCAGCCTATATTTATGATTATATGAAACTTCTTAAAACGATAAAGAAGATTATTCAAGAGGCTGAAGAACAGTATAATACTGCAAGTGAGACTAACACACCACTTGAAGAATTAGATAGACTCGAAAAACACTATCAAGACTCTCTGAAATTGTTACGCTTATACAATTCCAAACAGGAAAAACTAAAATCCAAGAAAAAATAATTACATCTTAAGTCAATAGATTTTCTTAAAGTTCTTTCTTATATTTCATCACATGAAAGAACCTCTATTAGACTTACATCTGAGTCATGGATTAGGTGACACTATTTGTGCAACACCTTCTTTAAGGAAACTATATTTTGCTTATGGAAAAAAAATATCAGTATTAACTGACCATCCACTAATATTCAAACATAACAAATATGTTGATAAAATCTTTGATACCAAGAACACAAATAGAGATGATTTAGAATCTCAATACGAATTACTCGTAAGTTTTGCACCAAATTTAGAAAACCGATACGGTTTAGGATTACGTCATAATGTTATGGACATAAGACAATTCCATGCGGCGGGGTTGGGTTTCCAATTATTACCCGAGGAATGTGATATGGATTACGTTCCTGATGAGTGGGAGCCAATTGATGGTTTACCTGAAAAGTTTGTTTTGATACATCCCGTAACCTCTTGGGCTTCGAGAACTTGGCCCGCAGAGAAATGGCAGTTATTAACACGAATGTTAAACGATTACGGTATTCCTGTTGTTTCGATGGGGAAGGCATCGAGTGAGGTAGGTTTTCACATGGTAGACAAACCTGTTTTCGATTTCCCTATCAAACTTGGTTTGAATTTAATGAATAAAGCAAATGTCCCCCAAACTTGGTGGTTAATGCAAAAAAGTATTTGCACGGTCACCATGGACTCAGGTATGTTACACTTAGCAGGAACCACAGATGCAAACATCATTCAATTAGGTAGTTCTGTTCATTGGAAGTTAAGAGCCCCTTTTCGAAACGGTTCTCAAGAATATAAATTTCATTATATTGATGGGGATTGTAAGATAGCATGTGCATCTGACATGAGATATGGTGTCAAAGAATGGGGTTCAATAAGAGGAATCCCACCTTTAGTTGGATGTTTAGAAGGAAAATCCGAATTTGTTTGTCATCCTAGCGTTCTACAAATTTTCAATAAAATATTAACCCTATTATGAGTATAAGATACAACTTTATAGAGGTCGGAACATCAGACTTCATGACTCTAATTCAATCTGCTGATGACCAAACTGTCGGACTCAGTATCGAACCCATTTCAGAATATCTCGATAGATTACCTAATAAACCCAAAGTTCAAAAAGTCAATGCGGCTCTTTCTGATACAGACGATACTATTGAAATATATCATATAGAATCTAAAGATTTAGAAAAATACAATCTTCCCTATTGGATTAGAGGATGTAACTCTGTTAATGGTCCTCATGAATTTACAAAGAAAAAAATTGGTGATGAAACATATAACAAGTTGGTAAAAATTGATAAAGTCCCAACTATATCTTGGAAAACTTTAATAGAAAAATACAATATAGGTTCAATTGATTATTTAAAAATTGACACTGAAGGTCATGAACATATAATTTTAAAAGGGTATCTCGAACAATGTAGACTGAATCATAATCTTTTCGCATCTAAAATTGAATTCGAATACAATGAAACATCAAATAAAATTGAATTAGATAAAATTATAAATCAATTATCAAATTATAATGTAACTTATTTGGAGGAAGACGTTATATTGAACATCAAAACAGAGTCTGAATTTGACAAATCTTATGTCTTATATTCAACCGAAAATTACTTTGATATTGTAACTGAATGTGCAAAATCAATAAGACAATTTAGTAAACTACCAATATTGGTTTATTTAATAAATTCAAACAGAACTGTTGAAGTAGAAAATACCAAGACTTTAAATTGGTCTATAGATATCGAACCTACTTCAAATAACATGTATATTAAGGAAAGGGACAACTTTTACATAGATAGAAAAAATCCAATAATTTATAAAATTTTATCTCAAAGACCTCTGATTATCAAAGATGCTTTAGAAAAATATTCAAATATTGTTTGTTATGTTGACAGCGATTCAATCGCAACCCCTAACGTTGATACTATATTTTCATATTATGATGAAAATTCATCTCACCCATATTTTGTTGAAGGGATATACGATTTTTTGAAATACGATGGTAGAGGTGGAGGAGGAGGATTCGGAGGTGGAATGGAAACAACTTTGGAACACGATACCTGTGTCTTGTTTGGTGTTGACCAATCGGTCAGAAAAAACTATAGACAAACAGGATATTTCGTTTCAGGTCAAAATACCATCGAGTTTTTGGAGGAATGGTATTGGATGTGCTCACACCCAAAAGTCCTGAAAAATGTTAGTCATTATGCTCCGTATAATGAGGAGACTATTTGTAACGTTCTATTATGGAAATACAATATAGATAAGGGTCTTCCCTATGTCTATGTCAATGGGAGATTAGAAACGGTTGAGAAAATGTATACCCAAGTAGAATATAAAGGAAAGGGTATCAGAAACCACATCGGTGAATGGTTAAGAGTTCCTGAAGAAAAAAATCATCTCCTGTTTTTTCATGGTGAAAAAAATCCAAACATGATGAGAGAGATGGTAGATGAAATCAAAAAATATAACAAGGAAAAACTTAGAATTTTATACTTAGCACCTCACCTTTCAACTGGTGGTATGCCAGCTTACTTATTGAAAAGAATCGAAACCCTACAAGAATATTACCCTGAGGTAGAATTATATGTTGTTGAGTATTGTCTTTACTCAACTTGGTATGTGGTTCAAAAAGAAAAAATAAAACAAATTATACCCGATAACAGATATTGGACATTAAACACTTTGGGAAATCATAATGATGAAAATTCTCTGAAGTTAATTCAAATTATAAAAGATAATTCAATTGATATTGTTCATGTTGACGAAATACTTGAGGGGTTTGATAGTTTCAATCGAGTATCAATAAATGTCTTAAATGCACTTTTTGATAACAACAGAACTTGGAAAATTGTCGAGACCTGTCATAATATTCATTTTAATCCTGAGAATAGACATTTTCATCCCGACGCTTACGCCTTCTGTTCTCCCCATCATCCGAAGGTTCAATTCAAAAATGAAAATTCTTATTATGAATTTTTTGAATACCCTATTGACCGAAAATTTGTTACCGAAGAACAAAAAGAACACGCAAGGTTAAAACTTGGTTTAGACCTTAATAAAACCCATGTGATAAACGTTGGACTTTGGACTCAAGGAAAAAATCAAGGAGAGGGCATCGAAATCGCAAGATATCTACAAGGTGAAGATATAGAGTTTCATTTCATAGGAAATCAAGCATCAAATTTCGAAAGTTATTGGAAACCTCTGATGATGAATTTACCATCAAATGTAAAAATTTGGGGTGAAAGGAGTGATGTGGATTTGTTTATGAAAGCATCAGACATATTTTTATTTAACTCCACAATTGAATGTAATCCCCTTGTTCTTAGGGAAGCCGCTTCTTATGGTTTAAAAATTCTTTCTAGAAATCTTACACAATATTATGATATGTTTACACCATACATCACACCAATTGATGATGATTGTGAGAAAACGTCAAACATAATTCGTGAGTTAAAATACAATGGAATCTCAAGAGACTATGAAGTTAGTCATGACCAATCTCAGAACTTTGCTTTATCTCATAAAAAGTTTTATGAGAAGTTAAAAACTATGGATATAAAGATTCAAAAATCATCAAAGAATAATATACAAATTACTCAATATTTTATAAGACAACCTTTTTTAGAAATTAAAGGGGATTCAAGTTCTAAGTTTTTGGTTCAATTCATTGATGATAAAGGGGTAATTCATTATGAAAATAAAATAGATTCCAACTGTTGGGTAAAACTTAACAGACAATATTTTACAAATTGGAGAACTAAGGTTTACGAAGAAGAAACACTAATATATGACTCGAAATTAGATTTGAAAGACAAAAGAGTGTTTATAAATTTTGATAGTAAATCTTTAGGTGACAACATTGCTTGGGTGCCTTATGTTTTGGAGTTTCAAAAGAAACATAATTGTAAAATTATTCTTTCCACATTTTGGAATAAGTTATTCAAAGAAGTTTACCCTGAGATAGAATTCATAGAACCAGGGAATGTTGTAAAAGACATTCATGCACAATACTCCATTGGTTGGTTTTATAATGAAAATATGGAACCAGTAATCCCGAATACAATTCCTCTCCAAAAAGCAGCAACAAACATCTTAGGTTTGGAATTTGAAGAAATAAAACCACGAATTAATTTTAACGTTTATCGAAGACCTTTTGATGAAAAATATATAAGTATCGCAACCAATTCCACCTCAGGTTTAAAATTTTGGAAAAAAGAATATTGGCAAGAACTAATTGATTACTTAGTAGATTTAGGTTTCAAAGTAATAAACGTATCAAAAGAAAAAAATGAGTTCAGAAATGTTACACAAATTTCAGATAGTTCAATTGGTAATACCATGAATGTAATACATCATAGTGAATTTTTCATAGGTTTATCAAGTGGACTTTCTTGGTTGTCTTGGGCAATGGGTAAACACGTTGTGATGATTAGTAATTTTACTGAACCCGACCACGAATTTACCACAAACTGCACCCGAATTATAAACAAATCAGTCTGTAATGGATGTTGGAATAACCCCAACTTCAAGTTCGATAAAGGTGATTGGGATTGGTGTCCAATTCACAAAGGAACACCAAGACAATTTGAGTGTCACACTTCAATAACACCAAGTATGGTAATAAATCAAATTCAAAATTTATTGAAATGAGTATAGAAAATTTTATATGGGAACCTAAATGTTACGATGGTTTTAGAGAAACTGTGGAACAAGAAATATTTGTTGACAGGATTTACGAAAGATTTTTTGAGGTTGAAGAGGGCGATATTGTTTTCGATATTGGGGCTAGTTTAGGTCCTTTCACATATTCAATATTATCAAAGAATCCTTCTCACGTATTTGCTTTTGAGCCTAGTTTTGAAGAATTCAAAACTTTGTTATTAAATACAAGACACGGAAATGTAACCGCAATAAATAAAGGTATTTCGAGTTCAATAGGTGAATTTAATTTCACTGATGTTTTTGATTTGACTGGTGGTTATAAACTATATTCAACAACATTCTCAAAGGTAATTGAGGATTATAATATTAAAAAAATTGACTTTCTTAAAACTGATTGTGAATCAGGCGAATATGATATATTCACAATTGAAAATTTGTTTTGGATAAAAAATAATGTCAGAAAAATTGTTGGTGAGTGGCACCTTGGCCAGCCTTGGATGAAAGAAAAATTCAGAATTTTTAGAGATGTGTATTTGAGGGTTTTTCCTAACTTTAAAGTAATTTCTTTTGATGGAATTGATATAACTTGGCAAATATGGAATGATAATTTTATCCCTTATTATAACGAAGTAATGATTTATATTGACAATAGTAAATAAAAAAAACGCACCCATTTTATTGAGTGCGTTTTTGTATTTTTTTATTCCTTATACTATTGGACGATACTCGAGTAATACTTTTTCTACGTCTTTTCTCTCAGCATTTATCATAAAGAACGCGTCGATATGAGAACTTTGAGAGTCTATGAAGACTTTATTATCTTCAATTTTGACAACAAAGTGTGTATTAGAAACACCAATTGGTGTTAATGATACCGAAATCGATTCCTCTTTTACTAATCCTATCCAATAATGAGGTAATTCTATTACGTTTCCTTGAACTCTACCTCTGAAATAAACACCATGTTCAGGACCCTCCAACACACCATATCTTAATCTCCAACCTTCTTTTGTAGGGTGAGGAATATCGAATGATTTAGAAGCCGCTGTTAATGCTCCTGTTATATTAGTGTCACCAGTCACTTTGAGTGTTGAACCATCAAACTGAAGGTTTTGTTCACCATTGATTGTTCCTGCGGTTCCTGTCGCAGTAAGGACATAGTCATTAACGTTGTTGTTGATTGTCCCGAGTCCAGAAGAACCTGATGTTCCACTTGTGCCAGAGGAACCTGATGTTCCACTAGTTCCCGAAGAACCTGATGTTCCGCTAGTTCCCGAAGAACCTGATGTTCCACTAGTTCCCGAGGAACCTGATGTTCCACTAGTTCCCGAAGAACCTGATGTTCCGCTAGTTCCCGAAGAACCTGATGTTCCACTAGTTCCCGAAGAACCTGATGTTCCGCTAGTTCCCGAAGAACCTGATGTTCCACTAGTTCCCGAAGAACCTGATGAGCCTGATGTTCCACTTGTTCCAGATGAACCTGATGTTCCGCTCGAACCTGACGTTCCACTTGTTCCAGAAGAACCTGATGTTCCGCTAGTTCCAGATGAACCTGAACTTCCAGATGAACCTGATGTTCCAGATGTTCCATTTGTTCCAGAAGTTCCTGACGAACCACTTGAACCAGATGAGCCAGATGTTCCACTTGTTCCAGATGAGCCAAGATGAACCTGAACTTCCAGATGAACCTGATGTTCCGCTTGTTCCAGATGTTCCATTAGTTCCAGAAGTTCCTGACGAACCACTTGAACCAGATGAGCCAGATGTTCCACTTGTCCCTGATGAACCTGATGTTCCACTTGTTCCTGATGAACCACTTGAACCTGATGAACCTGATGTTCCAGATGTTCCATTTGTTCCAGATGTTCCGCTTGAGCCTGAACTTCCCGAAGAACCTGATGTTCCGCTTGTTCCAGAAGAGCCCGATGTTCCACTTGTTCCTGATGAACCACTCGAACCTGAAGAACCTGATGTTCCGCTTGTTCCTGATGTTCCGTCAGTTCCACTTGAACCTGAACTACCTGAAGAACCCGAAGTTCCGCTTGTCCCTGAACTACCTGAAGAACCTGAAGTTCCGCTAGTTCCACTCGAACCTGAACTTCCCGAAGAACCTGAAGTTCCGCTAGTTCCAGATGTTCCGTTTGTTCCAGATGTTCCGCTTGAACCTGAACTTCCACTTGAACCAGATGTTCCACTTGTTCCCGATGAACCCGATGTTCCAGACGTTCCAGAAGAACCTGAGCTTCCTGAAGAACCTGAAGTTCCGCTAGTTCCAGATGTTCCGTTTGTTCCACTTGTTCCAGAAGAGCCTGAGGAACCACTTGAGCCTGAGGTTCCAGATGAACCTGATGTTCCGCTTGTTCCAGAAGAGCCAGATGAACCACTTGAACCAGATGTTCCACTTGTTCCAGATGTTCCGTTCGTTCCAGATGTTCCTGATGAACCACTTGAACCGCTTGAACCAGATGTTCCACTAGTACCAGAGGAGCCTGATGTTCCACTTGTGCCCGATGAACCTGAACTACCAGAAGAACCTGATGTTCCGCTAGTTCCAGATGTACCATTTGTGCCAGATGTTCCGCTCGAACCTGAGCTACCCGAAGAACCTGATGTCCCTGAAGAACCTGAAGTTCCACTTGTTCCCGATGAACCAGATGAGCCACTAGAGCCAGATGTTCCGCTTGTTCCCGATGTTCCGTTTGTTCCAGAAGTCCCAGATGAACCACTTGAACCTGAAGAACCTGAAGTTCCGCTCGTTCCCGAAGAACCTGAAGAACCTGATGTTCCGCTAGTTCCAGATGAACCACTTGAACCTGAAGAACCTGAAGTTCCGCTAGTTCCAGAAGTTCCATTTGTTCCAGATGTTCCTGAAGAACCTGAACTTCCACTCGAACCAGATGTTCCTGATGTTCCAGATGAACCAGATGTTCCACTTGTGCCTGATGAACCTGAGCTACCCGAAGAACCTGAAGTTCCACTTGTTCCTGATGTCCCAGAAGTTCCATTTGTTCCAGAGGTTCCTGATGAACCTGAGCTACCACTTGAACCTGATGTCCCTGAAGAGCCAGATGTTCCGCTTGTTCCTGATGAACCACTTGAACCTGACGAACCTGATGTTCCACTTGTTCCCGATGTTCCGTTTGTTCCTGAGGTCCCTGATGAACCGCTTGAACCAGATGAGCCTGATGTTCCACTTGTTCCAGAAGAACCTGATGTTCCACTTGTTCCAGAAGAACCTGAAGAACCGCTTGAACCTGATGTCCCTGAAGAGCCAGATGTTCCACTTGTTCCGGAAGAACCTGAAGAACCACTCGAGCCTGAAGTTCCGGAAGAACCTGATGTTCCAGAAGAACCTGAAGTTCCAGATGAACCTGAAGTTCCAGATGAACCGTTTCCACCTGTTGCACCATCCAAATTGGTTGTCCAACTATTGAATGTTCCTGTTCCGTTTATTTCCAACACATATAATGTCAATGCTCCTGTCGAAGAATCATAACTTACAACATCTCCATGGAAGTGATTTGCTAATGAATTAGAAACAATAAGATGTTGTGCAATTGTATATGATAAACCAGTGCTTGTTGTTAAAGAAGTATTAGCACTTAACGTTAGTGTTGATAAATCAATTGATGTTGTTGAAGTTCCACTGTATTGTGCACTAATTCCTGATGTTCCAGATGTTCCGTTCGTTCCAGATGTTCCTGATGAGCCACTCGAACCAGATGAACCCGATGTTCCGCTAGTTCCTGATGAACCAGATGTTCCGCTAGTTCCAGATGAACCTGAACTTCCTGATGAACCTGAAGTTCCACTCGTCCCAGATGTTCCATCTGTTCCAGATGTTCCTGAAGAACCACTCGAACCTGATGAACCTGAAGTTCCACTTGTTCCTGAACTACCTGAAGAACCTGAAGTTCCACTTGTCCCTGAAGAACCAGATGAACCACTTGAACCTGAAGTCCCACTAGTTCCTGATGTTCCATTTGTTCCAGATGTCCCACTCGAGCCTGAACTTCCGCTTGAACCCGATGTTCCTGAAGAGCCAGATGTTCCGCTAGTCCCAGATGAACCTGAACTTCCCGAAGAACCTGATGTTCCACTTGTTCCAGATGTCCCATCTGTTCCAGATGTTCCTGATGAACCTGAGCTACCCGAAGAACCAGATGTTCCTGATGAACCAGATGTTCCACTTGTCCCTGATGAACCAGATGAACCGCTCGAACCTGAAGTTCCGCTTGTTCCTGATGTTCCATCAGTTCCACTTATTCCTGAAGAACCACTTGTTCCCGAACTTCCTGATGAACCATCAAGGCCATTTAATAAAATCCAACCACTAAGTGAAGATGGTTCATTTGTATTATTATTTATAGTTGATTGGTATGAAAATAAACCATCTATAACCATATCGCCATCCATATAAGTTGTTCCCGATACATAAGCTCCTTTGAATGGAGATGTTCCTGATGAACCTGAAGTTCCAGATGAGCCACTTGTTCCTGATGTTCCGTTTACTCCACTTAATCCACTAGAACCACTCGAGCCTGATGTCCCATCAGTCCCTGAAGAACCACTTGAACCTGATGTTCCGTCTATTCCACTAGTTCCAGAAGAACCTGATGTTCCACTTGAGCCTGAAGAACCTGAGCTACCAGATGAACCTGATGTTCCACTTGTGCCTGAAGAACCTGAGCTACCAGATGAACCTGATGTTCCACTTGTTCCTGAACTACCATCTGTTCCACTTGAGCCTGAAGAACCTGAGCTACCAGATGAACCTGATGTTCCACTAGTTCCTGATGAACCACTTGAACCTGAGGTTCCGCTAGTTCCCGAAGTGCCGTCTGTCCCACTTGAGCCAGATGAACCTGAAGTTCCACTAGTTCCCGAAGTGCCGTCTGTCCCACTTGTTCCAGAAGAACCTGATGTTCCACTTGTGCCTGAAGAACCACTTGAACCTGATGTCCCACTTGTTCCTGAAGTGCCGTCTATTCCGCTAGTTCCTGAACTACCGTCTGTTCCACTTGAGCCTGAAGAACCTGAGCTACCAGATGAACCTGATGTTCCACTAGTTCCTGAAGAACCATCTGTTCCACTGGAACCAGATGAACCTGATGTTCCACTAGTTCCTGAAGAACCATCTGTTCCACTAGAACCAGATGAACCTGATGTTCCACTTGTGCCTGAAGAACCTGAGCTACCAGATGAACCCGATGTTCCACTAGTTCCTGAAGTTCCGTCCATTCCGCTAGTTCCTGAAGAACCACTTGAACCTGATGTTCCGCTAGTTCCTGAAGTTCCATCAATACCACTAGTTCCTGAAGTTCCATCAATACCACTAGTTCCTGAAGAACCTGATGTTCCATCGATACCACTTGTTCCAGAAGTTCCATCTAATCCGCTTGTTCCTGAAGTTCCATCAATACCACTAGTTCCTGAAGTTCCATCGATACCACTTGTTCCTGATGAACCTGATGTTCCATCGATACCACTTGTTCCTGATGAACCTGATGTTCCACTTGTTCCCGACGAACCACTTGAGCCTGAAGTTCCACTAATTCCTGAAGTTCCAGATGTTCCGTCTATTCCGCTAGTCCCAGATGTTCCGTCTATTCCGCTAGTCCCAGATGTTCCGTCTATTCCGCTAGTTCCTGATGTTCCATCTGTTCCACTGGAACCAGATGAACCTGATGTTCCACTAGTTCCTGAAGAACCATCTGTTCCACTAGAACCAGATGAACCTGAAGAACCTGATGTCCCATCAATTCCACTTGTTCCTGATGTCCCATCAATTCCACTAGTCCCTGATGTTCCGTCTAAACCGCTTGTTCCAGAAGAACCAGATGTTCCATCTAATCCACTTGTTCCTGATGTCCCATCAATTCCACTAGTTCCTGAGGTTCCATCAATTCCACTAGTTCCTGAGGTTCCATCTATGCCACTTGAACCAGACGTTCCGTCTACTCCACTTGTTCCTGAAGTGCCATCTATTCCAGATGTTCCACTCGAACCAGAAGTTCCGGATGTTCCGTCTAATCCGCTTGTTCCTGAAGTTCCATCAATTCCACTAGTTCCTGATGTTCCGTCTATTCCGCTAGTTCCAGAAGAGCCTGATGTTCCGTCTAAACCACTTGTTCCTGAAGTGCCATCTACCCCAGATGTTCCACTCGAACCAGAAGTTCCGTTGATACCACTTGAGCCAGAAGTCCCGTCGATTCCTGATGAACCACTTGAACCAGATGTTCCACTAGTCCCTGATGTTCCTCCTGTTATACTTTCCGTCAAGGCTGAAAACGTAATTTGCCCCGAAGTTCCTGATGTGCCTCCAGTATAGTCTGTAACTATATATAACCTATCGTCTGGGGCTGCCGATAGGACTATAGGTAAATCCGTTATTCTTGTTGTTGCCATAGCTTATAAATATTTTCTATTAATCTTTTTTATTTGGTTTAACATGGTTGCCATAGTCCTCCGACAACAAATCCATCACTATCTATTTGCCAATATCCTGTGAGAGAGTCGGTGCTGTTGGTATACCAATAATTATTCCCGTTGAAAGGCGTATTGAATGAACTGTCTGCAAAGAATCTCGTTGCACTATACCAATCATTCGATGGACTGTAAATTGTTTGACCCAACGTTTGTGGGTCTATACATATTGGTTGTGTTGTTTCCCCTGATGAAACTAAGAATGATGTAATTTCTTGTTGAGCACCAATTGGGTCACCATTTTGAGCAATTAATTCTTGACCATCTTGAGTTATAATTAAAATCTCAAATACGGATGGAGTTGCTGTTGGTGAAGGAGTAAACGAAGGGGTTGGTGTATTAGTTTCTGTTGGAGTTGGTGTGTTAGTTTCTGTTGGAGTTGGTGTGTTAGTTTCTGTTGGAGTAGGAGTCGGAGATATCAAACATCCGTTAGGGTCCGAACTTGTGATTAGACCTGCTCCGCCTGTAACTCTATACCAAGCAACACCGTTGGAATAGTATCCGTCAGGTGCTGGTGTTGTAAGAGCCGAATCAGTATATAAAGTTTCCCCAATGTTAGGTCCAGGTCCATCTCCAGGTCCACTGTAGAAGTTAGTTGGTGATGAGTAAAAATTACCACACGATGTTAATGAGCTAGATAAATCATAACCTAATGAATATTCCCAATATGCTCTTGAAGCTGTAGGTGTTGTTGTCGGTGTTGCGGTTGGAGTTTCAGTTTGCGTAGGTGTTTGTGTTGGAGTCTCAGTATTTGTTGGGGTTGGAGTCTCTGTAGGCGTCTCGCTTGGTGTTACAGATGGTGTTGGTGTGTTAGTTTCAGTTGGAGTTTGAGTTGGTGTCTCACCAGGTGTTGCGGTAGGTGATTCTGTAGGTGTTTGTGATGGGGTTTCGGTTGGAGTTCCCGTCTGTGTTGGTGTAGGAGTTTCAGAAGTAGAAGGGGTCGGTGTAGGAGTTGTTGTTGGTGTCTCCGTTTGTGTTGGGGTCGGCGATTCTGTTGCAGTTGGTGTTTGACCAGGGCTTGCAGTTATACTTGGAGTTGGTGTTTGTGTCTGAGTTTCAGTTGGAGTTTGTGTTGGAGTCTCTGAAGTTGTTGGAGTCTGTGTTGTTGTTGGTGTTTCTGTAGGTGTAGAATTAGGGGTTCCTGTATTTGTTGGTGTAGGTGTAAACGTAGGTGTTACAGTAGGAGTAGGTGTAGGTGTAGGGGTAACGCATTCAAATGTAATAACAACTCCGTTGAACATTTCGGTTCTTGTCTGTGCAGAGGCATAAAGAGTTGCGGCTGAAAGGTAGGTCGAAGTCCCATAATAGATATCGAATGGACCTAAGGCATTAGAATTCTGAGATAATCTTACAATGTAAGTGACACATCCCGTAACCGAGACCTGTTGCGTAACTACTGTATTACAACCTTCAGCAGTATTGACACAAAAAATATTATAAAGGGACATCCGCGGTTTTTTTAATAAATACCACGATTATCTATTTGAATATCTCGAAACGAAAAATTATTAAATACTTTATCATGTACAAATAATATTGAATCCACATACAGCATTTTGAATGTCTATATTTACAACACAACTCTCGAGCTCAACTGTAATATTGAAAGTACAACCAAATGTACAATCTAGTATTTTTACTGACTCACATCCATTTGCATCAACCAAACGTAACATGATTTCAGGTGCGGTCTGAAATATTGTAGGAATAGTTGTATTGTAATAAACAGTTGGTGGAACTCCACTAATTGTACCAAGTAAAAACTGATTATTTCCGTATATGTCGGATATAAAAGCTTGTATTGGAAAAGTGCCCCCTGTGATTTCTGTTATTCTTACCTGAACCATTATGTTAAACAAATTATATCATAAACAATCGACAACTCCACAACAATTTCTTGACCATTCAATGAATTGTTTGCCGGGTTAGTTGCAATTGTTATTTGGTTGTTTATTTGGTCTATTGTTACAGTCAAAATTCCTGGTATGGAAAGTAGTAGACTCTTTATAGTATCATACCATAAATTATCACCCGGCGGATTGTTCAGAGTCGTTGCTGTGAAGAAAGTGCTTGATGCACTCAACCCCGCTGGGTTGACATTGACTTTAGCTGTGAATATTGCAGAAATCAAATCACAGTTTGTATTGTCTTGCGTCAAATCAGCGTAACCCTCGTTTAACATTTGTAGTAAACCGAGTTTAGTTGGGGAATCTATGTTAAAGATTTCTTCTCCCATAACATAACACTGATAAGATGTATAGTTGGTGTCACAGGTAATTGTTGTTGAGCGTGAAAGTGAACATCCATTTGCATCAACAATAGAAAGACTGTATGTTCCTCCTGTCAAATTGTAAACTTCAATTTGTTGAGGGTTAGATGGGACGTTATTTGACCAATTGAATTGGAATGGTGGTGTGCCCGAAGTGATGAATGCGGTAATTTGACCATCGTTTCCTGAGCCACAATTAATACTATATAAACTAAAATCTAAGTTGTCTCCTTTTGGGATGAAAATTGTTTGAGTTTGTTGACATCCCGTTGAGTCAGTAACAGTAACAACATGGTTTCCAAAAGTTAAGTTATTAAATGTTACCGCTGTTAAATTTGTATCAACAACATTCAATATTCCATCAACTGAATAATCCAATGGTAGAGTATATCCTGGTGATGTAGTAATTCTTACACTTCCGTTGTTTTGATTACACGTTGTTCCTGTGATTTCTGTTGAAAGTGTGAATTTATTAATTGCCAATATTATCACTTCTTGACTAAATTGGCATCCTGTAGAATCCTCAACAAATACTGAGTAAGTGTCCGCAGATAAATTCTCAAAGGTTTGAATTTGTTGTTGTCCTACAATAATTTTTTGGTTTCCTCCGTCGCCAACCAAGGTGTAGGTAAAGGGACCTTGTCCTCCTATAACTGTGACAGTTATCAATCCATCATTACTTGAACAATAAGAATTAGTTCCAACAACACTTACAGAACTCATCCCGTTTGGTGTTAGTAAAGTAGTCCCCGTGAATATTTGACACAGTCCAGCATCTGTGACTGAGAAATTGTAATCACCAGCAGATAATCCTGATATCGTAAAATCTTGAGCATATGATATGAGAACTTGGCCTGTTGACGCGGAGTAATAATATGGTTGACTTCCACCTGTTATTGTGAGAGTAATTGAGCCATCGCTTTGGAAACAACTTGGATTGGTTTCTGTTGTGAAAAACGCACCCATTTGGTCGACGTTGACGACAGCAGCATCTTTTATGTTTACACAACCAAAACCATCTTTAACTTCAACCGAATATAATCCTTCAGTCAATCCTGTTGCAGTTGCACCTGTCTGACCATTAGACCACAAATAAGTAAAAGGTCCTTGTCCCGTTAGTCCCGTGACCATTATCTTACCAATCGGGGTTCCTCCACAACTCGAATTAGGTATGGAATATAAACCGTAGTTGGTGAGAAGAGATTGTTCAACGATAAAACTTTGGCTAAAACCTGAGCATCCACCTAAATCACTAACGGCCAAGTAATATGTTCCGGCCGAAAGATTTTCAAAAATTACGGTTGGGTTGCTTGAAAGGAAAGTTTGAACAAGTGTTCCGTCACCTGAGAAGACAGAATAATTTGCAGAAGAATAAATCGTATTAGAGGAACCAGTAACAGAACCATTGTTTTCAGCACAAGTGGTGTTCTGAACACCGAGAACACTACAACACACTCCACTCGAAATAGGTATGTTAACATTAATTTCTTGATTTGTTGGTAAAGTGCTATCATTCACAGTCATTAGGACGACTGAACTAAATAATCCTGATTTGGTTACTGGCGCATTTTCAGCTAATGTAACCGTCGGATAATAAGGGTCAACAAATTGGACGGTATATGGTTCTATACCACCTGAGAAAGAGATTTGGAATGCACCGCTTCCGTTATTTTGACAATCCCCTGTTACTAATAATGTATAATCAAATAATGCCATTCAATTTAACAATTTATGCTTATGTTAATACATACGTTTAGTTTGACTGTTTCATTCATGTTTCTTGGTGTGCATGTCGAATTAGTTATTGATAAATTATTTCCATTTAGGAAATATGTAAACCCATAATCGTAGACTGCTGGTAGATATTGAATCAAAGCATTTCTCCAATTTGAATTTGTTGGAACATCCGTGAATCCATACCCTGTGTAGAAAGGTTGTTGTATAATTTTTTGTCCCGCAATTTCCAAATCAACATACCAATTTGTTTCAACTGAACTTTGAACACAATCGTTTAAGGTTAATACTTGTGCTTCGAGCATTATGTTTAGTCTATTTGCTAAAATCGATTGGAAGTTTGATACATTTGTATCACCATTTAACCAAGGATATATGTTGAAGTCAACATATTCTGTTTGACATGTGTAATCAAAAATGTTTGTTATTATAAAACAAGGCTCAACTGGCACAGGAATTATTTCACAACCTCTTTGTCTTCTATAAACGTATTTTTGTCTGTGTAGTATTGAGTTTTCGAGTCTTGAACCTGTATTCCATATTGTGGTTGCAGGTATCATTTGCTCTACTAACTTCATCCACCACGGACCCAATCCGTTGATGTAGTCGATTAGTTTTTGATACGTATATTTGTTGTTTGGTATACCCACTGTTTGTTCTGATTGGATATACTTCCACCAAACCGATTGAAGAGTTGGATATCCTCCTGTTTTACCATCAGTGATATATTGTCTGTTTCTAGTATTAATCATATTCTCCCAAAAAGTTTGGTAGAATTCGAAGAATGTTTTCTTTTTTGGTTCGGGTTTGATAAAAGTTGAGTCGACTCCACCTGGAACTGGATATCCAATTGTCAGACCTGATTCAGGAATCGGGTAGTCGTATTTTCTTGAAGAAACCCAAACGTCGTAAACAAGTCCTTGTGAAGCATTCAAAAACAAATCTATGTTTTTAACATTCAATACGAGTTTTTCATTGTCCGCATAATAATAAGCGTTGAAATTAGCATCCCTTGAAACTCTTATCTTGTCATCCTCTTCAAGCCACGACTTATTATTGTCAACAACTTTTTTAAGTTTGAATCCCTCGGTCATATAAGGAAAATCTCTGAACCTATCGAGATATTTTTGACCATATGTAAATGGTTGTAGTTGAGTTTGAATATCGTAGTTCTGACCTGTATAGATTTGTCCTGTAATTTGAACCTCATCTGGACTTCTATGTTGTGGTGTGCTTTCATACCAACCAGCACCCAATTGGAAGAAATAAGATTCCGTATTTACGGGAGCCTTAGGAAATCCTTGAGCGTCTATTGGATAATCATCTAGATTTATCTGAACATCTTGATAGGTGTCAACAGTTGTGAAGGCTGTAAAGGTTTTTCCTTTTATTTTATATGTAGAACCTGGTAGATAAGCCGGTGTGTTTTGAACATAAGTTCCACCTGTTATGGCCGCATATTGTGTGTCGAACTGTTCCATGTTGATTTTTTGGTCAGCCAAATAGATGTGCTCGTTGAATTCTATTAACGACTCGGGTGCACCAATCAATCTCATCATAAACTCAACACTTCGTCTCGTTCCTTTTGATTTGAAAAGGTATGCTGAGTTGAGAATCAAATTCCTATAAAATGCGTAGTTGATTTCAGTTGGTGTAAGGGCTCTCGCATAACCTGGATATGAAGGTGTTTGTGTATTTCCAAAAATCGAATCTAAAAAGTCCGTATCAGTAATAGGTGAAAAATTTGAACTCCATCCCAAGGTTTGAGATAGGTTAACTAACAATTGAGATGGGATGTCATTACCAACATTATAATTTACAGAGTTCATAAACGCTAAAGCGTCGATGAAGTTTTTGACTTGGTCAAAACTTCTTCCGTAAATTTGAAAAATCTTTTCGGCTTTCCTTCCTAATGTATCAAATTCTTTCAATGAATCTGAAACAAAAAATCTTGAAATTAAATTTGTTTTATATGAATCAAGATTTACCGCAATTGTTTCCAATTGTGTCAAATACTCTTCGAATAAGAAAGAACGAATATCTAAATTCCATGGACCGTCCTTAGGCCATGTTACAGATTGGTTGTTTGTATAAAACTGACCCCCTTCCGTTTGCTGTGGTATTTGGAACACAGCTGTGTATTCAGGTCTAACCAATCTATTCATCAGAAACTTTTCAACCTCATCCAAACTCTCAGCAAAAATTCTGTCAACTATGAAATCATTCGGTCTTATTTGATACTCTTGAATACTTGTTGTTGCGGTTTGTCCAAAAGGTGCACCGGAAACAGTGAATTTGATTATACCACTTGATAATGTTTGAGAGGGTGTAAATGAAATAACTTTGAAAATATCATCATTGATTGATACGCAGTAATCTAAGTAAGTATTGTAGAGATTCCTATAAGGTGACACACCAATTTCTCTCATGTTTAGGTTTGTGGCCGCACTTACAGAATAATCAACGTCAAATGGGTTTTTGATTCTATTAACACTTACTTCAAAACTTGTTTCATCATAAATCGGGTCATACGCGACATTCTGTGCTGTAAATCCAGTTAGGAAATCATCGTTCAAAAATTGAATATCTAAAGAAGCAGGAAATACACTTATAATATGAGTAATTGATACTTGAAATCTTTTTGATAGTGAACCATATAATGTGAAATTTGTAACCTGAGACAAATCATAGTTCGGGTAAACCCTGAATTGAGTCGCTTGAATTCTTCTACTCTCAGCAAGTGTATCAACATCAAGATAATCCAAATCTATAGGCTCCGAAAAAGCACCAACATTAAATCTACGATTCACTTTCTCCACAATAGAAGTTGTGAATTCGAAGTTACCTTGCGTGAGACCGCCCCCTTCAACTGTCTGCAATCCTACAATATTGTCAGAGAAGGTAGCCGCCCCACTTCCTGGTCTTGGCGGATAGAAAAATTTAGTTGTTCTTCTTGATGTCGCCATTAACTAGTAATTGATGTAAAATTCTTACTGAAATCAATATTATCACCTCTGTTCTGTCTAACCTCATATAATAATGCATTGAATTGGTCTCTAATTTCATACAAGTTATACTGTCTGTAAATGTTATTTTGACTATCATAGATGGTGTAGATTCCATCGTCGATAGATTTGGTTTGATTACCATAAAGTGCAATTGCAAGAGATGATATATCGTATTCGACCATTTCAATTTCAACAGTTACAGGATTGAAAAAGGTGTTTGTTATTATTATTCCTTGGTCAGGTTGTCCAATATACGGTGTTGCATTTGGTCTGTTTGTTGGTGATGAAGATGGTGATACCGTCAGGAATAACAAGTTAGAATTGTTATCAACGTATCTATATCTGATTGACTTTTGAGATGTATTAACCTCATTTGCAACCACCGCCTCACAGTAGAAACAAGAAGTTACAACTCTGAAGAAGTTTGGAATCTTCGAACCATCAGGATTAAGATATTCGATTCTGAATCCCACCAACCCTTGTGGAACAAATTTGTTAAGGAATTGTGGGTCAACGTTGTTTAAGTCAATCACAAGTCCTTTGACATTAGGTAATGCACTTAAAACACCACAATCTGTGATTATTGTTCTTATCTGAGCTGGTCTCAAATATAGAGTATAGATTCCCAAAGCATTGAACTGATTTGCAGGAAGAGTTAGATTATATAATCCTCCTATTACTTCAACCCCTGAGTTTCCTCCTGTTTCAGTGTTTTCGAAATATGGTCTCAATATTGTTTGAGCATCGAGTTTACTTAAAACGAAGTTATCTGTGGCGTCTCTTGTCGGGGTATAATTCATTATGATTTCAACATCTTCTGGTGAAACATCTGAAGGTCTTATCGTGCCATATGAGCCAATTGCCATATAAAATTATTTTTCTATAAATAGTTTATGTATCTTTTTTAATGACATTAAAAAAACCATAACCATAGTTTATCATGTCACCCAAGTTGTCCACCTCACCAAGTCTTTGGACCCTTTCGTAAGCACTGTTCTTCCCTCTCTCAACAAATACGTTTGTTTGAATCTGAGGTTGGTCCATTACTTTAAGCAAAGTTTCATTTTTTGTTATCGGCACCGCGGTTATGTTATATTCGGTTAAACCAGATGATGGTTGATAGAAAATTGTAGTTCCATCTCCATAGTCAATATAGTTGGTGTCTTGGATAGTGTAAGCAGTAAAACCATTTCCAACATTAGTAATTGAACCCCACAGCACCCCATTATTTATGATTGGTAAATTGATTCTTTGATTAATTGTTAAATTACCGTAAGGTTTCAATTCTGTGATTCTAGACCTACTTACCCCTGACACCGTAAACGGAATTGTTATATATTTCGAACTCACTTGGTCTTGAACATTGTTTTCTGCATCACCTGAAAATATATAATCATATGAAACAGGGGTTCCAATCCAATTACCAAATGATGGTGCAAAGAAACATTCACCTTGTGGATTGAATATTGTTACTTTACTGTAAGGAACTGAAATTGTTTTAGTGACAGTTGTTACACCCCAAGGGTTGATTTGTTCCAACGTGATTTTGTAATCTTTTGTAGTTCCAACTGGCGGAGTGGGATATGTATGGTTTATTGAATTGGGTGCATAATTTGTAATTGATTGTTTTGGTGAATTATCACCCCAATCGACTCTGTAGGCAGAGAGCTGCAAGAAATTTTGGAATTGGTCCGAAGTATTATAAACATAATATGTCATTGGACTTCCAGTAGTTGCTGAGAACAAAAAATTCGCCACAACATCTTTCTGTAATACCGCTCCGTCAAAAGGACTATAATAGCCACAATCAACCGCACTTTGTCTAAGTAATATCGGAACCGACACCTCCTTCAATAACGAGGACCCACCAGGTCCTGAACTCACAACCTTGGTCATTGCAGAATATACACCGACTGAAGTATTATTGTAATTTACAACAGCAATATCCCCTTTTACGGTCTCAGGTGAAATAATAACCTTATAGTAATCTTGACTCATGGATTTATATATTCAAACCATTTTATGGGTATACTTGTTCCCAATCTTTGTCCAGCAGTATTATACACCTGATATGTTTGTGTTGGATAATCTATTTGAACTGTGTAATAAAAATATTGTGTGTTGTCGAATGTATTTCTTTCTCCTACCGACATACATGACTGTGGTCCCAAGGTTCTATCAACATTAAATGGAGTTGGCCATTGTTGTTGACAAGGAGGAGTCGAACTTTGAGGGTCCCATCCTCTACCTGTCATCATTTTGGTAAATTGACCAGTTCCTGCGTTATAAAACTTGGCTGACATATAGAATGTTGATATGTTCAAAAATTCTCTTTTCTTTAACCAGTAGATAAAGAAACCCTCTTTGTCTCCGATGAAATCCAAAATAAACTTTGGTTTCTTTACTGAGACTGTGGCTCTTTGCATTCGAGTGTCCATCTTCAGACCTTGTTGGGTTGGTATGATGATTGTTAGGTAGTTTGTTTGTCTTTTTTCATCAGGAGTGTCATAAAGGTCCAACTTAAAAAACGAGTTCGTAAATGAGTTATTATAGTAGTATAAGTCTTGAGGTGTAAATCCTTCTCCTAAGTAGTTAATCTGCCAATTATTCAAATCATTAATCGAACCACCTGAATAAAAATAAAATTCATAATTACATACAGTAGAGTCTGAACCTCCAACTATATTTGATTGAGTTACTTGGCCCGTCGTTGGATTGATAAAGATTGAGGGGCTGTTATGTGGGGCGTGACTAAATCTTGTTACCTCAAAGTCTCTACCATCACCAATAACCTCTTTAACTATTTGAGTTTCATATTCATCAATAGAGTCATCCAAACCCAAATAATCCCAAGTCATCTGAATCGGAATATTAATTTGTTTGGATATTCCCCCCTCTCTTAAAATTTGAAATTTATTCACATCCATCTATCAAAGGTTTAATTGGTTCATCTACACCTAAAATAGATTCATTGTAATCTATTCCCTCAGGTATTAATCTAAATACGGCAGATACAAAAGGGTAATGCGCCGTGTTAAAGAAAGGATAATCCACACCCCTGTTTGAACTATCTTTGAATCCATATGTGTATAGGTCTCTCCATCTGAATTCTCTGTCTTGGGTAGAATAAAAAGCCCAGCTTGGTATATTCTCAATCGCGTCGACATTTCCTGTTTCGATGTAATCTGAAAATATTCTTATGGTCATAGGGATATGTGGCTCATAGTAAAAACCAGGTGAGTTCGTATTACTGTTATTTGTTGTTTGAAACACACTTTGATTGTATTTTATTTTTTGATAGTATTTTGATATGACCCTTTCGATTTGTTCATAATCATTCCACTCACAAAAATCACCATCAATAACATCTGCTCTTTTCAAGTCTAAATTATAAGTGAATGTCTTTGTTACACCACTTGTCAAAGTATATGCTGATGTTTGAATAGATGAGTTTGACTGTGTGTTATTCAAATCCCACCACGGATTAATATTTTTTGAAAGATTGAATTCCCATCCCTGTTTTATTCCGACACCATTATTAGGCTGATTGAAATAACCTGAATAACCTTTATTTATCACAGTTAGATTAATCTCGTTTAACGGTCTACCGTTGTTATCTTTTAGGGAAGCGAAATCCAAATCGTATGCGGACGTGAACGAATAAGCGTTACTACTTGTCTTCTGAGAAACCCTCGTGACTTTATTGGGAGTAATCGAACTGTATTCAAATTTTCTTTCTTCACCAAAAACATTTTTTTCAAAACCAGCTTTTGTTACAATGATATCGTCCAAATTTGTCACAACCTTTAGTTTTTTGATGTAGTATTTCGATTTAGTCTCATTAAGATTATCTGGATTGATAACTCTTTTAAAAGTTCCTCTAGTTCCGTTGTTGAAAGTAGAGCCAGTGTATCCAACATTTAAAACATTGAAGATATAAGGGTCAGATTCAACTAATCCGTTACCTAAAGAATATACTTGGAAAATCTTTTCATTCCTATATGTGAGTGATAGTTCGACATATTCATTAGGTAAAACTCCATGAGGAGCAATACATCTAAAACTTATTATGTTGTCACCATTTTGTTGTGAGTTAAATATTTCAAATGGAATTCCGTCTCCTGCAACCCAATTGATTGGTGTGTTATTAGAATAATATGTTAATTGTTTATTATATTGGTTTTCGTAAGGATATGTTAGATAATATGTCCAATTGTAGGTATAAGCACTTTTAGATTTATATGGAAAATGTTGGTCTTTAACATCGGGTCTGTAGAAATCAAACTCATAAAACTGAGGGAATCCTTTCCAAATTGTGCTGACCGTTGAAACCTCAGGGTTTACATAAAACAGATTATTTCTAAATGGAATGTATTCAGTTGTTCCTGTATAAGTGTTGGAATACAAATAACTAAGTTTGAATGTCGGTCTGAAGACTGTAGATTCCTGTCTCTCATCGTCATAAACCTGAGCTAAACTTATTGTTTGACTTCTATCATATTCAGTAATTTCTTGTTGTTTTTCTTGTAAGGTCAAGGTGATTTCCTGGTCAACAAAAGGAGCACTTTGGAAAGTCAGACTACTCGGTATAATTTTATAGTTATTCATCTGCACTATATTTTGTCTTAAATTTATCCAAAGCAGACGCACCTGCAACTAATCCAAAGTAAAACTGGTTTGGAGCACCAATCATAAAATTGTTTGTCCAAGTTCCAGCCGTTGCAGAATATTGTTGGTTTTGGTTAACAGCAAAAATATAACCTCTTTGATATATGTCACTTACGTTGTTGTATGAACCACTGAAATAAGATGGTGCATTCGTAAATCTTCTACTCAAAGATTGATATTCGTAAGAGATAATACCATCTGATATGTTCGTTTTCCAATTATTTTTTTCAGTTCCAAAAATTGAATTACCGCCTTCTAAACCCCACTGATAAAAAGGAACTCTTTGTGATTTAATACCGAAAGGATATGTCAGTGCATTTGCGTTAGATGCTGGTCTGAAGTTAATAACCCCTGGTGAAATATAGTCTTTTATCTGTAAATCTGCAGTTGAGGATGAGAAGAATATTCCCATAACATTATTACCTGCGGTTTGTAAAACTACAACAGCATTGTTCGGGTCATTTGCATCAAAAGGATAAAATTCTGTGCTGAAAGGAACTATTCCAATTTCACTATTAATTGACATCATTTGAACCAAGTCGGCATCCACCCTATTCTTAGGTTGAATAATTCCAACTGTCGATGACCTCGTGAATAAACTATTGATTGAGTTATCTCTCAATCCCAACATTTGTTGTAAGAAAGTCGCACTCGTGATTCTAGAAAGAACAAATAGGTTTACAATATCTGATGTGTCGGAGTAACTTGTAGGATTCAGATTTGACATCACATAAGCCTTTGCGGATGCCTCCATTATAATTTCTTGGTAAAACGAATCCTTCATACCCAAATTTATGATTGTTGTTGGAAATAAAAGATTTCTCGAATTAATTGAATATTGTGGCCCTAATGTATTTGCGGGGGAACCTATAAATCTCGAAGATGTTGAACCACTTAAAAATGGACTACTTCTAAAATAAAAATTGTTTGTATCACTATCAAAATAAGTTAACCTTGAAGGATACTTTGGTGCCAAAGGTTTATTGTTCAAATCAAAAAATACATCTATTTGGATTGGGAACATAAATAAAGAACCGTTTATCCAATTATTCGTAAATGATTGAGACAAAACCCCTCTACACAAACCATAGTTAAATCGGAATCTATATGCCCACTCATTAAAATTTCTAATATCTTTTCCAATATCCAAAAGTGGTCTTCGTAAGAACTGGTAACATCCGCTTACTACTGCATCAGTTTCAGTGCATCCTGTATTCACTTTAAATGTCGTTCCATTTCCCTCGTAACATTTGAGTGAAACTATTTGTGAACAAAGATTTAATGTATCTATAACGTTGGTGTAACTGTATTGTCCTACAATATCTGCGGTTGTTATGTCCGCACCTGTGCTGTAAGCATCCACTGAAATTGCACCTTCACCATACGCAGAGATTTGATAAATTGCAAAACCAATGTTTTGTTGTAACAAAGCGGGATTCAATGTCCAAGTTCCACCATCCAAGTTATCTGAAGAGGGTAATCTGTCGGTTCTCATCACATTTAGAGTGTTAGTGGAAATATTCATTGGATTACCTGTAAATGATGGTAAGAACACATTTGTGTAATAGGTTATTTCTACATCTTTGGGTCTCCTTCCAGATTCTTGAACATAAAAGAAAGCTGCACCAGAAATATCTTCAGCTGTATTATATTTTCCAACACGTTGTGAAGGTGTTGTTACAATAGATGAGTATGCACCATTATATGGGCTAGAAACGACTCCGTTTGAAAAATCTAATGAACCAGATGGATTAGTTGTTCTATCCAAACTACTATAATATCCCACGTTGAAAGTTGTGAATGCTGACCACTGTTTTCCTATTTCAGTCGTGTTATTTATACCACCCCTGAAGAAATGAGATGGGTAAAATATTTCAGATTGACCATTTTGTGTGAATGGTTGAACGCTCATTATATTGGAATTAAGTTTCTGGATTGGAATATTAAGTCTTGTTTCTGCGGTCAAGGTTAATGCATCAGGGTCATTGAAACCAAAAAGAACTCCTAAACCGTATTTGTTCACGTAGGTTGGTGAATACGGGTCAACACCTCTTTGTAAGATTGTGATATACTGATTTCCATAATCTTGGAAAATTTGTGAATAAGGAATTTCGTTGGTGTAATATCCGTTGAGCCAACCAGTGTTGATACAAATACCAAGAATTTTAATGTGTTTCTGATTATTTCCAATAATAACCGTCCCTGAATTTACAATTTGCGGTAAAGATTCATCTGGAGCTCCACCAAATAAGTTTATCGCTTGATTTATTGTTAGTGCAGTAATTACTTGATAATATTCGATATCCGCCGGATATGTATACCCCGTTATCTCGGAACCTCTATTTAATTGGTAGGTTGTTGTGAGGTTACTATAAGGGTTGTTAGGGTCACAATATCCCACATTATATGTTGATGGACCAGGATTAAGAGCCTGTCCATAAATACCACTTGTTTGTGGTGTATTTCCTGTGAAATTAAAGTTAACGTCGGTTGTATCTAAGGGGTTAACAAAACTTAACAATGTGCCAGTTTCAAGTTTGTCTGACAAAAAGATTGTAAGTGTATTATCCAAGTGATTAACCAAATTATTTGGTGAATTAAATGTAACTTTGATACGATTAACACCATCAAAATATTTTTTTCTCGTGTTAAAAATATTAACTCTTTCACCTAAGGGGAGATAATTTGAGTAAGCGAAAAAATCAACAGGACAACCATCTATAAAAATACTACCATCATCCCCTGAATCCATAACCTTGTATGAGTTTCTACTGAATGGGTCACCGTCATTTCCACCCGCAGCACTTGCGAATGCAAGTGCCACCGCATCTCTACTATCCTCATCGAACGACTGAACATAAGGGCTTGCTAATAATTTTTCATAATATTGAATTGAATCTGAGAATCTTGAGAGTAATCCACTTTGACTTGATGTTAATGATTGGTCTTGAGATATATCTTTTGGTTTACACTCGCAACCTTGGCAGTCTGGATATGTTAATACCGGTAGGGATATAACTTTTATTTTCTGACCTCGGAAAATTTGGTATATTTTATTTATAGCAAAAATAGATAATCCATATTTTATTGAAATTGCTAAGTTTTTCCCTGCAATTGCTAAAGTATCTTTTGCTTCTGTAGTTTTTTGACCTGCCAAAAATTTTAAAGCAGCACCAGCAATAGATGCAACTCCAGTTCCAACCAAGTTTGCACCAGCCGCAGTTAACTTACCAGCTTCAATATAAAGTTTAATACCTTTAATAACACCTTTTCCGAAAAGGTATAAATGATATCCAACTAAAGCCGCAAATAAACCAATAAGGATATTTTTCAAACCCAACAAAAGATTTAAAAAGAAGACTATAAAATGGAGTGCAATTAAAAGTGGGATTGAAACAATCTGAAGGAGTTGAAGTAAAAGTGAGACAATAAAAAATAAAAAGTCAAAGTTTTTGAACCCTTCGTTTACCGGAAATTTATTCACTGTGTCAGAACATGAATCATCATCAATTTCTTTGATTCCTATAAACCTTCCTCTACCCCCATCTTTATATTGGTCTATCAAACCTGAAACTGTATAAACTCTATTATATTCGAATTGATAAAATGTGTCTTCACAGTTTATCATCTCATTAAGTTTTGTTGTTGCGTCCTGAACAGAAAACCCGTTAGTATAACCTGACCAATCTAGCCCAAAATAATAAGAACTTTTTAGTTGATTTCTTTGTTGTAAAGGAGGGTTAACATTAGGATTGTTTGGGTCAACCGCAGTGCTACTCCAACCATACTCTCTAACGTTTGGAACTAAAAAATACGGTCTTTTGACAGATTCACTTAGACTATTTGATTGTTGCCATTTAATTTTAAATCTATATTTTCCCTTAGTGGGAATTCCAATCGTTGGGTCGTTTGATAGAATTTTTTCACCAAACTCGTTTGTGACTAAATAATCCAAATTCATTGGGAGTTCTACCAACCATACCCCATTTTCGTCTATTAAATTTCCACTTTGTTCCAATCTGTATTCTTCAAGAATTGGATTGCCGCTCAAGTCAGTATTAATTGTTTGTCTTACTGCAAGTATTTGACCAGGTCCTGCAACAAGTGAACATAGGTTACCGAAATTATCTCTCGGTTTACCACCCCTTATTGTTATAGAACCTAATTTCAAATCGGGTCTTAACCTAAACTTGTCAGGTGTGGAATAAACCGAACCCATGAAAACAGAAGTAGGCTGTATGTCAATGTTTGCATCATCCCTCAAATCAAAATCAAGTCGGTTGATTGCTATTTGACAAACATCAGGGTCACCCCATAAAGGACTAACTTCAATTGTTCTATTCAAATTTACAATTTGAGGAAGAGAATTCAAATCAGTTGAGCTTCTAAATCTATTTCCCGCCACTTGTGATTCCGTTGCCCTTCCAATTCTAATTAAATCTTGTGGTGTCAATGAGAATTCACCCATGTCCGACAAATCAACGTCCATCACAAATTGTTGATTACCAACCGGAACTCCCATTATCATGTAGTCCCCACTTTCGTTTGTTTTTGCGGTAAATTTGTAATACCTATCGTATAACTCAACAACCGTAGACGCGGTCAATGCATCAAGCCTACTTGGTAAAGTTCCTGTAGGATTGTGTCCGCTATGTGACCTTTCGTAAGGTAGGAGATTGTATCGATATCCATCTTCATTTTTGTCTTCAGGAGACTTATAAGGATATATACTTGAAATGATAGGGTTCGATTGGTCTACCTCAGTGATAGGAACAAAAACCGAGACCCTTGCGTTGGGTAATCCAAATCCGTTATTAGCAGTAACTCTTCCTACAACCACACCGTAATCAGCACAAGCTCTTATATAAACATCCGTTTGTTGTATTGTCAAAGACAGAATTTCTAAAAATTCAAAGTCTTGGTCGAGTTGAACATTAATTGTTTTGTTTACACCTAATTCGGTTCTTATTCTATAGGATTGACCCATCAACTAGTTTTTCAATAAATAGTTTAACTGTAATTTTCAAAGACGAAATCACACACCACTTAAAAATAAGTGAATTGATTACGAAATAAACTAATTAAGAAAAGGTTACAGATTGGAAATTCTTAACTAAGATTTTGATATCTTTTGTTGGGTATCTAACTTGGTAAACCTGTGAGGGTTGTGCAAAGATTGTATTGTCTACAGGTTGTATCTGTTTTGTTTCTGGGTCTGAATATTCCATTGACGTTTCGGCTGAAGAATATTGACCACCTACTTTATTAAAAACTTTTACGTCAGCAACTGTCAGAACTCCGTTTTGGTTTTGAACAATACTTTCGAGTTCAGATAAATTTACATTCTGACCCATTTCTCTTCCGAGTGGGTCCATGTATGCAGAGATTCTATCCACTACAGCGGTAATAACTTGTCCTGAATTTTGTGCGGAGTCGAGAACAATTGAAATTTCAAAAGAAAGGTCAATTACTTCTGCAGTCAAAATCGAAATATAGTCGTTCATCATTCTGTAATTAGAAAGATAAGTTGCAACATTTTGTCTCAACGTGTTTGAGACAATACTTGTTAGTTTTCCTGAGGTGTCATATGATAATAATTGGATGAGAATCTTATTATCATTTTCGGTAATTGAAACTTTGGCAGGTGCACCATATTGTGATGGCATTGTTCTTATCAATGATTCATAATCTTGAACCGTAACAGCTCTTTTTTGTGCCGAAAAGTTGAATGAAACATAGTTTCTAACCTCTTCTACTGTTGGAACTCCAGCACCTCCAACAGCTGCTGTTACGTTATTACATCTCAATGAGTTAACCACTGACGAATTAGTCGATTCTGATGGTCCGTTAACATAAAACGAAACCGTTCCGATTTGATTGATTACATTTGTTCCCAAGTTTGTTGCCAATCCACCACCGATTCTATATTGAATAAACAGTGTCGAATTAGGGACTAAAGCCGCACCCAAAGACATATTATTAGAGTATCTTTGTATTTCAGCAGTCAAACCTAAAGTTGTAAATTCATCTAATGCATCTTGTGCGGTATTTGTTCCGCCTCCGAAAGTTAATTTTTTGAATCCTTCGGCTGTGTATTCTGAAATAAACCTATTCTGAGTTTGAATATATCTTCCTACTTTTATACCAGGCTGGTCTGAAACTTTGGTCGGGTCTTCAACAAAGATTCTGTCTTCGGCCAATGAGTCAACTTCATACCACCTATTCTGTGCCCCCAAGAATTCAGCAACTGAAGGGATGTTAGTATATTCAGTTCCATTTTTCAACAATACACTTGTGATACCTAGAACATTTTTTTCAGGTAGGAATAACTCTAAGAATGGTCTTACATCATTCGGGGTAATAACCCTTTTGAAAACCTTTGTAATACCATTTACGACAAGTTCTCTCTTGGTAATTGTATAATTTATCAAGACATTGTTTGCGTTGAAATTTGGTATCTTCAATCTGTTTGGAAAACCTTGAGAGTTGTATGGTGATGCAAAATCAATATCATTAATATTTTCAAAAACAATCCCACCACCGGTAAACTGTGAACCTCTCGTTAAAACTCCGAGGTATCTTTCATCTTCTTTGTCTCCAAAGGCTGGAACGGTAATTGAAAAGTCAACAAGTGCAACTGAAGGTCTTTGACCAGGAACCTTTAATCCATAAGTTCTTGCTATGTTATAAACAGATGACCTTTGTTGTGCGTATTGTAATACTGTTTCTTGAATACTTCTATCGATATTGTAATGTAAATTGTCGGCAATCGCGGCATTCATGTCTAAGAACACTGAAAAAACAGATGCATCATTAAAGTCCTGAATTAATTCAGGGTAGAATGTTCTGACGTAATTAAGAAGCTCGGTTCTTATTGCTTGATAATCTCTTGTAGTATATGATATTTTTCTGTTCGCCATCTATTTTAAATATTGACAATTATAAAATCACTTTGACCAAACGCATTCCTTTCGGTTGAATAGTCAATTCTTAATTTTGCGGTATATTCAGAAGTCCCTTTACCCGGGAAACGATATATTGATATATCACCAGGACCTGCGATGTTTGGAGTATTGGCTGAATCGATTTCCTCTTGGATATCAGCAGGTTCTATTGTTATATTATTCAAAAGTAACTCTGGCATAAATTGGGAAACCGCATCTCTGATATCTGATTCGATTGCTGCAAATGTCAACCCATCGAAAGGTTCAAATATAAATTCATAAAGTCTCGTTCCGAATTCTGGTAGAAAATATCTCGAACCCTTTCTTGTAAGAATTAAATGTAGAAGGTCAGCTTTGATTTCCTGAGCCTCAAATTCAGTAAGTGCTAAGTAGTCTCCTTTCCTCGAATCCCTAAAGGGGAAATTTATACCATATGTAATTCCATCTGCCATATTGTATAAATATAGTTGGATTATTTTTTTAATATAGTATTTCCTCTTTCAGCTCTCGGTTCGAATGGACAATGTCTACAATTATTTCCACAACAATATCCTCTGTTAGTGTGATAATTCTCTGTGAACACTATTCTACCGTTCTCTTCGTAGAAATAAGAAGGGTCAAGTTTTTTAGGCTCGACCCTTTTATCTTCATTATTTTTCATAGGTTATACCAATGTAATCTCACAAGCTCCTCCAGCACATGCTAGTTCTCCACTTAAATCAGTATCATCATCATTTTCAACAATTTTTGACAAATCAACATCTTTTAGCGTTTGTAATAGCTCTTCGTATTTTTCTTTTGTGCAATCTTCAAAAGGTGCTTGAATATATGTTCCACCATTGTAAGGTAAAACTGAAAGTCCATTATAATGTTCCTTATTTTCCCACATCCATTCACCAACTGCCGGCCATTCATGTTCACGAATAGAAACTGTTGCAGATACGTTATGTGCATTTGAACCATTTCTATGACCTGGTTTAATCCATTCTTGTTGAACCTTTTTAACTCTTTCTAAGAGTTGAATGGGTGATTCATTTCTTAAGATAGACCCTTCAGGTGCCTTTTGTGGTATACTAATAACTGCAGTGTCATGTGGTCTGAAATATTCATCTTCAACAAGTTCAGGATGATTATTCTTTAGGTGTGTGTATATTGCTTCGTTTTTACCAACTCTAACTCTTCTGATATAGTAATCGTTATGCCATGCGTGAATACCTGATGAAGTTCCAAGTGTTAGTGAGGTAGTTCCTGCCGGTTTTACTGTTGTGGTTCTAGCCGACTTATTAATACCAATTAGGGATGTTACTCTTTCATTTTCTTCTTTTACCACTTTAGCCGCTGATTTCATGTTGAGACCCATAACCGCTCCTGAGCCAATTCCTGTCATTGAGATACCAATAAGGGCATCTTTTTCTGTAGTTCTTTGCCAAATTGGTCTTAGATAATGGAAATCAGTATATCCTGCCTGAAGAGTGCCAATGAAAGAAGCAGCCTTAACTCTATCTTCGTAATCTTCTTGAGATACGACATTTGAAACGTTCACTTCAGTCAAGTTACAGAATTGGAAAGGACGAAGTGCAATTTCACAACATGGGTTAGTTCCCCAATCTTTGTCATTACTTAAGTAGATACCAGGTTCGCCAGCACCACTTGCTTCGATTCTTTTCCAAAGGTCCATAAAATAGTCCTTTGTAATTTTGTGTCTCATCAATACTGCTGAGTTATTAGCTCTTCCTCTTTGTGGATTTTGTTCCCACCAAGCACCACTTTTACAACCAATCATATCTTCATCAGTTGCTGAGAATAAACAAATCAAAGCCGCTCTTCTGATACCACCAGCTAACACTGCGTCCGCAATGTGACATACCATGTCATGAACTTCGATTGGAGTTAATTTTTCTCCATCTTCTTTCGCTTCTAAAATACCTTCTAATTTGATTAGACATTCTTTCAGTGGTTGAGGACCAGGAGCCTTACCACCCGATGTTACAAGTCTAGCACCTTTTGGTCTGATATCACTATAATCAAACTCGATATGAGAACCACCAAAGAAGTATGACTTGACTAATACTTTAACAGCATCAGCCCATCCCTCGATAGAGTCTGCAACTAACCATCTTCTACCTCTCTCTTTATTTGGTTTTCTAACCTCAGGTAACAACTCAACATGGTGTTTTTGAACTGAGTATCCAACACCTGTTCCACCTAAGAGTAAGAACATGATTTCAGAAAATACTCTCCAATCATCAATCGGTGCAAATGCACAGTTGTAAATTCTGTTTGGAGAAATTTCAATGGGTTTACCTGCAAATTGCATTGACCTCATTGAAGGAAGAACTTGTTTTCTATAAACGTATTTATAGTTCTCTCTGATTTCTTCTTCTAGTTTGGGATACTTTTTGATATGCATCTCCATGTTTCTTGTGACTAATTCTTGCCACGTTTCTCTTCTCTTAAGTTCGGGAATATACTTAGCATACTTCATGTATACTGTAATCTCCGATAAAATCCTGTTCGAAATGTCCATTTTTTGTAGTTTTTGTTGTGTAAGTTTTTATCAAAAAATCGTCGATTTTTATGATAAATATGCGGTCGAACACTTTCCGACCACAAAATTAATTAAAAAAAAATAAGTTTTTTTGTTATAAAGTAGATATTTAATTATGGATTTTTTTGTTGCTCTCTTTCTTTTCTTTTCTCGAGAAGCTCCTTAACTCTATCTCTTTTTCTTTCTTCTTGTTGTTCTTCAAAACCTAAGAAGGTTACAGATGATTCCGTATCTATTTCAAGTAATTCGTTGTTGAATTTACAGTTTTCGAATACAACACCATCTTTACCTAAACGAGACTTAGTAATTGCAATAGTTGCTAAGTTCATTTCTTTTTGTTGTAGTGTTTTTGCCACGGTTATGATGACGTGACCGACTTGGGCTTTCTTAATTGAACCTCCCATTTGGTCAGTAGTAACAACCTCAGATGAGATTGAACTTCTATTACCTTGGGTTGCTGTCCAACCAGCTATGTCAAGTTCATGACACATGGCTTCGAATGCTCTCATAATTGAACCTTCGGCTTTCCATTCGTCTTTAGCACTTGATTCTGGTAGAACACAATCAATATAGTCCATTACTATCATATCAATCCTTGTTCCATCCGCTATCATTTTTCTGACCTGATTCTTTATTTGATTCATGGTCATTGTATCTGAAGCTAATTTCTTAAGAACTAATTTGTTTTGCATCGTTTCCTTAATCTCAGTAATTTTTTCCATAACTTTTTCTTTATGGAAAACCAAGTTATCGGGTTCTATGCCAGTCCAAATGGTAAAATGTTTTCTTTGGATAATTTTTGGGTTGTCCTCAAAAAATATTTGAAGAACGTTATATCCCATATTGAAAGCTGTATTAGAAATTTTTGTGAGGACGGTTGTCTTACCAACACCTGTTGGTGCCAAGATAACACCAATCTCACCTTTCGCTAAACCACCTTTGAGTAGTTTGTCAATTCCTGCAATACCCATTGGAATTGGGTGTCTATAATCTTCAACAAGAACATTTTCCAAATCGTTGAATACGTCTGATTGTCCTTTCTCGATTTCACCAACTTGAAGAGCCTCTCTAACAAGACCTTCGACTTTATCGTAGGATTCGAAATCACCCTCAGTGATTATCTTTTGTGCCTTGTCCATTGCTTTCTGTAACTCTTGTTGTTTACAGAATTTCAATGCCTTCTCTTGAACGAACTGAGTTCCTTCTAATGGTGCATCTTTTACTTGATTGAGAGTATCTAAAACAATTTTAGCTACAAGTTCTTGACTAACCTCGGACTTTATAATTTGTTCTAAAGTTTCGAAGTTTGGTGTTGATTCATATTTTACATAATACTCTTTAATCATTTGAATAATGATTTTAAAGTATTTGTTATCGAAATATGAACTCTCAATAACATCCAAGATTGAACTTGAAAAGTCCTTATCAAGGATTATTTGATTTATTAATTGTATCTGAAATGTATTACCTAAGTAGTCAAAATTCTTATTCATAAACTCTCTGTGATTCCCCCCTTATAATTTAAATAGTCCTTAGATAAGGTCAAATTCCAAATACTCGTGAGTTAATTTTTTTGCTGAAAAAATGTCAGTTAATTCTCTAAGTAATTCTTTCAAGAATGGTCTTACGTCAACTGTATAACGAACTTTTGGTGGATAAAGTTTTCCATCAATTCTTCTATGACAAATTGTCGTGTCGCCCAACTTGACATAAAGGTTGAAAAATTCAGGACCTTCTGTGAACGATGTTTCCATAATTGCTGGATTATCATTGATGGCGTCCTTGTTATCCATCATGTAAATCACAGTCTTCATTTTTAGATAATAATGGAGTTCCTCACTGAATGCCTTCATGAATCCATAAAGTTCCATAGAGTTCTTAGCTTTCGGGTTGTAACCACGAACATTAAAAAACCTCTGAACAACAATGTTTTCATTGAGGGTCAATAGAAATTCCATTTTTGTGCTGTCTTGCTCTTTCATGTTTGTTTAATTTTTGTTTGTATTTGCTTAAAATTTAAATAAGTTATCTGTTTCATTTATACCCAATTCTTCTTCTTTGTAGAAGATAACTGTGTGTTTGTTTTTTACTTCTTCATCGGTGAAGTAATAAAGTGCTAATGAATATCTTGACACATCATCAGGTGTTTTTAATGGTAGTGGATGCCCATGAGGTGCATCTTCAATAGAAAAAATAACCGCTCTATTGAATATTGGTTCTATCTCTATTTCTTTTTTCCAAGGGTCTCCACCCCATAACTCTAAATTACCTCCCCATTCTTTCAACCAAGTTTCATTTAAATAAAGTAATAGATTTAAGTTACGTTTCCATTTTTTACCAGGGTGTTGGTTATAATCAATGTGAATAGATAACTTACCCCCTTTATTTATTTTATGTATTCCCCCTCCCAACATTATAGGGTCTCTATATAATTTCTCAAACCCTGTTAAATTTTCTAAAAATTTAATAAATGGTTCTGAATTCATATACTCTGTAATCATATTGGTAATAGGAAGGTAGTTTTTAAACTCTTCCATATCGGTAGAATGTGTTGGGTAATATAATTTGTTTTTCTCAAACTCTTCAACCCATTCTTCTTCATTAGAAAACCATTTCTTGTGTTTTTTAATTTCTTCTAAACAACTTTTTAGTAAGAAGTCTGGTAAAAAATTATCAATCACAATGTATGGAAAAGGTTTCGCAGTTTGATACTGAATTTTCAGTTTATCTGATAAAGTGTAGTCTATCATTTCTTTCGTTTTTCTTTTCTTATTAATTTTAAAAAAGGTTTGAGGAAATTAACCCATGCCTCATCATTTGTGGGGAGATATTTGAAGAGTCCGTCCTCCATCATCAATCTCATTAAGTTTTTATATCCCCTATCTGTTGGGTCTATGGTGTCTGTGTAGATTTGTTCTACTAAGGTTTTACCTTCGTCGGTTATTAGGGGTGTATTCAAATCAACAATTTGTTTATTTATTCTGTAGAACTGTTCTCCAAGTATACCGCTTTTTGTCTTTCCTGTCAAAATATTAGATAAACTTTTAATAGGTTTTTTTTGCGGGATATTTCGTGCATAATCCAATATTTCTTCGATAGTGCATTGTTTTTCAAGCATAATCGGAAAAAGTTTTACTAAAGTTTTTTCACCCAGGCCTTCGATACCATCTATATTATCTGACTTATCACCTGTCATGATTTTTGTCAAAGTAACGTTGTAATGTGGAATATCCACTTTATTGATTGTTACCTTATCCCCGTTCTTTAGATAACCTTTACCTACGGGTGAATAGATGGTCACCCTTGGGTTAATTAACTGTGTTAAGTCTTTGTCTGCCGAGAATATGATAATCTCTTCATCGGTCGCTATTTGAGTATAATAGGATATTAGGTCGTCAGCTTCATTGTTAATCATTTCGACTTGTCGCACATAGACCTCCTCCAAATACATCTTTACTCTTGCCTTTTGTTGCAAGTAAGATTCGTATTTGTATTCATTCATGTCTTGACGACGATTACCCTTGTATTGTGGGTATAAAGATTTTCTGATTGATGAGTTAGAATCACCGTCCCAAAATACAATCACTTTATCGTGATTATGCATCTCTAAAAATCTCCTGATTGTGTTGATGAAGTGATATACTCCACCTATATGAGAACCGTCACTATAAAGGTCTCTGACCCCGTGAAATCCAATTTTGAATAGGTTGTCCCCATCCACCAACAATGTCTTCGTCACATATTCAATTTAATGGTGAACAATCAATCTTCTTTTTCTTCTGTGAGTGTAAAATCCCCTTCAGCACCGATAATATCTTTCCAATAGTCGGCGTATTCTTTTTTGTAGGCCTCGATAGACGCTTTTTCTTCGGTTGAATCTTTACCAGCCAAGAACCCGTGAGGAGTAACAATAATCTTTCCGTCATCAAAACCCAATCCGTTGATGTGATTTTTCATAACTGAGATTTTACTTCTTACTGCAAATTTCACTGAGCGTTTGTCTTTGGTAGCAGTAATCTTGGTAGTTCCAGCACCTTTTTGATTTCCGAAAAGGAAAACTAATGATGAGTTTAACCAAACTGATTCTCCACCTTTAGCCTTAATCTTTGGTTGACCAAAAGGATTGTCGGGTAGTTCTACCCATGGTTGGTTGATAATAATAAGTGTATTTTCGTATTCGGTGTCTGCCTTTCTAGAGCCTGAGATTCTTTGGTTGATACCCATACCAATTTTATCTGATAACACAGATGCGTTGTGTTGTTTACCACCTTTACCTTCGTATGTCATTTTACAAGGAACAGAACCAACTGAATCCCATATAAAACATAAACTGTAATTCAATTCCCCTTTTTCTTGTGCATCAAGGAGTTGATTGATGTAGTCTGTGATTTGTTCAATGTAACTGAAATTGTTATTGAATAAGAAAAATCCATCCCAATCAAGTTCGCCTGTTTCTTTATCAACAACTTCTTCGCATTGGAAACCCATAAGTTTGGCGTGGTCAAAACTCCATTTCTGTTCTGTGATTATGAATACAGGAAGTATTTCTTTCTTCTGAGCATCTACCGCAGCTTTGATGGCTGCAGTTGTTTTACCTGTATCTGAGTGCCCGAGGAACATGTTGATATGTCCAACTGCGGGACCTGGAAGTCCAACTGCATCCAAAAAGTCAGAACCTAAGTCCAAAAATCTTTGTGGTTTATATCTTGCTGAAGTTGAGAACTTCTTTTTTAAATTACCGAAATCGTTTTTCTTAATAGCCATATTGTGTTACATAAAAATAAGGGCGGCTCAACACCGCCCTTGTTATAAAATTAGAATGGTAAATCTTCGTCTACTTCAGAATCTGCTTGTGGGTCTTGAACCTTTTTGGTAGTTGGTTTTGATGAACCACCGAGTGTTTCCTCAGAAACTGTGCTGTCACCATAAACATATCCACCTTTTTCAGTATCCCACTTTGGAGTTTCACCTCTTGCGATTGCCTCAAGGTACTCAACAGGTTTCTTACTGTATACATCAGTCCAACTTAACTCATCGTTAATCCACTCTTTAGCTTGGTCCTTGTCTGTATGAACAGGAGCCGGGTCATCATACATAATCGCAGATACGGTTGTGTATTCTTTACCCTTAGGTGTTTTGGATTTAGCAAGTTCGATGATAAGGTCACGACCATTCTCAGGGTCAGTAACATCACCTTTGTTTCTCCAAATTGGAATGATTTTATCTAAGATACCTTCGTTCTTGTAGTTGTGTTTGAATCTCCAAAACTTTGGTCCATCAGCTTCGTTATCTCTGTCGATAACTTTTACGATGTAAAACTTACGAGATTTGTATTGCTTAGCAAGTTCCTTGTCAGATTCCTTACCTGTGCTCATCAATTCTTCATAAACTTCGTTAAGTGGAGAACGCTCATTGTCGTTTTTTCCTGGGTCATAGAACTTTTGCCATTGACCTCCTACTTGGATTTCGTGATACCAAGCCTCTTTGAATGGTGAGGAACCATCTTGTGTAGGGAGAATTCTAATTCTTCTCTGACCTGATTTCTCTTTATCACCAAGGATTAAAGCGAAATACTTTTTCATTCTTTCGTCTTGCGACATTTTGGATTGGGCCCCGCCCCCGATTTGATTTTTTTCATACTGCGCCAATACGGCATCTAATACATTTGTCATTTTGAATTGTTTTTATTGTTTATTAATTATAATTGGGAAATCCCTATATGTCAAATTAAAAAGGGACCTTTCAGTCCCTTTATTTTATCTGTTAAATTCGTTTTCGTAACTATCTACATCACCAGGTTGGAATGAGTTTTTGATATCATTCACGTTGATGTTTTTAACATCATCCGTTGTTAACACATAATCATGTTTACCTGTTTTTTCCATCTCTTCTTTTTTATCCTCAAAAAAGTCTGTAAGTTTTTGATTGAATGGATATGAATCATATGTTCTTAGTTCTAACTTTTCTTGTGGAGTTTTCTCTCTATACTTTTCAATCTTCATCTCCAAAGAGTTAAGTTTAGACATAAGTCCATCCATTTCCTTGAGCTTGGATTCGAGGTTATTTAATTGACCAAATAAATTATTAAAATACTCATCTTGTTTCTTTTCGATGTTTTTTTGACTATCCACTAAATCAGTAACTTCTACCTCTTCAGTTCCATCACCTTCACCCTCTTCTGATTTTCCCTCATCGTCAATTTTCTCTACGTCAGGGTCATTCTCTACATCAATAGGTTGAGGTGCTGTGTCTGTAGCTGGTTCCTCACCAGCTGGTGGTGGGGGAACCGCTCCGGCTTCGGGTGCTGCTGGCGGAGGAGGAATTGCACCTGGGTCTTCAGGTAATGGTAGTTCTGCTTGTTCTACAATGTATTTGTTAATTTGTCTGTAGCGTTCAATCTCGCTAATAATTTTTCTATCTAAACTCATAGTTTTAACCATTTAGTAATTGCTTTATACCTCTTGAAGTTTCAACCCTTACTTTTCTGTTTGCAGTTTGCATGTGTCCGGCTCTTTCGATTAGACCATCTCTTTCTCTAACTACGTAACAGTCTCCTGTTTCTAAGTCGCAAACTTGTTTAGTTCCATCACCCAAATCTTCTTCAGAAAATTTAACCGATTTTCCTAAATAATTGTCCAATGTTGATTTTAAACTCATAAAATTCTTTATTATAAATATATTGTTATGTTATAAAGTGAAAGGAGGACTTGTTGCTCCGGCATTTATAGGAACAGGGTCTGATGTGTTCGGGAAGATGTGTGTATAACTGCTCGATTTATATCTTACGGAAGCTTGGAATCTACCTTTTGCACTTGTCTCAACCAAATTAGTATATTTTGTGCCAGGATTATTTGTTATTACAATGGACTGAATTTCTATCTCAGGTATTAAAACTAACTCAAATTCACCTTTCTGAATCAAGTTCGGACAACTGAATTGTAAAGTAACATAACCTCCCGTAGGTTTTTTAATATTGTAGATGTCGGGTCCCGAAAAATTAGGTAGTTCACCACTGTTAGTATTACTCACTATAACTAATGAGCCTGGCGGTGTTTGGGTCGATGGGGTTGCAGGTGGAACATAAATTAAAAAATTGTAATTTTGTCGGACTGTTTCCTGTGTTGACGTATTATTAGCTAATATCTTAATTTGTGTTGTTATTTCTATTTCGTCGCCCTCATAGTCCTCAAGTTCACCCTGAAACTCAGCACTTATTAATGCCGCTCTCGAACAGGTGAATGTTTGTTTATCTTGAGAAACGAAACCAACAAGTCTAGTGTTTTGTCTACTTTCAACAGTTCTTGTGATTGAATTATTTGGACCCTTCTTTATTGTATATAATGTGTAGGACATTACGGGTTGGTCATCCATCTCCCACGTTCCACTATTAGGAGATATTTTAACAACTAACAACTCATCACCACCAATTGTGTTTTTGGTTTGAGTTATAATCTCAAGAGGATTTGGTCCAGTCTGTTGTGGATTAGTAATAACACCTGATGCAGCCGCAGTAACATTACTTGCGTTGTTTACATATGAACCTGGAGATGAAGCCGCTGATGGTGAAATTGATGGGTCAAAATTGAAAGTAGAAACTGTTGTAAATGTTCCATAGAAAGTATCGACTTTAATGTTTCCTGTTGATACTGTAGTTCCCACTTCGGGGACAACTACTCTAATAGTTTGAGGATTGACTATGGTTATATTTCTCGGTTCAACTTGAACACCGTTTATGAATACGGCTATTGTTGAATCCAAGCAGTTACCTTTGATTTGAACTATTGTTCCTGAGTTACCAATCGTTGGCGCAAATGTTGTTATGATTGGAGGTGGGCATGTTTGTCCAGGATTAGGTGGTGGAGGTGTAGGGACTGTTGTATCTTTTTGAATCTCTTTTGCTTCCTTATCATTCTTTTCTGCTAATTCTTTTGGTATTATTCCAAGTTGAACCGCAGAAACATAGGCTTCTTGCATTGTTCCAATCACCGTTGAAAATTCTGACTCGGCATTCAACTCGTAGTAGTTCTCAGCAACACTCTCTTTCGGCCAATAACACACGTAATATTTTGTTAATTTCAATTGTCTAATTCTTTCCAAATTGTTTTCCAATCTAGACCTCATAAAACCAATATATTCCTTGAGACTATTGAATGCAGCAATTGGTAATGAATTTGACGAACCTGAGGATGTCACGTTAACACAACAATATTTTTTATTGAAATATAAATTTGTTGTTTGAATTGGTTGGAAATTTTTATCGAGTGATAATAATGAAAAGTTGTGATTATATCCAACAAACTTTCCCGCATCTGTGTTCGAGCTTTTGACAAAACTATTCACATATGAAATCGCATATATGTAGAATCTCAATAATGTGTTGTCTGAACCAGGAATTTCTCTTTCCAATGCCTCCTTGAACTTCTGAGGTGTGAGTTCTGTTACGGTTCCAGATTGAACCTCATATCCTTGATATGTTATCACGTCAACTTTTGATGTGCAACTATTTTGAGCATCCAATGTATTATTTGAAACCTGAACTACTTCGTCTGTTTTCTGTTGTTGTGTATTAGCAATAGGTTTAGGAACGTCTTTCTTAATTTTCAAAATTGCCTCCAATCTTGTTAATAAGTTTTGATTAATACTTTGTAGGAAAGAATCAATTGCAGGTAAATCATAAATTCCTTGTCTGATACCAGTAAAGGTTGTTTGGAAATTTCCAGGCTGTATAGAGTGGTTGATACTATCAATCAGATAAGGTCCGTTAAACATTGGGACATGTCTCAAATTGAAATACATTGTTGGTTGAATAATAGCATTTCCTAAACAAACCACAGAACATTTATAACTTCTTTGTTTATAAAGATTATAGAGTGACACGTTTTGTGTTGCGACATTTCTACCTGTGGATTGGTTTACAATATTCAATTGAGTGTTAATTGATTCCGAGGTTGCCACTCCTGACGCTTGCTCGACTTGGAATGAATAGAATATGTTTTGATTTCTATTTCCGATATCGACATTAAAACCAACGCACTTATTTGATGTCGCCCAGTCTTTTTTTCCCTCCTGATTCTCAATCAAAGGATTTTCAGACGCCCTTCTCATTTCAAATCCATCATCACGAAATCTGAAATTTCCTTTTGGTAAATCCAAATATTGTGATGGTTTTCCAACATATGTGCAAACCATTTTAGGTGATGAATTTCTATAATCAACATTCAAGAAAGTTCCCCACATGTTATTTGCAAATTCCAAAGAACCCTCAGGTTGAGGTATTGTTGTTCCGTCCACATCTTGAATATTATAGAAGTTTACATAAGCCGGAAGGTTCATTACTGTAAAGTTATTCTTAATTAGAATACCACTTATCAAAGTGAAGATACTCATGGCATTATTCAGAGAGTTTCTTCCAATCATATTTTTCAACTCGAAGATATCTAAGAGAACGGTCTGTCCAATGTTTCTTGAAGCCCTATCCAAGAATAAAATGTCTTCGAATAGAGTTTTTGTTTTGTAATCACCACCAGCAATCCATTTATCATTTAAGGCTTTGAACACTTCCCAGTTCTCGACTTTACTTTGTTGTCCCGTAAAAACACTATTTATCGTTCCTTGAGGTATTTGACTTTGATTTGGTAATGCCTTGTTAAGCTTAGCCAATAGGTCATTCAAGAAATTACTTTGTAATAATTCCTCAGAATTTAGTAAATCCTGTAGAGCGTTCTTGAACTGAGCGACGGTAGAATTTGGATTACTCAACTTATAAGTTGCATACATCTTTATTATAGGACTCAGTATTGTAACGTTGGGTAAGGTAAATTCGATGTTGTTATCTATGAAGAAATCAGTTATGTAAGAACCATTCGAAGAATACTCAACACTCGGTATGGATGAGAATCCAACTTCAAGTTCCAAAGCTAACCAAGCATCAACATTTTGTGTCTTTGAAAGAGTCAATGTTGTTGACCCGCCTATACTCGGTAAAGAACCTTGAACATATGGTTGAAATTGTATAGGGTCAGTAACCTCAGGTTGTCCACCATGTGAAAGGTAGGAATCCAAAGTTCTTCTCTTGTAATTTGAAGGATTTCCATATTTAAAAAGAACATCATATTCCATGAAGGCTCTGAGTGTGTTCTGAGAATTTGAATATTGTAAATTTATAACTTCGTTGAAATACTCTGTTTCATTTGTTGCCGGAAGTTGTGGAATCACGGTAATCAAACTTTTGAATAAGGATTGGAAGTTTCTAAAATTAATATCACCTGATACTGAGGTTTCACCAATACCAAGATTTGTTGGTGCTGTATCTGCATCAGTAATTGGCTTACAGAAGTTTAAAAACTCTTGTTCAAAACTATCTAATATTTTTTTATCGAAAACCGAAAAAATCTCTTCAATGTTCGAATACTCATTAGAATCTAATAATATGAATGGTGATTGTTCGTCAGTGTTAGGTAAAATTCTATTAACGTATTGTTCTGGAGTTGGTTTGACAACCGCTGAACCGTCAAAATACCCATAGTTAGGAGCCGACCACATTGTTCTTACAGAACCGTTGTAAACCGCACTATTATTATTTAAATTAACAACTGTACTTGATTGATTATTTGTATTTACAATACACTCGTCTGATGTTTGGTTAACGGAAGAACCGAAGGATGGAACAACAAAATAAATTGTTTGTTTCGTCACACTATCAGTTCCACAATTTTCCTCAGTAGATGAAATCCCACCAGGGATTAGAACGGACCAAGTTGTAAGTCTCAGAACTTTATCTTCCTGTTGGGTTTGTATATTCGATTGAACGTAGTTGTAGACTTTCATACCACCTTTAATGGTGTTCTGAATTTCGGCATTTGTATAGTCTTTATATACATCATAACCTATACAAAACTTATAAAAATCATTTATCACTTTAGGGTAAAATCCAACCTGTAGATTCACATTAGTTGTATCTGTTTTTTCCAAAGCAATTTCTCTATCAGCAGTTCCATATTTGAATGAATAAGTTTGACTTGGAGAGTTCTGTATTGGCGAAAAGTTTTGAACTTGATTAAAATTTGTCCACGCTGTTTGTAATATATCTGTATTCGATTGCTTGTAGACTTTGTATCTATGCCATATCGAACCAAATTTCAAAATCCAAGCATAGGGTAGTTTGTGAATTGCACCAAATTTTTTGAAACATGATGCAATATAATCTAAATCAGTTTGGGCACCATTGGCTTGTGTTTTATATTTTTCTCTCAAGGAAGCTAAAGGTAAAGAATTTATAAAAAGATAACCTGCTTGAACGTATGGATACGCTAAGCTCGCTCTTTGGTTCTGAACCCCATTCTGTATTGCATTAACAAAATATGGTGTGTTCAACATTGACGTAGTTGTCAATCTCGGAAACTCGTTTTCTAACGGGACATCTTCAGAAAAAGTTGGTGGGGTGTGAATATAGTAACCCTCGGTCGCCATGAAGTCAATCGGGGTTCTCGTTTGATAAAAAGAACTCAAACTAACATCATTGTCAGCCAAATCAGTAACTGTTGAATTAGGGTTGTCATTTTTTAGATATGAAAAATTTGTAACTGGTCTTTTTTCATTGACGTTATAAATGTTGTTGAAATTTGATATTATTTTTCTAGCGTCAAAAATTGTAAGAACTCGGTTGGTGTTATATACTTCATCCAAAGTTGACCCATCTCCGTTCGATAAATTTTTTATATTCCACTGAGGGTCCGTGAAAGGGATAGTATCTGTCACATTTGGTATGTTCGTTGAATTTGTTACCAAACTTTCCAATGCTAAAGACTGTGCTGTGGATTGAGGTAGCTTACCCTGTTCATCTAAATTCAGAATTGCAAATGAATTTTCAGTCAAATTTCTCAAGTATGGTGTTACATAAAAATCCCTAATAAAATCTTGCCATGCTCTTCCAGTCCCTTGGTTTGATATGTTCTCCAAAAATGACAAATAATTACTTGAGTTAATTGCGTAATTCTTCAACTTCATTGTTATGTATGGAGAATTTAATCCTAAACTTTTAACAATATTGTTAACTTCTGTTTCTGTATTTAACTTAATTAACTCATCTATTTGATTTTGATTAGCCCTAATGTAATTAGAGTATCTCGATGTTACCAATTGTCTTTCATAGATTTCATAGAAGAACTTAATCTCTTCTTTATTAGTGTATGCAACCCCAACTGTTGGAAATTCAATTGCGTTAATGTTAATAAGATTTGTTTCTATTTGGTTGTCTAAAGGTGGCGGCGCTAATGGGGGATTAAATTTCATGGTGAGACCTCTCATATATTCTTCCACAAATTGCACCTCTGGCCATTTAGAATAGTCCCAACCTCCCGTTAACTCAACAACAGTCGGGTCTGCAATATATTTGAGTTGGAATCTACCTTTTTTATCCTCCGGTGTTTCAACAAAAAACTGTGGCCATGGGTAAACAGGTATTTCAGCGTATTTTAAACCTGTTGAACTTTCAATCGCTTGTCTTGTTATTTTAATTTCATCAACGGTATCTGAACCAGGTGCTGACGATGGATTTTCTAGAATCGCCTTTTTTCTGACATCATCATATTTTAAAGCCCAAGCCGAAGTGTGAACATCGTCTAAAAGTCTTATGAATGCCTCTGCTGATGCCATAAGAACTGCGATAATATTTCTAACTGTTGGTTTGAAGCCAATACCGTTTGTTCCACTCTCAATTTTTTCTAAGAGTTTCTTCGTAATTGAGTCTTCAAACTCTGAAAGTTTTTTATTTGCTTGGGTTTCAAGAAGTGCAATTATTTTGTCAAATCTGTTTTTACCCTCAAAAACAAAAAAAGGAGGTCTTACATCTTCTAATGTTGTTTGACCGTTTACATTTTTTGTTTCATATATTGGTGTTGTTAAGTTTTTTAGCTGGTCTTTCAATTGATTAATCTGCGTAGGATTCGGTTTCAAAATACCCGTTTGGATTTTTGTTGTTTCCTCCCAATTAATCTGACTTTCTGTAGGTGCTGGTTTGATACTAATTGTAGAATATACAATCGGGTTAGTAATTTTAGATGGTCCGTCATCCCCTAAAGTTGGATTTTTTGAAAGTTGTAAATTATATTCTGTAATAATTTTCTGTAACTGTGATTCGGCCTCTAACTTAGCTTTCAAATCAATTTCTTTGAAGAAATACGCTCTCTCACCTGTTTTTAGAATAACTGGGTTAGGGTTCAAGTATCTATTGAACCATGACGTTTGACCTCCCCTTACACCTTCAAAATAGTTTCTGAGTGAAGTTTTATAGTTTCGAATGTTAGTCAAAGGCGCAACTTCAACAGGGTTAAACTGACTAGCAACGTTTTGTTCAAATAACTCAAGAGCGTTTACAAATTGTGGGAATGAATACTCAGGGAAGTCAGGAGGTATCAAACCCTTGGATTTATATTCACTATAAACTTCTCGTATTTTTTGATACCCTCTCTCTGCAGTTATTTGGACAGTATTCTCATTTTGTCTTCCGTCTGTGGCGGTAAGAAGTTTAGTTTGGGTTGCAGCATTTGTTTCCTGTGATTTCAGATTAGATTGTGGACCAACAGGGTTTGTTGTTACATTGAATTGTTGAGAATACATGTGCGGTGTCGCAATAAGATGTCCTACCGCAATCTCATTTAATATATTAAACTTATATCCTTTGAAATCTAAATCAATTTGATAATTCCCACTAAACGTGTTGAACCTGGCATTAAAGGTTTCCAAATTCAATTGATATCTTATTGCTTGACCATAAAAACCTTTGAGTGTTAGATAAAATGGTGGATATGGTAAGTTAAAGAAAGCCGCATAGGGTGAGTTATTACCCAACTGAAATAAGGCTCTTCCTTGAATATCCTCCAAAGAAATTCTCACACTTGGTATGAAGGACATGTTTGTGTCGATAGTGATTTGTGTAATCCCCAACAAACCGTTATCCAACACATCAGATAAATCATTTGGTCTATCGACTATATAAGCCTTAGTCCCATCTTTAGGAACAACAGTTCCCGTATACATTTGATTGACCCCTTTAAACTTTGTTGTGTTGTCTCCAGTAATCTCATCATAATAACCTGTTCCTAAGAATGAATCTTTTGTCGGTTTTAAAAAATTCATTTTCGCTATTGAAACAATTCTTACTCTATCTTCGGGTGATGCCCCCACAGCAAGTTTTGTTCTTGGTAACACTTCGGCTTCCAAGTTAGCATACATAACTAAATTTTCGTGGTCGACTAATCTTTCTCTTATCTTTCCGAAAGCATCAATTGTTTTGTTTGGGTCGACTACGATAATGTTGTTATAATCAAACTCGACAAGGATATTCCCACTGTTGTCCGCTTGTACATTACCTGCCATAATAAAAGAATTGGTTGTCTATTGCCGCTTTATAATCTTGTAATGATGGTATCAATGGAAATGGAATACTCAAAATTGCACCATCGAAAATATTATTTTCTAAACCCCCAAACTGAGGGTTGGCTTGTAATATCAACCAACCAAAAAATGGTGAGTTGTAATATTCTTGTGAGACTCTATCTAACCTACTTCTACCAACTTTATAAATGTAAGCCTTATCGGTTGGTTTTGAAGGCAATTGAACATAAGGGACAACTGTTTGTTCTCCATTAATGATAAATTGACTATATCTATTCCAATATGGATACGCCATTAGTTAAGTTTTGCTTTAGATATTAATGCCCCTGAAATGTCATCATTCCAAGTGGCTTGGTCGTTCGAGCTGTTTGTTTGTGCAGCCAAACTTTTAATCCAAGATTTTTCAAGGTCGAACAAACTTGGGTCAGGAAACACGTTTTCCGTTGAAAATCCAAGGATTCTATTCTTTTTGGGGAATGGTGTATAGATTAAGAAATCTTTCAACTCATTCTTAGCCACACTATCCAAGAATCCTTTAGTTATGTTATTTTCCTCAATATATAAAGGTTTGGATTTTACAATCCAAAAGTCGTCAAAAATCTTACTAACGTCGGCTGTTGAATCTCCTATGAGTGCAGTGTTATTAATAACGTCTCCGATAATTGATTGTTTGAATGTTTGATATTTCTTGTCATCCAAAATGTCATCAGAGAATATCATATATTGTCTTTTGAAATTACCGTTTGTGAACTCATCCTTTTTTGAAAAAGGTTCAAACACTACGTCGGTTGAAGGTGCTCCGTCTGCAATTCCATTCTCAGTTTTATAAACCATAACACCATCATAAGTTAAATTGTCTTGAGAATAAACAAAAGAATTTGTCGCCCAAATAATATCATTAAATTCTGAAATATTATCTCTCACTTTTTGTAAATCAATCACCAACTCATCCAAGGTATCAGTTGCAGAAGTGGATGAAACATCTACTTCAGATAATCCTGATATTTCATAAACCGTCACATCACCTTTCGCTGATTGGAATCCATCGAAAGCAAAACCAGTCGTATAATCATAAGTAATTATGTTGGCTCTTGACCAACTTTGAATATATTGTGTCTCCAGTGTAACCAACTCTTGTGTTATTTGGGTTACGGCATTTTGGAAAACACCCCTCTTGTTTTTAATAACATTTGAATAGTTTGTCTTAATTGCATTTATTACTCTTGGAGTCAGATTTTTTGTGGTATCTGAAATGAAGTTGATAAATTGGTCATCATCATTTGTAATGTCTTCCTCCAAATTAGCAAATATCTGATTGAATCTGTTCTCAACATTATTTGGTTTTCCAAAAATGTATATTGATACTGGTGCGGTATCCACAGATGTTCCTCCGTATGTATAATTTCTCTCAGCCATCCATTGTTGCCTTACCGCGTTATTATACTGAGATGTGATTGTAATTTGTTTGTTAACAACATTTTGAAAATAAGTTTGAGTTTGATTGACAAAATTTACCATGAAATCAGAATATGAAATAGTTCCGTTTTCACCAAAAGGTTGATTCGTTCTGTTTAGAATACTACCGATTGTTTGGTTATTATTTTGTCCATTATTTGGTGCCGCTTGATTAGCTGCAGGTGGTTTTGGTGGAACCGCCATTGCCAGAAACTCGTCATCTAAGACTTTCAAGAAATCCTCTTGTGCTGTAACATCGGCTCTGTCATCATATATCTCAGTATTCGCATAATAATTGAATGTCAAAGCGTTTTGTAATCTATCAACAGATTCTTTTAGACCGCTACCCCCAACGAACTTGAAATTCAAACTAACATTTGCAATCATTGGTTGAACCCCTATACCCTCAGGATTTATGTCCAACTCCTCATATTGTAATGATAAACTCTCAGGTATGATTTTGGTATTATAAAAATCACCAATTCTCAAAACTAAAACTGGAGGTGCTCCAAATGTTGTGTTTACAGCATTGTTGTATTGTAACACAGGTGAACCATTGACTTCTTTGATTGTAGGAATTGTGTCACCAGGTCTCATACACTGTTGTAAGAATGTTAACCTCGAGTTTAATCCCTCTGGTGTCATTGAGTGGAATGCCGGTGTGAAGAACTTTAGTTTGTCTTTTAGGTTGTCAAAAACCATAGGTGTTTCTGCCTTTATTGTCTCAAAGTAATCACACTCAGATAGAAGGGACCTAATAACCCTTTTAGTAATGTTATCTCTTCTTCTCCATTCTCTTGAAATCTCCTCTGTCTCAGTTGTTGTTACAACTGTATTAGACACTAATACATCGGTATATTGAGGTGTGGGAACTGGTTCAGGGGTGTTGTCGGTGGTATTATCTATGATATTATAGATATAAGCCCTCCTACAGGCCATTGCTCCTGGTGTGAAAACATCTTTAGCTTGAACTTGTATATCTCCACCCACAACGCTACTATCGGTGTCAGTGCAATTATATGAGTTTCCCAAATTTTTAACAGATAAATCATATGGTTCAGGTCCTTCAAACTTTCTTGGTTGAGAAATGAAAGATTCTCCAAACCCTTTACCAGCTTGAACTAATAATCTCCCTTCACTAACGTATTGGGACAATTTAGGGTTTTTATTGAAAAATAATTGAGCAGACTCAATTCTTCTTTTTGATAACTCTACGTTATAACTTTGTGTTTGTGGTGCGGAACAACTTGAGTCAATTACGATTGTAATAGACCCTTTAGTTTGTTTTAATTTTGCAACTAAATCATCAATTAGTTTTTGAGCAACTTTAAAGTTAGTATCTACAACAACATCGAAAAAACTTTTTGTATCTGCACTTGTGTCATACTTTGCACGTTGACCATCATATATCAGTTTCTGCTGGTCATATCCTGTAACGTCCCCTTTTTTTGGATAATCATTTGCGAAATACAAACCAACATCTTTATATTTTAATAGTTCACTTTCAGTGGGTCCAGGTTGACTGATGTCTTGACCTTGTCCACCATCAACCCCTGTTTGAATCTCAAGTTTAGACCATTCAATTTGTTCTCTTGTCAACTTCTTTGAGGTAATAGCTTCTTGTAATTGATACAAGTCATTCGGATTGATTGTGTAATACTTCTTAGCTAATTCATATAAATCGTATTTCCTACATCCCGCAAAGAATGAATCTATAATACTATTAACTCTTGTTCTATTGGTTTCATTTGCAAGAACCTTGTTGACTATAACATTCAAAACTGAAGGATGGTCAACAACTATCTTCCAAGCCAAAGTCCCACCTCTACTTGTTGACTTATATGTATATATTGGCTCTGGTCTACCAAGGAACTCACTAGTGTTCCATGACGCAGATACGTTTTCATTAAAGGTAAGTCCATAAGGTGGGAACCACATAACCCTTCCTCCATTAGGTCCTCTCTCACAAACAGGTAAATCAGAGACTGATGCTCCTGGTGTAGAAGAGGTTCTCCAAGCAAGATTTTCCAATGAGAACATGTATTTTTTTGCAAATGCGGTATTTGTAGTTCCTATTAAATTTGTAGAACTTTGACCACCTTCTTGTTTGTTTGGAGCAATGTTCAAATTATATGTGTTATCTAAAACTGAATCTACAAATCTTCTTCCATTAATTGTTATACCATCTACCTTTTGTAAATCATTATATTGAAGATATGGAGTATCCTTAGCAAAAACTCTACAATATTCTGTTCCAACTTCCTGTCCTACAGCCCCTTCGTATCTATAAACTCTAGAACCCTTTGTCATTTCTTTATATCCGTCGTTGAAAACTTTGGATACTTGGTCTATGGCATTACCTACGTGTTGTAATCTTTTTCCTCCTTGTGGTTGACTGTCTATTAATCTTTGAGTGTCATCAAGAATTGAACCCTCTCTAAATCTTCTTTCAGTTGATTCTGTTGAGTTATAGGATGATGGTCTGAAATCTTCATCTTCTCTTGTCACCTCCCCACCAAGACCCACTCTCTTACCAGCATTTCCCTTGTATTTCGGTGAAACCCAAGTAAACCCACCTTCGATACCACCACCGTCACTATACGTTGGTCCATTAGCACCTAATTTTACATCTTGACTAGGTCCTTCATAAAGTTGAGCTAACTCAGTTGGTCCAAAAACAGGAGATTGTTGGACTACCCCAAACTCATTTACGGGTAATGCACCCGCAGGAGAAAAGACTTGTGATGGTTCTGATGTTCTTGAACCAACATAATAGTTACTATTGTCTGATAAACCACCAACAATTGCACCAGCGGCTCTGTCCAAGAAAGTTCTTTCGTAGTTCGGTTTGAATTTGTTAAAATCGATGTTGGCGAAAAGTCTAGACTTTTGTCCTCCACCTGTGTTATTAAGGAAGAGTTGAGAACCTGATTGAGGGGCACCTAAAAGTCTATTGAAAAAGTTTCCAACAGCACTTCTTCTAAATGCATTCTGTAGTTGTTGTATTGTTGTTGGCTGTCCTGAATTTATTGATGGGTCCCAATAAGAACCTGGGATTGGGGATACAGGTAATATACTTCCAGCAAGTCTGAGCGCAAAATCTGTTGCGGCTAATATTGGGTTACTTGGGGTTGTAATAGTCCAGTTTGGTTCCAACAATGGAACTCTTCCTGTTATTAAATTCAAAACATCGTTCCCGCTGTCAACATTGAATAGATTTACTCTACCTAATGTATTTTGTCTTATTTGTGCAGCAATTCTTTCCTCAAAAGATTTCCTCAAGGTTTGAGCTCCCAACTTGGCAATGAAGGAATCTTGACTCAATAACCCATTACTACCCAGTGGGTCTTTGGTTAATAGAATAGTAACAGGTCCATATAATGAAGGGACGAATGTTGTCGGGTAGGGTTGATTATTATATAATCTTGTTCCACCTATAACAAAATTAGGTTCAGTAATATATTCCCCACTGTCTAACAGAGCTTCAGAACCATTTGAATATGCGTTAACCGTTTTCCATCTCAACGATTCAGGTTCGGCCTGACCAAGTAATCTTGCATCTTGTTGACCTGGTCCATATTCTCCTTGATTTGACTTCGTATTAAGTAATCCTGTCGGGTCTGGTGCTTGTTTATATCCACCGTCTGACCCCCATTGGTTGAGAGGGTAGAGTCTGTTAGCAAAACTAGGTTCATCAATAAGTTGGTCTGGACTGTCTTGAACAGAAGAATCGCTTTGGATATATTCCGTGTCTATCGGTTGTGACGGTCTATTAGGAGCCTTAGCATATGGTGTAAGGTTCCTTGTGAGTAACTTTTTTCTGAATCCTGAGGAAGATGAAAATTCTAATAAACTCGCCATCAATTATTTTTCTATAAATAGGTTATATAGTATTTTTTATTTGGCTTTGGCTATACCAGATGCTGTTGAAGGATTCTTTTGGCTAACCTGAACCATATAATTTTGGACCCCAATTTCTCTAAATTTATCACTTAAAATTTTAACTATCTCTTGTTTTTGCGTTTCGTTTAAGGTTTGGTTTCCTTGGATGTTCAAATCAACTTTCAATACACCAAACTCCACTTTTGAATTTACCTGTGTCCCATAAGGAATCTTACCTTCTTTGGCTAAAGATTCTGCTTTTTTCGAAGCGTCATTCAAAATTTCAGCTTGTTTACTTGCCTTTGTGTTAGTTGTTTCTTGACCAAGAACTTTACCGAGCACCCACGAACCAGCAGCTTCAACTTTATTATCTGTATTGAGTTTGTTTTTTGATTTTTCTAAAGCACTTTTTATTGCTTTATTCAAATCATTTTTTATATCATCAAGTTCAGTTCCAAAACTTGCCATGTATTTTTGGATAACCGACAACTTATTTGTGTTTGGGTCTGCTAATTCATCAACAATACTTCCCATACCCGACATGAATTTTTGAACCTTTTCTCTAACTTCTTTTGTTCCACCTATATCCGAAAGTTCACCACCAATTGTAGAGATAACATTTCTTGCACCCTCAAATCCTCTTAAGACAGGAGAAGCAGAGGCAAGTCCACCAACCAACTTATTTCTTATTGCAGATACGTCAGCCTCAATTGACTCCGTATAATTCATTTGACTTCTAACCAAATCCTCTAAAGTTTTTGGTCCTTTTTTTTGTTCCTGTATCAATTTGTCAAATTCTGTTTGAGTAACTTGTGAAAGTTCTTTTGTAATATACTCACCAGACTTTTCATCTTTGATTTTTACTTCATAGGTCCCCTCACTCGTCATTGTGGCTATGTTAGCTAAGTATTGTTTGTCCTCTTCACTTGCAATAGAAAGACCTGCAGCACTTACCGCAGATAATCTCCTGTCCAATTCTAAAGCAGCTAAAGACATTTCTCTAAGTTCTTTAGCACTCATTTGAGTTTGATTTGCAATCTCATTAATTGTCAGAACTCCCTGTGGATTGATTTTGAATGTTTTAGTTTCCTCATCGAAATAAGAAAACTGTTTTGTCATTTGGGCTAAACTATCTTGTAAACCTGATGGGTCGTTGATGGATTGATTCATCAGTTGAAAAGGGTCAACTAAGTTTCCTACGGAAACACCTAATCTTTGGAATGCTGATGCTACTTGAATTGCACCCTCAGGGCTCAGAACCTTTTCCGCCAATTGAAAAGTTTGGTTCATGTCAAACCTTAACATTGAGGCTTGTGCTGCCATTTTTGTTAAACCTTTCACACCACCCTCAAACTGATAACGGTTGAGTTGGTCCATGTTTGCAGTCATGTCTTTGACAACCTCAGCAGCGTTTCCTCCTATACTTTGAACATACTGTATTGATGACTCTAAATTCTTTCCAATGTCTTTCACAGACATACCAACATTCATGAAACTGTTGGTAAGACTCTCTGCACTCAGGTCTAGAATTTTATTTGCAGCATATAACTTTTCGATTTGTTCTTGTGTTGCCAACACATTCCTGTTTGCCGCTTTGGCAACTCCTTCGATTGCACTACTAACATCTTGAACTGAACCTCCAAGTCTAAGAACGTCAGGAACTGAATCCGCAACTGCCTGCTGAAGTTCAACTACTCTTTGTCTTCCTTGGGTGAATACCTTATTGATATCGGTTGAGGCCTGACTCAATCTTGTGACCGCTGAAGCAAAGTCTTCTACACCAATATCTAAAAGCGATTTTATCCTTGCGGCAAATCCTTCTGGTGTTGTTTCCCCGCCTATTTGTCCTCCGTAATCTGCTTGCATAATTTAGTAATATTATATAAATACAAAAGGACTGATTTTTCAGTCCTTTTGATTTTCTTCAACCCATTTATCCAAAATATATCTTCTCACAAAAAGAGGCATTTTTTCAAAATCGGTCCAACTTATATTCAACAATCTATTCAAATAATAGAATTCATCAATTTGACCTTTCCTATAATCCGAAGAAAGGGCGAAAAAATTCAACCCCAAAACCAACGTTGACTGTTAGTCTTTCTCCTGATGGGGCTATTACTTCTCTTCTCAAATCCAATTTAGGTTCATTTTCATCCATGAACTTACGAATATACTTGGAGTCCATAATTGGCATTTGTTCTACAAACTTGGCAATTTCCGCTCTGTCACTAGTTCCATTTACCTCAACAATTTCTTTATTAAGCCTGAGAGTAACTTTTGGTGCAACTCTCCCTTGGGGATATGTATCTATGATTTTTTGTATTTCGTTTATCTCACCATATGTAATAGGTTTGAGTTTGACTGTTGAATTTGATTTTGGTAAAGTAGTGATAAAAGTTCCGTCTTCATTTGGTTTTTGTCCTTTATTTACATTCAATTCGTCCAATACAATTGTCGCAGGAAAAGTCTTTTTGGTTTGTGGGTCGGTAAGGTTTAAGTTCATCTCTGGTCCAAAACCTGTGTTTCTTAAAAATACTAAAATAGCTTCCACATCTCCTTCCAATAAATCATCAATCCTCATGTCAGGTTCGTATAATTTATTTCTCAAAAGATTAGTGGTAATATCCAATCCACCAGCCATAAGAATGTTTTCATCAGCTGCGGTCAGATAACCAACCTTCACAGATTTCTTTTTATTCTTGTAAAATACCCCTTCAGATGGTAAGGGCACGATATCGTGAGGTAATGTTAAATTACTCTGTGCATAATTTCTTGTTTGTTCATCCATAAAAAAAAAATAACCGTAGAGTTTATGTCTACGGTTAAATATAATTAGAAACGATTTTTTATAAAGAGTATTAGTAAACTAACACACATCTATCCATTCTCAATCCACAAGTAATATCTGCAAGAGCGTCCTGACTGTAAGACAGACTTCCGAAGTTTGCACTTGTTAGGAAGGTTCCATAGAGAATCCATTTTTCTACCACCACCCCTGTTGGGTCCAACATCTCAAGGTCAATATCTTTTTTATAACCCGCTGCGTAACCCATACGACCTGTTACCGACTCAGCGTGTAGACGAACCCATTCCATAAGTGCTTGTGCAGCTGAAGGACCAATTGGGTCTCTAAATTTTACCTGAATTTCATCCCAGTTAAATCTACCTGCAACAAATGTTGAAGTGTTTAAGAATTGAATTTCAGTTGAGTTTATCTTGATAGATGGTCTTGAAGCAGACTCCACGAACCACTCATTAATACCTAAACTTGACGGAAACCTTAGAATGAATCGATTCTGACGTTTCGGTTCGTAAGGTATGGGCATTTTCATCAGTAAATCAGCCATATAATTAATTTTTTGTTTTCAGTGTTTATATGTTATAAATATAGTCTGTTAGAAAATATTTCTCTTTACTTTAATTTTTAAAAAAAGTATTCTTATTGCACTTCCTTCTTAGTTCCTCCAGCAGTAGAATATGTTTTAACTAAATTATCTGGTTTATCTTTAAAGGCTTTTCTCATTACTTCTACATTTCTTGGGTCATCGTCTGAAAAACCAATTGATGGTTTAGATGGTGTAAATTTGTTTCCTATGTCGTTTTTTAACCATGCTCTTTTATTAAGTAATGCTGCCATATTCTTAATGTAGTCCACAAAATCATTCATCGCTCTAACCTTCGCCTCCTCGGGATTTGTGGCACCCGACTCATCTCCAAAAGAAACGGGATGGTATTTGTTTAAATCCAAATAAAGGTCGATAAGTTCTTTATCAGATAAATCTTCTTCACCTGTAAAGTTCCTATATTTTTTTAAATTTTTGATTAGTTCATCTTTGGATATCCCGCCGAAATCATTTACAATATAATTGTAGACGGATTGTTTCAGGGTTTCGGGATTATGACCCCTTGCAGTGATTATTGCAAATATTGAACCATTATTTATTGCTTCTCTAAAGTCATCAAAAGCTGGTCCCTTCTTTGCTTGCATAGAATCAATCAAAAAGTCTTTGTCTCCTTCAGTTCGAAAGTTTCTAAACGGATTGTCACCGAACCCAACAATCTTATGTCCGTTATATTCAAAATCTTCTTTTCCTACAATGTGTCGGTATTCTGCAAAATCTTCGGTTGACATACCTACCTCTTCTCCGTCTGAATCTTTCAGAATTATCTTTGTCGGCATGTGCACAATATTGTCATCCCAGTCGAAAGCGTAATATTTTAAATCCGGGGTTTTCTCGTCTTTGAAACCTTCTGTAATCTCTTTTCTCATTTAGTATGGCTAAAAAATGGGGGGATTTTGTCCCCCCGTTTTTATTAGATATTTTCGAACGAAGCTCCTGTTGGTGTAATAAAGAATTCAATATCTATGAATTCGAGAGCCTTCGTTGGTTTTAAGTAAATCTTTCCTGTTAATGTGTTTCTGTCTAAATCTTCAGGTGAAGAAGATACTGTCACACGGAAATCATATAGACCTCTATCTCTTCTAATTGAATCAAGGATTGGGTTCACACTATCCAAGAATTGTTGTCTTACTACTTGGTCGTTCTGTTCGAACAGTAATCTTACAGCCACCGCTGAAATTAACTTACGAGCCTGAAGTAACAATCTTCTTACGTTAAGTCTGTTTAGAGCGGTATCCGCAACCTGTAGGGTTTTGTTACCCCAAATTACAGTTCCAACGTCCGCAAAAGTTGCAATAGGGTTGATTCTTCCTTGATAAAGAGTATCTCTATCCTCTTGAGTCAACTTCAATCTTGCCTTTATTGAATTTACAAGACCTCTTGTGTAACCCGCTGACGCGAACCATGGGAAGGATATGTTATCTGTAAGAGCTAAATTTCTACAAACTTCACCTGTTGGTGGTAAGTAAATCTGTGTATTGTTTACTGTATCTCTCACCAAAATCCAAGGATAGTAAGTAGATGTATAGTTAGAATCAATTCCTGTGTTATCTAAGTTATCAACCGCTTCCTGAGGATAAATAATATCCAAAGAGTTTGTTCCATCAGGAGTATACATGTTATAATCTGGTGTCGTTGCTATATAAACAGAATCAGCCCTTTGGAACTGAATCATGTCGATAGCTTCTTCAACAAGGTTTGAGTTATTGTAATAATCGATACTTGAAGTTGCAAATACATTGATATTAGTAGCTTCAGGATTTCTGAACGTAAGAATACCTAATAGATAAGCATAATAGTCAGTGTTAGCAAAATCTTGTGTATTGTTTTCAACCACAATTCTCTTAAATAAACCTTGACCAGTTGCTGAAGGATATCTTGATGATGCAGATGCACCCGCCAAGTAACCTGATGCTCCCAATTGGAATCTATCTTGGTTTGTTCTATATTCTCTATAAATGTCCCAACCATCAAACCCACCAGCGAAACATACTGTGTATTTTCTTGAGTAGATAAAGTAGTAAGGATTTTCTTGTGTTTCTGGGTCAAATCTGAAATCAGCAACCCCACACTCAAATGCCGGTGTTCCACTTGTTTGATAAACATTACCAATAGTAACTACAGTTGCACCTGAGTCCATATGGAAACCTTTACTTAAGTAGTTCCAAGTAGCACCCTCGACAGGGATTGGAGCAATGACCCAAGAAGGTGGATTTTGTTTACCTTTATAAGAAAGGAATGATTCGTCAATTCCGAACTGAGTTGAAAAACCTAAGTAACTTCTTCTCACTATATCACCAGGTGACTCGACTAAATTATCACCTCCAGTTGCTGCACCGAAAGGTGGGTTATAGATAACTTCACCAGGGAAGTAGTATTTTGTTTTGAACTTTGGAACAGGAGATGGATTACTAACAGATGCATATTCTCTTTGAGTGTATCCGTAGAATCCACAAGGAAGTGCATCTATTGGTGCCTCTTCAGACATTTCAACCATCACATATTTTGATATTAAAGCAAACTCACCATTAGAAGAACCAATCTTTTTAGCCACAAAGTTATTTGAAGCTGGGTCCATAGTGCAATTTGTGAATTTCTCAATCACAACAGGGTTCGCATCGGTGTCAAAGAAATTTCTAACTAAAACATCAAATGTCATGTTGTTAAAAGACAAGTTCGCGATTGAAACTTTTACTTCAACGTTAGCTGCATCTCCATCAGAGATTGATATGAATCTGAATAATTTATAAACTTTATTACCTCTCAACTCTGAAACCAAGAATGGTGTCATAGGTGATTGATATTTTTCTACGTTATAAGCAATTGAACTTGGGTCTTCTGTTCTTGCTCCAGGTAAACCAATCAACTGACAATCTAATCCACGGATATAACTTTGATTATAAGCATAAGCCAAAGAAGCTGGATAAACTTCCTCAACGAATACAGGAACCTCCTGTCTAGATTTTCCGAAATTGTCCGTCCCTAATACTTTAGTTATAAACTTAGAAGAAAGTGCCGACAATGAAACTTCAAAACTGAAATTATCATTATCTTTCGTTATACCTGATAACAAGAAGGTTTCGTAAGGATTAATTGTAACCCCTGAGTATTGTCCCGAACAAACCATAGTTAATGCACTCAATCCTGAAACAGTTCCACCCGAGTTTACCTCGTAAATTGGACCGTGAGCATTACTTGCTGCACTATTTTCAAAAAGTGATATACCTCTTGAACGGATTGTCGCTACAACCATGTTATTATATTCACTGAAAGCAGTTCCTGACCATGTATATACATTACCAGAAATACTACCCGAGAAACTATTAGAAGCTCCTGTTGCTATTGATGAAACAATATAGTCCATAGAATAACCTGAATAGTTATCATTGGAATAGTTGTTAAAGTTTGCATAGAACCAAGAATCATTCAAACCACTTGTTAAATCATTAAGAGGATAATTTATATTATCACAATTATATACGTTGACTAAGTTACGTCCTGTAGACAAACTATAATAGTCACTTTCTGGAATTGCACCATATACATTTGCAGTTGTTGAAGACAATGAATTTGTTGTTAGAACATCTTTCACAAACCCTAAAATATCGGATTGGATATTAGATGTGCTTCCGTCACTCATTCTATAAAGTGAAGTCAACGAATTGTTAATTTGTGAAGGGAATGAATTAAGAAAAGAAATTGTATTCCCTGTCGAACTTCCTGTAAAGTTTACCACCCAAGGGGTAGCTGTTGCAGGATTGAAACCAACCGTAGTTGGGTCAACATTAGCAACAACTTTGATACTCCAAGACGGACCTGCGTCGTATCCTGAAAGACCAAGGATTCTTGTTACGAACAATTGATTAGATTGTTGTAAGTAAGATTTGGCAATGTAAGCCGCTTCATATTTAGGGATTTGTGTATTAACAAATTTTACAGGCTCGGACCCCCCGAAATATGCCTGAAATTCATCGTAGTTCGTTATAAAAATCGGTTCAAATGCGGGACCCTTAATTGTTTCCCCAACTAAACCTAACGTAGTAACACCCACACTCTGAGCCACGAATGATAAATCCGTTTCAGAGGTATAAACACCAGGTGAAACATAAACTTTTTGATTTGCTTGTGCTGTTGCCATTATTAAATTATTCTATGCAGATTTATTTTAATGATAAATATTCTAATCTGAATGAAAAAACTTGACTTTTGAATATCTATTTGTAAATGGTGAGAATAAATTCTACCTTTTTTCTACCTATGAATAAAAAGAAAGAAATAAAGAATATAAAGATAGCACCTGAGGTTCACGAGGTATTGAAAAAATACTGTGATAAAAGGGGGATAAAGATTTATAAATTCTTAGAAAATTTAATATTAGAGAAGTGTAAAGAAAAGAAAGATTTGTATGGGGAGGACTAAACCAACTTACTATCAAACTTTATAGAACCTTCTTTCAGGTTGTCTTGTTTCATTACGGATATTGTAAGAATGTCGTTGGTTGTTATTTGTATTTTATTAACATTCGAACCGAAATAATCTCCATTAATAAAGACATCAAAATTAGAGATGTTCTCAGAACCAACCCAAGTCATATCTGCAGTGAAATCAATGAACTCAGACAAAGAGTCATTACCAACCACGTATTGAAAATTTGACAAAAACTCGTCAGGATTTTCAGGAAACTTCCTTCTTCTTTTACTAATCGTAGATGTGTCAAGTTCCACAACTTGAGCGACGCGAGCAATGGCTGGTTTCACCTGAAACTCCTCCTCATCAATCAAGTAACCCAACATTGTAAAATCATATGATTGAACATAATACTTCCTTGACTCCAATGTCATTTGTGATTCATCTGAAATATTGTTCATAATTATCGGAACATACTGCCCTTTTATGAAGGTATAGGCTTGACGCGAAGAAAACTTCTGAAGTGTAATTTTATTTAACTGATTCAATTCTCTCATTCTGTTACACACAATCTTCACACTATAATTAATATCAACAGGAACTGGTTGTGGAATTGTATATATGTCCATACCTTGTTCGTTACCATTCCAAGTCGGAACAGATGCATAATAAAATTGTTTTCTGTTTGGTATTGTGTATTGTAAAGATGGATTGGTTCCGTATTTCACCTCAGGATTTCTCACAACAGTAACGAATGGAGGTTCGACATTATAATCTAAGTTAACAAATGTTGCAGTTTCAACATACTGACTCCAATTTTGTGTTGTCAATAGTATGTCAATCATCGGAACAGTTTTACCTCCAGTAACAACCTTCAAATCGTTTTTTACAAAGTCCAACATACCTCTGTCCAAATCCGCATGTAATACTGATTTAGGAAGATAAGTCCCATCCTTATTAATATATTCTAAGAGTTGCTCCCTCCTTGCAGAAAGAGTCTTCTTGGGAACTAATGGTAAAGTTGGTATGACTTGTTTTGGTAATGGCATATTAATTATTTTTAGTCATTGAACCCACAGTTTTAAGTGCATTCCAATGAGAGTCTGACTTGGATGAACTCGCCCCAATCACAATCCCTTGTCCTCTCCCGACTGAGTTTCCAACAAAAACATTTGAAGCAGGAACTCCGTTGTTCACAGCATTTCTTACATTATTTTTCGTTTCACTTCCAGCAGCATATGGCTCAATGATGAACAAGTTATTTTTATTTTGACCCAAGACATTTGAAATCTCATTAGATTTCCTGCATCCCGCACTGAAAAGATAAATCGGGATTCCTGGGTTTTTATTGATAAAATCTATAATTGTAGAGGATGGTGTGTTAAACCTAAAACCTTTAACATTCTTTTCAGTTCCAATCCCCTGTTTCAATAAACTTACTTGTGAATCTATATTTAAGTCACCAGACCTATTATCTAACCCCCCAACTAAAATTGCATCATACTCACCAGATGTTTTTTGTGATGAGGAACCTTTTCTCACAATTTTCAAACCAAACTCTTGTTCCATCGCACCTCTTGTCAAAGGTCCTAACTTACCATCCACTCCATCTTTGTTTGGACCATACTTACCCAAATCATACCCCTTTTTTATCAGATACTTTTGTATGATTTCAACATTTGGGTCATAGGATATTTGTTCTAATAAAAAACCCAATTGTGATTCTTTTAAAATAAATCTCATAATTAGATTCCGTTAAATTCGTTTTCACTAACCCATGTGGCAACAACAGTTCTATAGAAAGGTTTGTAACCACCATAGGTGTGTTTATTGTCTGACTTTACATATCCATCATCACTAACAACATAATATCTTACTCTATCTTCACTTTCATAATATCCAAAATAATCACCCATGAATATATCAACACCCATGTCATCCAAAGTTTTTTGGTAAATACTAAATCTCATATTACCTGGTTCTTGTAACTCAACTCTAGAGTTACCAACAGTTTTATTTGTAGGAGCCATAACCTGAACGTAACCCTTCAATTCAACGGGAGCTAAGAACTGAATACCATCTTCCAAAACTTCACCATATACATCATCAGTTTTGGTTTTGTATCTATCTATTCTATATAAAATTACGGTGAAATTCATATCACCAATTAACCACTCCTCACCCATACCAATGTCGAGAGCGTAATCCTCACCGCCAAAAAATTTACCGAGTCTTGTAATTGGAACTAATTTCTCTGCCATAGTCAGCTGAACTTGTTTATATTGATAAATACTTTTAAGTTTATTATATTTAATCCAAATGGAAATTCAAAGAAATACAAAACTACAAGTAAGAAAAAGTTCAATTCACGGTTGGGGGGTTTTCGCATGTGAAGACATAAACGAGGGTGAGGTTATTGAAGAGTGTCCGATTCTTAGATTACCTGTTCAAAGAGGAGAAACAAACTACACCTTAATTGACTATACATTTGTATTTCCAAAAGGAGAGAATTGGCAAAACCACGTTATTGCTCTTGGATATGGTTCACTATATAACCATTCCGAAAACTATAACGCAACATGGGAAGACGATTTGGACAAAGACATTTTAAGATTTAAAGCAACAAAACCAATTTCGAAAGATGAGGAAGTCACAACTTATTATGGTGATGAAAGTTATTGGTCTGACGGTAGAAGTCACATTGAAGTAAAATGAGCTTATCAGAAATATCACTCGAGTCAAAAGCACTAACACTTCTTGAACAATATGAGGGGTATAACAATTATATCTTGGAACTACAAAGGAAATCCCAAGTAAATAAAAAATTCTACCCAACAAGAAGTCAATCAGAATACATAATCAATAACCACGACAAACAACCCAAAGTTGCCAAAAAGTGGGTAATTTTAGACGCATATTTTGCACAGAAATTAGCTGACGACAAGATGTATACTGAAATCCCACAAAAAGTCTGGGTTGAAAAACTTCTAGCGGAGAAGGACAAAGCTTATCATATTTGGGGAAAGATTTGGGACTCTGAACAACTACATGATTTTTGGTTACCCAAGGCTTCTATAATAAAAGACAACACCGTTAAAGACGTTGTCATCGATTTTGAAAAATATTCAAACAGACCCCCGTTAAACCATCAAAAAGAATCCATTCAGAAACTGGTTGAAAATAAAAAATATATTTTGGCCGATGATATGGGTTTGGGTAAAACAACCTCAACTATAATTGCAGCCTTAGAAACAGGGGCTAAAAAGGTTTTAATCATATGTCCCGCAACTTTGAAGATAAACTGGAAGCGTGAAATTGAAAATTACTCTGACAGGACAATATACATAGCGGAGGGTAAAAACTTTAGCACAGAACACGACTTTGTAATCATAAACTACGACATTCTAAAAAACTTCCATGACCCTAAAAAGAAAGATGATTCGCAAATTCTTAGAGCCAATTTTGATTTGGTTGTTATTGATGAAGCACACTATATCAAAAATGCTCAAGCACAAAGAACCAAACTTATAAACGACTTCATAAAAAAAATTGACAGACTTTGGTTATTAACAGGAACACCGATGACATCAAGACCAATTGATTATTATAATTTATTGAGTCTCGTAGATTCCCCTGTTGCCAAGAACTGGATGGCCTACGTCATAAGATATTGCAGTGGATATCAATTCAAGGTCGGAGCAAGGAAAGTATGGAACGTAATGGGTGCGTCTAATTTAGATGAACTAAGGGATAGAACCTCGAATACAATCCTAAGGAGATTGAAAGAAGACGTTTTGGATTTACCTGAAAAAATTATCACACCTGTTTATCTCAGACTCAAATCAAAGGACTATGAAGAACTCATGGGGGAATATTATAATTGGTATGATAAAAACCCCGACGAGTCAAAATCGTTAACAGTTCAATTTTCAAAACTTACAAAAGTTAGACAAGTTATTGCCAACGAGAAAATATCTCAAACAATAGAACTTGCCGAAAACATATTAGAGCAGGACAAAAAAGTTATCATATTTTGTAACTTCACAGATTCACTAAATCAAATTGTTCAACATTTTGGAAAAACTGCCGTCAAAGTTGATGGGTCAATGACAAAACAAGATAGACAATTTAGTGTTGACCAATTTCAAGAAAATGATAAAATAAAAGTTTTTGTCGGTAACATAAAGGCTGCGGGTGTTGGACTTACTTTGACTTCCGCAGAAGCGGTTATTATGAACGACTTATCATTCCTACCATCGGACCACTCTCAGGCTGAAGATAGGGCATACAGATTTGGACAAAAAAATAATGTGTTAGTCTATTATCCAATATTTGAAAACACAATCGAAGGCGCGATATATGACATACTTAATAATAAGAAGCAAGTCATCGCGACCGTTATGGGTGACAATCAAAACATCGGTGACACTGCCGAAGAAATTCTGAAAAGAATAAACGAATTACGCCCTTAACATAGATGGAGAAAGTAACTAATCACCAAGGAGTTGAATTGAGAGTTGGTGATAGAATTAAAATTATATCAGACAAATTACATTCAAAATTACTAGCTAACGTTGACCTAAATGAAGAGGTTGTCATAACAAGTTTTTCAGAAAACGGAAAAATTATATATCATCATAATACATTAGCCCTACCAACCAACAGTGACATTTATGTTAAAATAAATTAAAGTCAATCAAACCTTAAAACAATTCTGAGTTATTTATATAAAACGAATAACTCGCCAATATGAAAAAAATAGAAGAAAGAATTCAACAAATTGAAAAACAAATTACCGAAAACCATATCGAAACAGAAAAACAATTGTTGATTACAGAAATGAAAAAAATTGGAATAGAAAAACTACCCTATTCTTATTCAGCCCTCAAAGGATTCATCGACGCAGAAACGATGAATTTCCACTACAACAAACACTATAAGGGATATGTAGATAAATTAAATGCCGCCCTGTCAAAGAAAAAACATGGAGATTTAGACTTAGAAAAAATTGTCAAAAACATTAGTCGATACGACCAAGTAGTAAGGAACAACGCTGGAGGAGCATTCAATCACGCACTTTTTTGGAATATGTTGTCTCCAACACCAAAAAAATTAACAGGGGAATTGTATAAAAAAATTACCAAAGAATACGGTAGTTTCAATCTATTCAAAAAGAAATTTGAAACTGTTGCAAAGGATAGATTTGGCTCAGGTTGGGTATGGTTAATTTTAACCTCAAAAAATACTTTGAAAATAATGTCGACACCAAATCAAGACAATCCACTTATGAATGTTATCGAAGGTGGAGGTTTCCCTCTATTAGGTTTGGACCTTTGGGAACACGCCTACTATTTGAAATACAGAAATAAGAGAGACGAATACATTTCAAATTTTTGGAAGGTGGTCAATTGGGATTTTGTTCAGAAACTTTATGAAATGAAAGTTGAAACAAAACTACTAGAGTCGAACAAATTTCAAGGAATAATTACTGAATCAAAAGAACCACAATTCTGTAATCCAAAAGAAGTATTGTTCTATAGAGACTTGATTAATAATTACGCAATCAAAAAAAGATATCAGGAGGGAGTATCCTACGTTCTAAAAAAAGTATTTTCACATTTTTGGGTTGAGGGTAATACTGAAGAGATGTCAGGATTTTATGGTGTAGAATCACCCGAGGGTAGGTCTATACTCAATAACCTTAATACAAATTTCAATACATTTTGTTTATTGGTAAAAGCAGTAAACAAACAGATTGAATTAATTGGAAGGTCAGAAAAGAAGTTTGATTTTTCAAAAAAAGAAAAAAGAACTCTAAAGGAAACAACTAGATTTATTTCAGCATTGGACCACTTCAGAAACGAAATCTTTACAGAGAATAACGAAGACTTTATCAATATAATCAAAGTCCTTAAAAAACTTTGGGATAGGGGTCAAAAGTCTGAAGACAACGCAATTAAAAAAATAGAAGACTATTTTGATGGTAATGCTAAAATTGAAAAGATTGGTTCACATGGTGGAAAACAAGACGCCTTCAAAGGTATTGATGTAAATGTGATTTTAGATGGAAAAAAGTTTTCTGCACAGGTTAAACCATTCTCTAATGTTTCAATAATCGAGGACAGAGTTAAACTTTTGGATACAGGAAATGTTAAGCATTACGAAGTCGATTGGTATATTTTTATTAATCCTAAAACAAATAAGATACTTATATTCAAAAACGACCCTATAAGTGATAAAAACCAATATGTCTTCAACGTTAGTTCACTACTACACGAAATAGAATAATAAAGATATTTATTTGATATGGCAGCACTACCAGAACCAGAAAGAAGTAAAATTTATACAAGAGTCAAACACTTGTTGGGAGCACCCTTAAGAAGTGTAGAATTAGAAGACGAAATGATGGACTCGCTAATGGAATTATCTATTGGTGATTATGAAGAATATATTCTACAATGGCTAATCGATTCACAATGGGTTAACTTAGTAAACCTCAATATGAATGAAAAGTCTGTTGCCAGAGCTTTGGTTACAAGGACAATGGACTTCGAACAACAATTTGCATATTCGTATTCTAAGATTGTTGGACTTCAGACCGTAGGACCATGGGTCTTGAAGAAAGATTATTTCATAATTGAAAAGAATGTTCAGACATACGAAATACCAGCCAACAGAGAAGTCAATGAACTTCTTTGGTTTAGTAATCAGGCTTGGACAGCATTCGGACTTGGAGGTCTTGGTGGATTTGGATTCGGTGGTATAGGTTTGGGTGCCAATGAAGCAGGATACGCTCAGATGGGATACCAAGGTTCTTATTTTATGATGTCTGGTTTTGATTACCTCATCAGAATGCAAGAAGCAAATATCTTGAATAGAATTCTCGGTGGTTCTATGACATATAGGATTACCGCATTACCTGATGGTAAAAAGTTGATACACTTGATGAATACCCCTGGTGGTAAATTTAACTGGGCTAATTTCAACATGTATGCTGGTAAAGCGGTTTGGTATTGGTATTATGATGTAACACCAGACAGTAGAGCTGATTGTCTTAAAAACAATCCTGACATTATCAAACTACCGACTGACGTTCCTCTTGAATCCTTGAGTTGGGAAGATATCAATGTTCCTGGACAACAATGGATAAGAAGATGGTTTACAGCATATTGTAAAGAAACCTTAGCAAGAGTGAGAGGTAAATACAGTGGGAATCTTAAGACACCTGATTCTGAAATTACAATGGATTACACCAGTCTTTTAACTGAAGCCAAGGATGAAAAATCTAAACTGATGGAAGAATTGACGGGCGCTGAAGGATGGCTTACAAGACTAAGACCTGAAAAGGTTATGGAAAGAGAAGCACAAATTGCTGAAAATTTAAATAAACAAATGAAATTCAGAGCAATGCCTCGTCAAATCTACGTAATCTAATATGGCAATAGTAAAATCAATCCCATCCAAAAGAATTATTAATGGTCATGCAATCAATACATCTGAACTTTCAGTTGTATCCGAATTGGATTATAGAACCAACGGTGAATTTTGTATAATTGTTAGAGGAATCCCACAATCATTTTTAGTCTTAGATTCAAAAACAACAGACCATGTTGTAGTCAAAGCTATGACTATGGTAACAGTAAGACCCGATGTCGGAAAAATTGACGAGGAATGGGACGAAATTGTATTAGATAAGTTTGCCTGTGTAGAATTCCAATACGTTGGAGGTAATTGGTATATTCTTTCTTCAGACGGTCTTAAGCAATCCTAATTTAGTTTCCCAATTTTCTTCGGCTAATTCATACATGTAATTAGGGTCAAGTCCACGTTTTTCCCAATAAGATAGTTCATCCGATGTTATATCTAAAACATCTTCTTGAAGTTTATCTTGGTCTCCATCTTCGAATGGCATACCGTTGATTAGTTCACATTGTTCTCCCGTAAAAATTCCCCTTTCTTCAGGATTCGTAACAAGTAGTTGGTCACGAACGTCTTGTTTATAAACAACAAGTAAAGGTTCAATTCTTTTGTTGAAAGTTACAATTGCTCTTGGAACATTATATTCACCTGTCAGATTGGGGTTATTTTCTAATATGTTTGCATCCAACATGTAACAATTAATCTGAACACTGTCTCCCTTTTTTTGGACATCACCATGAGAGGCTTTGACACCATTATTAACATACATAATAACATCTCCCAAGTTTACACCTATCCCCGTTTGAAGTGCAAGTTCCATGTGTGCCATACGGGACATTGTATTCCCTGCTTTAGTCTTTTGGGTTAATCTTTTTTTATAATCCTCGAGTGTTAACTTAACTTTCGCTCTTTGTGCAATCTTTGAAAGGGGAATTTGTTGGTTGAATATTTTTTGAAGATACTCATAATAATATTCCACGAAGTCTTTACCCTTACCCTCCAAAAGTAATTTGATACCTTTATCCAAAAACTCCTCGATATACAATGGAAGTTTTTTTGATTTGATGGAATTGCCAGTCAATTTAATCTTTCCTTTGGCGTCCATGACCGCATAATTTTTTCTGGCAAGATTAATACATGAAGGCCACACACCATCAGTATCGAGAGCCATCTCACCCCTCATGAATATGTCATTGTATTCTGCAACGTCCGCTTCAGGACCTTTATAAACTTTTCCCGCCTTTACCTTCCAATTCAACCCACGACCAACATAGTGATGACTTTCCACATCATCGGGACTGGAGAAGTTTACACCGTCTGTATCCATTACAAGTGGGACATAACCCTTAGACATAAAAAATTTAATCATTTGTCTCAGATATTGTCTACCTGTGCAAGTAATCTGTTCCCCCATATACATGTCACCCCAAGCAAAAACTTGTGGAGCAGACAAAGCACCAAACATGGAGTTGATGAATATTTTGATGGGCAATTGTTTGTTTGAATATGATGCGGACTTTTGTGGGTCAGACTTTTCAAACTCTTCCGCAAGTTGTTTGTAACGAATACGTGTGTCACGGAAATACTTCAACATTCCTTTCATCGCACCTGTCACATCACAATCAGGAAATACATCATGCACAAGCTGAATAGAGGGGTATAGAGAGGAGAAGTCGAGCTTTAATACATTCTTACTATAACCAACCTTAAGTAGTCGAGAAAGACCTCCTACGAAGTCTGTCTTCGATTGTTTGGCAGGGATTGCCAGTCCGTGTTTGTATGACCAAGCAAGCATCAGCATTTTCCAAAGAGTCGCAGTTCCCATGGTTGATACTCTTTCGTAAGTCGTAGGAATCATAGATGCAAGTAGAAATGACGCTTGGTTAAATTCTTTATCCACAGCCAAGGTTTCTTCCAAGTCATCATCAAGATATCTCTCAACAAGATTGTCACCAGTAGTTTTGATATAAATGTCATTTCTTTTTTCACATACCTCATCAATCTTTGGGTCCAAACCAACCTTCTTGTAATTACCGTTTTTAATATTTAACCAATATTCTTCCTTAGCGGCATAAAATTTTCCAATGTCCGTGTGTTCGATATAAACACGGTCAGGAGCCTCTTTATTAATAAACTTTGTGATATACTTCAAACCAGCCGCCTTGATATTTGAATTGATGGCTTGAGCTCTTCGAACAGCATGAATTATATCGATTACATTATATCCCCAAATTGATGTTTGAAGAAAATCTTCGACTTCATTTGCTAATTTGAGAATCGTATCTTTTCTTGTGTATGAGTGTTGGGGATGTAAGGATTTAATCGCCTTCCTCATATCTAAACCAAGTCTTTGACCTCTTTCGAATATCCAGTGCCAGTCGAAGTTTGCCGAATTATATCCACCTATGATTGATGGTTTGAGTTGGTCAATCACATTGAAGAACTCCTGTATAGCACCCTTCTCTTGTGATTCATCCAAACATTCAATTACTCTATGATATCCTTTATTGGTCTTAATTCCTATCATGAATATTCTACCATCTTTGGGGTCTAACGCATTTGTTTCCAAGTCAAATACAAGACGTGTCACATCATCATAATCAGTAAACCCCTTGAATAATCTTTTTTCTTTAGAGACCAAATATTGTTCTACAGGTGGAAGGATTAATATTTTATCTTTCGTTTTTTCTCCCCATGGGTCGCATCCACCATCTCTAAAAAACTGAATCAGTTCTCTGTATCCCTTGAGCGATTTTACCATATAGGTCAAACCGTTTTCTAATCTTTCATTATCCTTTGTATCTAATTTTTGTATTACAATTCCATATTTTGTCATGGCTTCTTTTTGAGCCATTTTGGAATCGTTGTAGAAATTTACACCACGTAAATCACCGACCCATGCGAATGGGATAAAAGTGTCTTTACGTATTTCCTTACCTTTACCAGGTATTTCTTTTACCTTGAAAATTGAATTGGAGACGTAGTCAAATTCTATTGCTACAATAAATTCTTCGGGGTCGTTTCCTAATAGGAAAGACTCAATTGCTTCGTGACTGAACATATGATTAAGACGAGTGGTTTATTGGCTTTCACACTATCGTGAAATTCACCTTACTCATTCAATAATAAATATAAAAAAAATTAAGTCTTAATCAAATCAACAACACGCAGTTTCGGAAATGAAACTTGGTTGAATATTAATATAAAGTTGTTCTCTGATTGGAAGAATTAAATTTCCTTCATCATTTTTGATTAAGAATTGTCCTTCGTATCTTCCTGGCGTATCAGTATCTCTCGAAGTAAATTTGAAATAAATGTAGTATTCTGCAGGAGCACCAGGGTCCAAAATGAGATTAACTATTTCACATGGGGCTGAAACTATTTTTGGAATCCCAGTCTCATAATCTATCATAGTGAAATATATTGTGGAAACCTCCAACGCTTCCATAAACTGAATATACCCCGCTCTACCGTCTTTTACGACTTGCATTTTCAAAACTGGTAACGTAGCATTTTGTTTGATATAAAATTCCATAACAATAAATATATTGTTAGGACTCTTTACGTAACTCTCTGTTGTAATGTTCGAAACGGTCGTGTTCAGTTGGTGTCATTAGAAGTAAACCAGGATTTAATTTTTCTTCTTTTGTCAGTTGATACATATGACTCATCCACGTTTGTTCAAATGGATGTGCCCAAGTAACATCCAAAAACATTTTTTTGTTACCTGGTCTTGAAATAATTTGAGGCCAGTTACAATAATATATGTCGCCTGTCGCATATGGAACTTTTCTGTGTGAAAGAACTTTTTTGAACTCTGTCTTTGGCGCATTCGGGTCCAATCCTATTTGTGGTAATCTTGGATTTAAGGGCCAATACTTTGACCTAACATCTTGAGGAACATTATACCAAGACCATTGAGTCCCGTTATCTCCGTAGAATTCAGAATAATTCAATTTTAAGAAATCAAAGTTTTCCTTTTGCATTATTTGCATCGAGATTGAAAATAGATTTGGTTCGTATCTTGAAAAACCGTTTTTACATTTCGAACCTTCATTCGGATAAAAAAACATGTCATCTTCAAAAAACAAATAATAATCCAAATCTGTTTCTTCAAAATGTTCTGCAATCCACTGCCTTCCTCCACAAATACCCAAGTTATCTTTTTTGATATGTTCAAAATTATATTCATCACAAAGTTGTTTATACTCTTCTGTTGTTGACAAATCACTTGAGTTATCAAGTAAGAATTTTTTTGTTTTAAGTATGAATTCTTTATCATACATTAACATTGAATTAATCAACGTTTTGAATTGGTTTGGACTATTGAAAGTTATAACATATAGACCAACTTTGTTAATATCCAAATTTGAAACTTGTCTATGAACTGATTCTGTTTTTACTTTCAAATCATCGTTCTTCAAATCCTCAAAAAATTTACCTAACAAACCATTTGATTCTATTTCAAAATAATTTATTAACTCGGAGTGTCTATAACACATTATGCTGAATAAAGATTCTTCAGTTCCCATATATCCCGAATCCAAGGTTTCTTTCATCAGAGAATAATATATTGAATTGATTTCTGATATTGAGTGTTTTGGTCCACCGAAGAACCCACCTCTAGCAACCCTCTCAACTTTAGCACCTGCCATAGAGTTCATCTTATCGAAATTGAACCCGTGGACTTCTGTATTAGCTTCATAAGGAAAACAAACGAAACTGAATTTGGAGATATATTTTACTAATTTATCCAAAACCTTGTCGTGTGTAAAGTAACCAGGATGCACAGTATTTGTCAACCCACCGTCAATCCAAAACAGATATTCTGAATCAAACCTATCCATTATTTTTGCATCATTCAAAAGATAAACTTTTGACATAACCAACGGGTTATAGTTTTCCAATCTCGATTGAGTTGAATCTTTTAACCAACCAACTTGATTATACCACTCAGGGTTATTTCTTATGTTTTGGATTTTATCAAAAAATTCATTATTCCTGAACCAAGACATGTCTCTTACAATAAATTGTGTATTTGACTTATCCCTTTTTGAAAAAACAAATTCCTCTAAACTTTTATCACCATAGATAATCATATTGGTATTGACATCCAATAGTTTTTCAAATTTATCCAAATAATGTTGAAAAGGTCTTGACCAACCTTCACTTAAATCACCTCTTCCGATGTCCCAAATTCCTGTTACAAGTGTTATATTACTCATAAATTCTTTTAAATTCTTCTAATATTTTATAGAAACTTTTATTTTTCTGAAATAACTCATCTGTTACACCTTGAGGTGCATTATCCCTGCACCACCAAATATCAAAATGTTTTCTCTCAAATAACTCAATATGATTGAAATACATAAGAGTCATTATTTGTTCTTCATGAGGTAAACCCTCATCGTTAGATAAAACTTCTTGGACATAGTTTTCGAATATATTGACTATATTATCCCACTTGTCCCTGTGACCACCAAACAATCCTCCTATGATATGAATACTTCTATCATAATTTTTATACCATCTTGGACTTACAGTTCCTGACCAATAGTTTCTTTCATTTTCTTTTCCTAAAATTAAAAATTTGTCTTTAGTGTCTTCTATCAAATTTTTCAAAAAATCATTATCAAACAAATTGCTTTCATAAAATCTTCTTAAGGCATGTTTTGTTTCAGTCAAATACTTGAGAGGTATTAAACCACAATGGGATAATCCCGCGTCTATCCAATAATAGTTATCGTAGGATTTATCCTCATTCCACCACCATGAAAATTTAGAATATTGTATTTCGATACATCTATCCCCTCTTTTAATCTCATCGACATTTTTTCTCGAATCAATTAAATGTTTAAACTTGGAATTTGAAATATCGTATGTTGTAAATTTCAACTTGGATTCTGGTATATTGTTTTCTTCATAGAAAAATTTCTTTAGGGAATCTATTTCTCTATCCGAGGTATAACATAAAAAATCCGCATCGGTCATCTTCAATAATGACAATAAACTATATCTATAGTGGGCACCTCTGTTAGGTCTACCACCAAATTCAGTTCCATAAAGGTCACTATAAATTGCGGTTATAAACTTAGTTGACATTATAAGGTAAATATTTTTTTTCTGTTTTCATTTTTTTATTTTCTGATTCATTCAAAAATCTGTGATTAATCTTGATTGGTGAATAGACATTCCAATTGTATGTTTGGGCGTAGAAATTGTTATACATTCCCTGCGACACATCAGAATAAGAATTTTTCTGAGGGGCAATTGGTAAGATTGGTGCATATGATTGAATTGAAGGATACACATGTTTTACCAATTGTTCATCAATAGGAATGATAAAATCACCACTATAAAAACACTTATCTTTAATTTTTTCTATTTTTTCGAAAGATGATTCATCGTATATCAGAATATTTGTTGCGAAAGTTTCGGTCAATCTTTCATGTGGTTTTGGAGGTAAGTTTGTCAAATCCAAAAGCATACTGTATTTTTCACTGACGTTCATTGGACGATTGAGTGTTGGAGAAAGATTCAATACACCAAAATCAATTCCATTTATATTTCTCTCCAAATCCTCAATGAAATTTTTTGCATAAGGCATAAATACACAATCATCTTCTATCACCATTACTCTCTTGTAACCTCTTTCTTTAGCCATTTCAATTATTGACAAATGAGAAAGAGCACAACCCATATAATCGTTACGTGGAACAGCCTTAAACAAATCGTAATCCCAACCGATGTAATTCATCTCGAACTTTATATCTTCAAGTCTGTCAGGTCTACTTTCCAAATTTATAACAAATTTTGGTATGTCTTTGAAAATCATTAGCTTACAACATTATGATTTAATTGTCCAGTGATTCTATCACACCATCCTTTTGATACCGAGTGAGGCCAAACAACCCAATATGTGGGAGTAACGTCCGTTTGAAATTCTCTCCAAATCTTACAATATTTGTCAGGGTCTCTCATATAACCAGCAATTTCATTTTTGTCGGAGTCCTTTCTGAATAAAGTTTCGTCGTTAGGTCCGTGGAAAGCCACAACCCAAAAATCATAATCCGTTTCAGGAACCTGTGAGTATCCAATATCTATACAATGTTTGAATACCTTAGCAAAATCATTTTTCCAATCTTCCTCTGATGAATAGTTATATGGGTTTGGAGGATAATTCTTATCGAGTGTATATTTTTGAACAGCTCTCTTTTCAAATAAAATACCAGCATACTTCTCATATTCTCTTAAAGTTCTCACAGGACCAAAACCATAAGGTCCATCATGACCCTCTTGGGTTTCACCATCCATACCAAAAAGTTTTCTGTTGGTCAAATGGGATACTTTGTTTTTCTCACCCCAAGTTTTGTCATCATCCCATTGTTTTGTCCTACCCTTACGTGTGTATTCATGATAGACAACAGGAATGTGAGGGTGAAATAAATCATAACCCCATGTGTAAGCTCTAGCTGCAATTGAGATTTCTTCTCCGTGGAAGTAATATTCAGGATTGTGTTGGACTTCTAGAGAAAACTGACCCAAAGTAAAACAAAAATGTGCAGAATAAAATCTCGCTGTTACGGGTTTTGTCATCTCTCTCCAACCAGGAATTGTTTCAGGGAGAAAAAACACAGCACCCTCAGGAATGAATCTATCAAATGCCATTCTCCAAGCATCTTGTGCCCTTCCCGCTGGGTCATTTTCAGGGTCAAAGGAGGGCACATAACCCGTAAGTAGAGGTTTTTCATACCCATCCTTTTGTAGACCCTTAATCATTTTTATTAATATTTCATCCCAATCCTTTACAAATCTCATGTGGGAATCAATTTGCATTGTGTATCCTTCACCATCGTAAAGTTGTTGGGTTAAGTTTCTTGCCCAACAAACGCCTCTAGATTCTTGATAAGGTATATCTAAAATCTTGAATCTTTTATCTTCTCTAAACTCATCTAAGTTGTCAAATCCATCTGTTTCACTAAATTGTCTTGCGATTGAGAAAACCAAGTTCTTTGGTTTTTTAGCGTTTGCAATCATATCTTTGAGTGTTGGAACTAACTGTGGGTCCCTGTATGATGCGATTTGAATAAAAATTTTACTGTTAGACATATTATCTTTTTGTCTAAAAATAAAAAACCCTCCACGAAAGTAGAGGGTTTTATCTTTATTATTTTTAAATTTAATCTGTAAGTGTGATTTTTGCTACATCTGTATCTTGTAAAGGAACTCCACCACTAGTTAATCCAATCATTGATGGTGGGATTGTTGACCCTGAATATAAGAACGACCCATTAAGTTCAACTATAAAATTAACAGGAGTTCCTGTTATAGAAGCTCTTGGATTACCGAATGTTAGACCGTGTAGTGCTGTAAAAGTTTGACCTGATGTTACAGGTAAAGCTCCTGATAGATTGGTAAGTGTTATACTTCCACCATCATCAACAAAATCTATAATTTCCGCTCCACCTGTTGATTCGTTAACCGCTATGATTTCGGGACAAATAAGAGTTCCTGTTATTTCACCGTTAGTTAATTCCCATCCGCCACCGCCAAGTAAGTTAAGCCATCCTGATGGATAAATATCTGAGAAAGATGCCCCACTAAATATGATATCATTCGGATATGACGGTTGATTATAGTAATAAGAAGTTGTCGAAGTTCCTCCTGAACAAGCGTCCAATCCAGACACTGTTGAAAATTTAGTTGCACCAATTAATGCGAAAGTTCCTGGTGTTTCAGTAGGTGTTGGTGTGTATGTTGCAGTTTGAGATGGTGTTTGAGTTGGAGTTTCTGTGTTGGTTGGTGTTTGAGTTGGAGTTTCTGTGTTGGTTGGTGTTTGAGTTGTTGTTGGTGTTGGTGATGATATTGGTGTAGATGTTGAAGTCACTGTAGGTGTCGGTGTCGGTAAGTTCGAACATCCGTTAGGGTCGGAACTTGTAATCAATCCTGCTCCACCGCTAACAATAAACCAAGCAATCCCATTAGAATAATAACCATCAATAACAGGAACTGTCAGAGCTGTATTTTGATAAAGTGACTCACCAACGTTTGGACCTACTCCACCCGCTACAGTTCCGTAGACAGGATTAGTTGAACCCAAACAAGCTTCATTCGGAGTTGAACCTGAACCTAAATTATATGTATAGTATCCAAATGTTGCTGTTGGTGTTGTAGTTGGAGTCGGTGTTGGTGTTTCAGTTGGAGATGCGGTTACAGTTGCTGTTGGTGTTGGAACAACCAAACAAGAACTGAATGCACCCACTTGAGCACCATTCGAATCTATTTCTGTTACAATATTTGAACTGTTATAAAAACCTGCCAACATTGTTGACGGACCAAAACTTTCAGGATAGAATTGTGTGCAGTTATCGAAAAGAACCGCATTACCCCAAATATTTCCAACTATTCCTGAAGAACATGCTTCATTCTCAGTTGAACCTGAACCTACTGAAAACTCAAATCTTACTGGTGTCGGTGTAGGTGTTGGAGTTTGAGTTGGTGTTTCTGTGTTAGTTGGAGTTGGTGTAGGTGTTTGACTTGAAGTAGGAGTTGGTGTTGGACCACAATTTCCATCAACTGTAATTGTAGCTCCCGTAATACAACCTGGTCCACAACCAGAAGCAACTATGTAAATAATACCATCTTCAGTATAATAACCTTCCGGATTACCTGTATTTGGACCTGTAGCATCTGACCAAACTAATGTTGAATCCGCCAAACTTGTTCCATTTACAAATATGTTTGCTGTTTGAACACAATCACAAGTTAGTAATATATCCGTCTCATCGTGACATCTCACAATAGCAGTTCTCTCAACGTTTGTAGGTGTTGGAGTTTGCGTTGGAGTTTCCGTGTTAGTCGGAGTCTGTGTGAACGTTGGAGTATTTGTCGGTGTTTCTGACGCAGTTGGTGTCTGAGTATTGGTTGGTGTTGTTGTAGGCGTTGCAGTGTTCGAAGGTGTTTGAGTCGGACTAGATGTCGGAGTAGGTGTGGGTCCAGTTGGTGGGAACGCACCCATATTTTGGAGAACGATTGTTGTATTCGCCGTGGAATATGTTCCATCTATCAACCAAATGTTTTTTACCTGATTTGGTTCTAATTCTACTTGGTAATCCCACATTGAATCTTCGCATCTTCTATAGTTGAAAGTTGTAAAATATATTTACTACAAGCCATTTTACTTTTTTTATATAAATACTGAGAACTCGCTCAATTTTATTTTCTTTTTTAATAAATCTTATTCAGAACAAAAATATCACTGAAAATTGAGTTCAAAGGACTATTAGAACTAAACTGAGCAGTCACATTCAGAGTATTCGGAATAGTTGTATCAAAGGTTGTATCGTTTACAGTATTGAACGCAAAACCTGCAGGAACACCACTTGATTGTTTTGTTGTATGAAATACTCCAAGAGATACAATATCGGCAACTCCAGCAACACCAAGAGTTCTAATTGTAAAATTTATTGAGAACTGCCAAACATCGTCTGTCGCTGAACTCATAGTTTGTACACCACTGTCCGCCAACACAACTGAACCCGCCTTCACACGGATTTGAATTGTGTCTCCATTTTTTGAAGACAATAACCCACCAAAATCCGCTCTAAAAGAATCCCCAATTTGAAATTGATTCGCACCAACGGTAAGAGTTCCAACACCCCCATTGATTAAAGTCCCTTCAACAGTTGTTGCACTAATTGATACGCTATTTGCCGTTTGGGAAAATAATCCATAAACAGTTGGAAATGGTGCTAATGTGCTATTTTTAACACGATAAGTTACTCCTCCTTGAGCAACTGCGAATTCAGCGTTGGCAGTCATCGCGGTTAATTCTGGTAATGCAGATATTGGTAAATTAGGCATATTATGTAATTAAAATTTTGTAATTATCCTCTTGGTCAAGGGTTGAATAATCTTCTTGTAATAAATAGTTTGTATCGGGGTTAGAAATATAGGTATAACATGTTTGGTCAAAAGCCCCAAAATAAAGTTCATAACTTCCATTAAAATATTCCAACTCAACCGTATATGGTAACACATTTGCACCCAAGCTCACAGTTCCTCCCGTATCAGGATAAAAGGTAATATTGGCTATCTGACCATTAAAATTCGTGCTTGATATTTGTACTCCTGTAGTCATTTTATAATAGTGGTATATTCCATTTATTTGATAGATATTGTTGGACAGATTGTAACTCCGATGGAGATAAAGCTCTACTGTAAGCTAACACATCAAACAAAAATCCATTATAGAAGAACTGTGTGGTTCCCGCGGGTGCTCCCGTATAGGATACTCCCAAGAACACATAATCAAGAAGTGCATTTGTTGTTGTTCCAACATTAGTTATATAGGTCAAGGTTTGTCCTGAACCATCAATATAAAACTTTAATTTATCTTGATTGGTCACACCTGTTCCACTAAACACATAAGATATAATGTGTGGATTTGTATTAACAACACCACCCGTAGCAAAACCACCACCAGCCGCAATGTTGTATGTTGAACCACTTTGTCTTATGTATGTTGCATCCAACCCTGTATTTCCATCAGAACCTCCCTGAATATATTGAGCCGTATTAGTTGAATTGAGTGTCTTAACAACCATAATGATTGTTTGTCCTGATTTTGATGATAAGCCATTGTGTAAATGTCGAACCACTTGTTGCATTAGGGTTAAATTGGTCACCAGTCTGACCTTGATAATAAATTTCAAGGGTTGGGTCACTTGGTACAATCGCTTGAGTTGGTGTAGGTGTTACATCTGGTGTGTTGGTTTGTGTTGGAGTACTTGTTACCTCAGGTGTTGGTGTTTGAGTTGGAGTTTCAGTAGGTGTTGGACTTGGTTCATTTGTTGGTGTTGGTGTCTGAGTTGACGAAGGAGTAGGTGTTGGTAGTAAGGTTATTTGAATATCACAAACAGGATTAGGTGTTACATCAGGTGTTGGTGTTTGAGTTGGAGTTTCAGTATTAGTAGGAGTATTAGTAGGTGTATCTGTGATTGTTGGAGTTGTAGTATTAGTAGGAGTATTAGTAGGTGTATCTGTAATTGTTGGAGTTGTAGTATTAGTAGGAGTATTAGTAGGTGTATCTGTAATTGTTGGAGTAGGCGTAGATGTAGAAGTATCGGTTATGGTTGGTGTTACAGTATTAGTAGGTGTTTGAGTTGGAGACTCAGTTGGCGTATTTGTAGGAGTTTCAGTTGGAGTGTTAGTAGGAGTTTCTGTTGGTGTTTGGGTTACGGTTTCTATCGGGGTTCCTGTTGGAGTGTTAGTAGGAGTTTCTGTTGGAGTCTCAGTTTGAGGGAGTCTCAGTAGGAGTTTGTGTTGGTGTCTCAGTTTGAGTTGGGGTATTTGTTGGGGTTTCACTCGGAGTTTGTGTTGGCGTCTCACTCGGAGTCTGTGTAACCGTTGATGTTGGTGTTGTTGTAGGACATATTGAGAAACTACCAATTGTGAACCCCTCTGAATCAAGTTCAACCACAATGTTATTATATGAATAATATCCAGAAAGATTAACCGTGTTTGAACCCGTAGGAGAATCAAAGAATTGATTATTCTCATCGAAGTTCTCAAACTCACCATATATAATTCCATTATCAACACATTGACATGCATCAATCAAAGTAGTTCCCGAACAAACATTAAACGCGAATCTCAATTTCGTCGGTGTTGGAGTGTTGGTAGGTGTTTCGGTTGGAGTTTCAGTTGGTGTCTCCGAAGGTGTGGATGTAGGAGTTGATGTTTCTGTAGGAGTATTTGTTGGTGTCTCGGTAGGTGTAGGTGTTTGAGTTTCAGTTGCAGTTGGAGTTTGACCAGGACTTGCAGTAATTGAAGGTGTAGGAGTATTTGTTGGGGTTTCTGATGGCGTAACGGTTGGTGTTTCCGTACTTGTTGGTGTCAAGGTTGGTGTTTCCGAAGCGGTAATCGAAGGTGTTGGTGTTACAGTAGGAGTTACTGTAGGTGAAGGTGTTGGTAAAATTAAAACTCTACAGTCAGGACACTTAGGGTCTAACAAATCATATTTGTCTTTTTGAATTTTGAAATTGTGCCAAATCTGTGAAGCATTTAAAGGCTCTGTATACATTCTAAATGCACTAATGTCCCCAATTAAACTGCCACCAAAATATTCTTCAAGTTTGATGTGTGTTGTTAAACCTGAATAGATTGTGTTGTCCAAATCATGTGTTGTTAAACACTCTGGGTCTTGTTGATAAACTATTTCGTCAACAGTTTCAGGACATCCTCCTGAGAATGTAAGGTTGTCGTGTAATCCCTGTGTTCCACCACCAACAGAAATGTTATAAGAAACGCCTATTTGTTTTTCTCTTGGTGTGTCTAAAAGTCTCGGAATAATCTCTTCAAAGTTTTCAACAACCATGAAAAGTCTACCATTTACGTATAACTTGAATTTACCCAAACGGTATATTTGTTCAAGTGTCCAATTGTCATTAAAAGTTACAATTTCAGTTGTTGCCGGGTCATAATCTTTCTCATGGGTTAGAGGAGGTTCAATAAGACTAACACTATTGTGAGCAGGAGTAGCGGTATAGATTGTTTCTGTTATCAAACCTAATCCCCCTTTTTCATATAAATCACAAGTATCAAACCATTCATTTCTTTCAAAAACAGCATCTATTTGTACCCAATGCTCAAGCTTTGAATAATCAGTTTGTTCACAATCATGGAAGATACCCCTTGTTGAACACCATTCATTTACTGTAACACCAGTAACATAAGTTAAACCCGACAGGCATGCACCTGTAAATTCACAATCCCCTGTAATTCTATATGTTTTAACACACAGTCTTGGATTACCAGTGTCCCCACTCAATCTCAAAGAAAGTGCATTTGACACTCCGTCATATAGTGGGTCTAGCTCAGGATACTTGACAGTTGTTTCACAATTACACGGACAACCACAGGAGCAATTTGTTGATGTTCCTCCCGATTGTTGATAAACTTTCATACAAGAATGTTCAGCGGTAATTCCCGTCAGTAGACATTCGCAGGTATGCATACAAGTCAACCCAGATGTAACTCTTGTGTAACCTGTATCTTGTTTTGGGTGTCCGTCCGCATAATGATAAAATTTGTTTTCGGCTCTCGCACCCATGTAGAAGAATGCCCCTTTATTTTCAGGGTATCTTTTATTCAAACCTACATTTGTATCACCAGTCCATCTATAACGTAACATAACCTCAGTTGTCCAACCCCAATGAGGTCTTTGAGGGAATACTTGATAGGTATAACCTGGTAACTTATAGAATCCTTGGTAAAATCCTCCATTCAATCTGGCAAAATTTCCTACTAAATCACCATAACTGTCATACGATAAATCGTAGGTATATGAATCATCATTCCAAAGACGGTTACTTGTTGTTGTAAAACCTGTGATAGGATGAAGTTTCATTCTCCTATCATATTTGTATCTTGAAAACTTGTCGGATATGTTTGTATATAGACCAGTCGTTATCTCAATTGTTTCACCCGACATTCTTTTTACTAAACCATTATCAATACCCGTAAGACCAACATCACAAAGAGTTTGTGCTGATGGACAAAAATTTGGGTCGAGGTTGTCTGGGTTCCAGTAGTTTTCGGATACTATGGTATCAAAATCAAATGTTACCGCAGAGACTGTCGCAACAGTTGTCCCTGTCGAATTAAATTCAAATTTAAAAGGCATTCTATTACCGTCATCATCACCAATTAATAATGGTGAAAAAATTACCTCTTGGTCAAAGGTTTTTTCGTCTGACGCAAGACAAATATCCGTTATTTCATTAACAGGTAATAGGCCTAACCTTCTAAAATTGTATTGATTAATATTCTGATACGACATAAACTAATGATAAATACCTTGTGTCATAGTATTTATAGTTTAAAAAGAAGCGATGATTACAACAGATAAAGAATTTTATTCTTCACCATATTATTTCTTTTTAAGAGATAAAGGAAAAGACTATTCATTATATTTCTCTGTAGAGCCAACTCTTGTGGAAGCAAGAAAAAAAGATGAAATGATTAAGGTCCCTAAATCTAAGGTTAAACACGTCTTAAATTATTTGGAAAAATTATTGAAAAATAAATCAAATAAAAACACAAAAGACATGAAAGGGGAAATTGAGGAGCTAGTTGCAACCGATGGTTCAATGACAAACTCTAAAATCCCAATCTTAGACCCGAAACTTCACCCTAGAAAAACTATGGACCAAACTGTTGCAGCTTCCCGTATAACAAACGACCCAATTTCACGTGGTTACAGAACTTACTATGGCGAGTCAATCGAAGAAATGAGCGAAGAGGATATGTCTGCAGCTTTCGGATATGAAGAAACAAAAGACCTCGACGGAAAAGAAACTTTCAAGTATTTCAAAGATGAATTAGAAATGGGTTCCGAAGAGGCCAAGGACCGAACAGAACAACAAGGCAAAGACCCTTCAGGTAAAAGAGACAAAAAGTCAAAATACAGAAAAGACCCTAATTTTATTTCAAGACAAATTTTACCTGAAATCCAAAAACAAAAAGCAATAAAAATGTTAGAGGATATGTTGGCCAAGAAAAAGGATTCGTCGAACGCAGACATTTCAGAAAAAGAAAAAAATATAGAAGTTTCAAGTCTGCTTAAGAAAAATGCGAAATCTTTGTTGAAACAAATGGAAAAAGAAGGATTATCTAAAAAAGACTTTTTGAAATTACTAGACGGTGAATAAAGATTTATACGATAAGGAAATTGAATTACCCGCACACATAAGAAAGCATCTAAAAAAATCTTTCAAATATGTGGGAGAAGTTGATGAAAACACTGAAGGACTTAAAAGAAATAAAGAACTTCAAGACAAAAGATTTATTGGGTATAAACAATTGAAAAGAATAAAAAACTTTTTCGATAGTTTTAAGGGAAATCAAAACGAAAAGGAATTCATTCTAAACGGTGGTCATCTGATGAAAAATTTTGTGAATGATGAGTTAAGAAAAATGAGGGAATTTGGTCACCTTACTAAAAGAAATAAGATGGATGCAGGAATGCAGAATCAATTTATAAAACCTCACGAAAAAAAGGATTTTACAAATGTGAGACCTTCAAAAGAACATTCGAAAACCGTGGACAAATATACTGCCGCGGTAACTGAAAGTCTGAAAAGGATAAACGAAATAATTTCAAAATTGTAATTTATGTCAGAACAAATCAATGTTGATTTATCACAGAACATACCTAATACCCTTACCGCTATCGCAGACGCTGAGAGAGCAAAGTTAATTCCAAAAAACGATTTTAATGCGGTTGGGAATGAATACTCATCAGTTAATAGAGACGCTGTTGCCGACGGTGATTCAATGGGTAGAGGAACGGGAACATTTTTAGATGTTTACAATGTTAATGCAGGAACAATCACAGACATTGTTGAAAGAAAAAATGAAATAAAAATCAACAAATTCAATTCAAGTAAAACTTACCCTGATTTCTAATGAATCTAACGAACACACTAAAAGGTTTACTCACGGAGATTGCTTCCATACAAACAGTTCAAGATGCTGTCAATGGGAGAAAAGTTTGTGTGATATACTACGATGGTGACGAGCCAGGTGGTAGAGGACTTCGTGAAATAGAGCCCGTGGCTTTAGGTAAAAGTAAGGCAGGTAATTTAGTCATGAGAGGTTGGGATAGAGAAGGAGCATCTCACACAGGATATAAGGGTGAACAACCTTTACCTGGATGGAGATTATTTAGACTTGATAAAATCCTATCTATGAAACCAACAGGTGAAGTTTACAATACTCCGAAACCAAATTATAATTTTAACGGAGATAAGAGTATGGTATCAGTAATTACGATTGCTAAGTTTGATAATACTCAACCTCAAACAACATAATTTTATGAACGAGAACGATTTAATGAGTAGATTAGTGGCTTCAAAAGCCATAATGGACAGTCCAAAATTCAACCAATCTAGAAATAGTATTAGTGGTGGATTGCCACCAACATCTTTACAAGACTTCGATGTCCCACAAGCAAAATACAATATTCCACAGGAGTATTTACAAGAACAACAATCTGCACCTCTTCTGAGTCAAATCCCAAGAGAAAATACTAAACCTGTTGGAGTTCCTAGTGTCGATGCAATCAAGAACTCAAAATTACCTGACGAAATCAAAAGATTAATGATTGAACATCCGATTGCGCAAGCACAACAACAACAAGCAACTCTATCAAATGACTTAGTAGAAAAAGCTTCAAGATTAATGAAGAGAGAAGATAGTAACTACATTCCTGAATCTGCTAAGAACAAACAAACAACAAAAGTATCCTCAGGTATTGACTACAACATGATTCAAAAAATGATTGAAGAGGCCGTAGAGAAAGCATTAGAAAAAAATGGACTTTTGGTTGAAAGTGCAGAAAAAACTAATGAGATTTTCTCTTTCAAGGTTGGTAAACATATTTTCGAAGGAAAGGTTACAAAGATTAAAAAGTTATCCTAACATATTTCTTTATTCAACATAGATTGTTATATTTCTCCAATATAACAATTTTTTTATGCCCAAAATTAACGTATTAGTTGTCCCATCAGATAGAACAGGTGTTGGCAAATTTAGGTCTGTAGACCCTCACATTTTTCTACAAAATTTATATCCTGAAGAGTTTCATGTCGATATTATATATGAAGTTCCGTATAACGATGATTCTTTTTGGAAGAAATACCAAATAGTTGCGTTCCATAGAAGTTTAGGTGCTGATTTCGAAAAAGCCTATGAATTGATTCCGAGATTGAAATCAATGGGAATTAAAACAATATGTGACATCGATGACTATTGGATGCCAGGTAAGGAACACCCAATCCACGATGTAATAAGATTCAACAAAATAAATGAGAAAATTACAAACAATCTCAAAGTCGCCGAATTTGTTACAACAACTACCTCAATATTTGCAGACGAAATAAAAAAATTGAACAAAAACGTTTTCGTTTTTCCAAACGCAATTAACCCAACAGAATCACAATTTAAGGAACCAACACCTGAATCAGACAGATTACGAGTAGGTTGGCTTGGAGGTTCTTCTCATCTACACGACCTACAGTTGTTAGACCAATCATTCAGTAAGTTATCTAAACTTTCAGACAAACTACAGTTTGTAATTTGTGGATTTGACACAAGAGGAACAATAACTGAAATCAACCAACAAACAGGAGAACATAAAAAAAGAAACATATTACCACACGAAACTGTTTGGGCTAATTACGAAAAAATATTCACACAAGATTTCTCTATTGTATCCGAAGAATATAAAAATTATCTTTTGAAATACTCTCAAGAATCTTACCCTGAAGAAAACAAAGAATCATATATCAGAGTCTGGACCAAACCAGTTCAGTCATATGCAAAAAACTATTCAAAGTTCGACATATCTTTAGCACCAATTAAAAATCATATGTTCAACAGAATGAAATCTCAACTTAAAGTAATTGAGGCTGGTTTTTACAAAAAAGCAATAATTGCTTCTAACTTAGGTCCTTATACAATAGATTTAAAACACGCTTTAAAAAATGGAGAATTTACAGACGGTAATGCTCTTTTAGTTGAAGAAAATAGAAATCATTCAGATTGGGCTAAGTTTATAGAAAAATTAGAAAAAAATAGAAATTGGGTTACCGATTTAGGTGAAAGGTTGTATGAAACCGTGAAGGACAAATATGATTTGAACATAGTCACCAAACATAGAGCAGAGTTTTATAAATCTATATTATGATAAACATTCCACTTAGTAAGATTCTTTTTTTAGATATCGAAACCGTTGGAGTCCAACCCAATTGGGATTCCTTGGTAAAAAACCAACCAGCGTTGTCTTTCCAATTTGAAAACTATTTTGATTGGTTTCAAAAAAGATTCCCAGAAGATGCGGACAAACCAATCGGTGATATGTTCGTCAATAGAGCGGCACTTGTCCCTGAGTTTGCAAGAATTGCATGTATAAGTGTTGCATTTGTGACCGAACAAGGTAACACACGAATGCAATCTTTCAGTGACCCTGATGAGAAAAAGATATTATTTGAAGTTCAGAAACTTTTACAAAAAGTTGGGGAGTTAGGTTTTTTTCTTTGTGGACATAATGTAAAAGGTTTTGACATTCCAATGTTGGCTAAAAGAATGATTATAAACGGTTTTCAACCACCAAAGATATTACCAGGACACGATACGAAACCTTGGGAAATAAAGGCTTTTGACACTAAGGAATTTTGGCAATACGGTGGCTATGGCTCAATTGCATCCTTGGAACTTATGTGTGTATGTTTGGGTGTAGAATCTTCGAAGACCATGGAAATTACAGGTAATAAGGTTCATGACGCTTTTTGGGTAAAAAAAGATATTGAAGGTATTGTAAAATATTGTGAGAAAGATGTGTCTGTATTAATTGATGTAATTAAAAAAATTCAAAAACTTAAATAACATGCAAAAAAAAGATGAAGAACTTCTGAAAGAAATCATGGAACAATTCCAAAGGATAAAGGATGAGGTAGGTATGGAACCTGATGAGAATTACCAACGTGAGTTGGAAGATTTATTTGGGATGTCCATGGAACAAATGAATGCCGACGCAACAATTGCATTACAGACACAAACGGTTGAGATTGAACTAATTCATGAGGACGCAATCTTTCCATCATATAACTACCCAACTGATTCAGGATTTGATTTATATTCTGTTGATGAAATGACCTTAGAACCATTTGGAAGAGGTTTGGTTTCTACTGGTCTAAAGTTCAATTTCGAAGAGGGATATGAAATACAAATAAGAACCAAAAGTGGATTAGCAGTTAATCAAGGTTTAATGGTCTTAAACTCGCCAGGCACCGTAGACCAAGGATACACAGGGGAAATAAAAGTGCCTGTTTTTAATGCAAACCCAACCAAATTTACAATCTCAAAAAACATGAAAGTTGCTCAAGCAGTTCTTTGTCCTGTGAAAAACGGAAGATTTGTCAATTTAGTTCCTGTTGATGAGATTGGTCAAAAAGACAGGGGAGACAATGGTTTTGGAAGCACAGGAATTTAAATTTTTGATAATGGGAAAATACTACGAAAATCTGGACACTTTGATTGAATTAATCAAAAAACTAGAGAGGAAACATTTGCTCGCTGAGTTTATTTTGGATTGCATCCAAATATCCAAAATTGACCCCAACAAAACACCACACGAAATTATAAAAGAAGCAAAGAAAAAAAGATTAGGATAATGATAACAGTTGGTTATTCAAGCAGAGAACACAAGCCTGAATTTATAGAATATTTAAAAAAGTCATCAGGATACAAAAAAATTAACGTTATTGAAAAAATAAATAACGGAGAAAAATCATTGGCTCAAGTTTATAACGAAATTCTGAAAGAATCAGAAACTGATATTATCGTATTTTGTCATGATGACATTTATTTCGATACAAACTCCTGGTATTCCAAAATCACTAAACATTTCGAAAAAACCGACTATGGTATTATCGGTATGGCAGGAACAACATCTATGCCCGCGAGTGGAAAATGGTGGGAGGATAGAAGAAAAATGATAGGAATTGTTAATCACGAAAGTGGAGGAAAAAAATGGGAATCAAAATACTCGGAATCAATTGGTAGTTCGGTGACTCCTGTGATTGTCTTGGACGGTGTTTTCATTGCTGTCAGTAAAAGTCGAATTAAGAAAAACTTCAATGAAGAATTCGAAGGATTTCATTTCTATGATATCCCATTTTGTTTTGAAAACTTTATGGAAGGTGTTAAGATTGGAGTAATCACAAATATAAGAATAACTCACAAATCAATCGGTGCCACCAATGACCAATGGGAAAAAAATAGACAGTTATTCGAAACCAAATACAGCCAAAACCTACCTGTCAAAATACCATATGATACTCAAAGAAAAATTAGAGTTTTATTGAGTTGTTTATTTTTTAAAACTTTTACCGGTTCTGAATTATACGTTTATGAATTAGCACAAAAATTACAAAAATTGGGTTGTGATGTTACAATCATGTCTCAAATAGGTGGAGTGTTAACCGATATGGCAAAAAGACAAGGTATCAAGGTTATAAGTTTCGAACAAGCGCCTGGTTTTAAATTGGGTGACGGGAAATGGGGATTTACAACGGAAAAAGGATTTCAACCTTCTACACCAAATATGATGTATAGAGTTACAGAGGCGCCATTCGATATTATTCATATGCAACACAAACCTGTTGCGGAAAGGATGATTCAATTCTATCCTGAGGTTGAAAAAGTTTATTCGATACATTCTGAAGTCATTGAATTAGAAAATCCAATCAAACATGAATCTATAAAAAAATACATTGCAATCAGACCTGAAATAAAAAATTATATGATTGAAAATTTTCAGATTTCTGAAAATGAGATTGAAGTGATTTATAACCCTATAGATGAAAACAAATTTGTTACTAAGAATGTAAAAAAAGAAAACGCGATATTGTTTGTTGGGACTATAGATTATCTTAGAAGAGAAACAATAATGGATTTGATTGACTACACAAAAGAAAATGAAAAGGAACTTTGGATTGTTGGAGAGGATAAATCGAATTATCTTCCACAAATTCTTTTGAATTCACACGTCAAGCATTTCCCACCAACTTGGAATGTTGAAAGTTTTATAAATAGATGTTCAGAGACAGCCGGAATACAATTGGGTAGAACAACAATAGAGGGTTGGTTATGCCAGAAACCAGGTTGGATATATAAGGTAGATTCGAATGGATTTATTATTTCTAAAGAACTTTATCAAGTTCCCGATGACGTTGAGAAATACCACAGTAGTAAAGTAAGTGAAAAAATAAAAAATATATACAGAGAAGTTTTATCATGATTATTCTAACCACCACTTTTAACTGCGAACAATTCATTGAAAGGTGTTTGTTGAGTATAATGGGTCAAAAATTCAAAGATTTTATATGTTACATAACTGATGATTTATCTACGGATAAAACTAGAGAAATCATCAAAAGGACTATATCTGACGACCCAAGGTTTATTCTTATTGAAAATCATATCAAGTTTTATCAACCAGGCAACTACGACCAAATAATAAGATGGAGAGGTATTGAAGGGGAAGAAATCTGTGTTGAGATTGATGGAGACGATTGGTTACCAAACTCACAAGTTCTGTCCAATATTGCAAAAGTCTATGAAGATAAAAATGTTTGGATGACAAGTGGTTCGTTCAAGTATCATGACGGAAGACCAGGTTTTGCAAATCCACCTACGACAAATGTAGATGTAAGAAAACAAGTTTTCACCCTTTCTCACATGAGAACATGGAAATCTTGGCTTTGGAAAAAAATTGACGAAAAAGACTTGAGAGACGACAAAGGTAACTATTGGGATGTTGCTGGTGACCTATCTTTTATGTTTCCGATGTTTGAAATGTCAGGTATGGAACATTATAGATTTTTGACCGACATAAATTATATTTACAATGAATCTAACCCACTCAATGACCATAAAGTCAATATGAACAAGGTTATTGAAACGGTCAATAAAATCAGAAACAAAACCCCCTACACAAAACTATGAGTTTTGATTCAAGTATAGAAAACATTATTTTGGAAATTAACCAAACAAAAAAAATAGACAACATCCTCCACATCGGAGCGTGTTTAGGTGAAGAAGTAACTTTTTACAACAGACTCAATCCAAAAAAAGTTTACTGGTTCGAACCAAACCCAAAACTATTGAGCCAATTAGAAAAAAACCTTGCAGGATATAATTTTGAAAACTCATTATTTCCCTATGCGGTAAGCAATAAGAAAGGAGTTGCTAGTTTCAACATAATTGAAAACACATCGAAAACAAACCCAGGATGTTCATCCCTTCAGGATTTGAAAATCCACTTGGAACTTTATCAAGATATACAGAAAGTTGATACTTGCCAAGTTAATACAATCAACATAGATGAATTCATTTCTGAAAATAATTTAGAGTCTAATTTCGATTTAGTCAGTCTTGATACACAAGGACATGATTTTGAAATACTTAATTCGAGTGAATTAATTTTTAATGCGAATATAATAGTAATTGAGACGGCTAAAGTAGAATTATACGAAGGTCAGAAAATTGACACAGAAATAGATTCATTAATGGAGTCCAAGGGATTTCATAAAAAATACTATCACCAATTTCATAGTGTTTGGGGTGATACTCTATATGTAAAAAATTAAAGTGATGTCGAATTTAATATCAGCACACCTTATGGGTGGATTAGGAAATCAATTGTTTGAGGCTGCACACGCTTTAGCTCAAGGCTGGAAACACAACAGAGAGGTAAAATTCTTTCCTGATTCTTGGACACCAGGTCAAGGGAGAAATGCTAAAAATTACATCGATAACGTATTCAGAAACTTGGAATTTTCAGATAAGATTGAAGGTTTTACACACGTATATGAAGGACCTTTCGAGTATTCTGAAGTGAATCCACTGGAAACCAATACCTCATTCTATGGATACTATCAAAGTTCCAAAAATTGGTTTGGATACGATGAAAAAATAAGAGATATTTTTCAACCTAACCCTGAATTGGTCGAAGAAATGAAATTAAAATATCCTCAATTATCCCAACCAAATACTTTATCTCTCCACGTCAGAAGAAGTGAATATCTTCAATTCCCTGAGATTCACCCAACAATTAGTTTAGAGTATATTCAAGAAGCTCTAAAAGTAATTGGGGAATACTCAACAGTATTTGTTTTCAGTGATGACCACGATTTTGTTAAACAAAATTTAAATTTTCCAAGTGTAGTTTATGTAAATGAGTCTGAGGATTGGAGAGAATTATACTTAATGGGACTCTGTCAAAATCACATAATATCAAACTCCACTTTTTCATGGTGGGGTGTATTTTTGAACAAAAACTTAAATAAAAAAATTGTCGCCCCATCTCGTTGGTTCGGTCCTAAAGGTCCTAATGCAAAGGATATCTACGAATCTTACTGGCACACTATAAATTGTGATTGGGTTGAGGGTGGAAGATTAATTCCTCTAAAAAATGATTAATACAAGTCCAAACAGCGAATCTTGTCAAATATCTGACGTAAAAAAAATTGTTACATCTCGAAACTTCAAATTGGATGGTGATGTAATTGAATTTGGAACTTTCACAGGTGGGAGCACCAAAGTCCTTTCAGGTCTTTTCCCCGATAAAACCATCTTCACAATAGACCATTTTCAAGGGTTAGAAAAAACAAACAAAAACGTTCCTAAAGATAGTGATTGGATTGAGAGAGCATTTGCTTTGGACAATCCTTTGTATAAACATATTTCTAGTGTTCCAAAATCTATAGAAGAACTTAAAAATAGATTCAAAGGTCATAATAATATCGAAATGATTATATCGGATATCCATGACTTAACTGAACCTTCGGATTATAATATCTCAAAAATTTCCATATGTAACCTTGATGTTGACATTTATGAACCAGCAGTTTCTTCATTAGAGTTTTTAACAAAATGCGAATGGTCCGAGATATTCATCAGGTTTGACGATTGGCACGGAGGTGAATCCGAATACGACCAACATGAACGTTTAGCATTCGTAGAGTGGATTGAAAAATATAAATATGATTTCCAAATAACTCACGGTGGTTATATAGGTGGGGTCCACGTAAAAAGAGCAAGATGAACAACTCAAACCTTTCATGTAAATTAGAAATTTTAAAAGAGATATCGAAAAAATATTCTCTAATTGGTGATGTTTTGGAGTTTGGAACTTGCACTTGTCAAAGTGCAATCCAACTTGCCACAATGTTTCCTGACAAAACAGTATTCACAATTGACCATTTTCAAGGACTTGGAAAAAGTTCCAAACCATTACCATCCTCAAGTGATTGGAGGGAAGGTTCTTTTGCGTTGGGTGCATGGAACGCAAAAGGTTGCGAGTTTCCAAAAACAATAGATGAGGCCCTGCAAAAACTATCAAGTAAGCCAAATATAAAACCAATTATCTCAGATATTCACAAATTAACACATCCATCAGATTACGGAATCGGAAAAATTTCTATATGTAATGTTGATGTAGACATATATGAACCAACGGTATCATCACTCGAATTTTTGTTAAAATGTGAATGGTCAGAGGTTTTCATAAGATTTGATGATTGGCATGGTGGGAATTCTGAATATGACCATCACGAAAGGCAGGCCTTCAACGAATGGATAAATAAACATAATCTCCAATTTGAATTAACCCATAATGGGACTTATGGTGGAGCATATATTAAAAGATAAAAAATGGAAAAAAAATTAATCAGGAAAGTATCAGATTGGTGGGGTGAATATGATTGTTCATCAAACCGCAACATGCCAAAGTATATACAATGGCTATCTAGAGAAACTGAAACACCACACGAAGTTAGTGTATATGTTGATAACTACATTAAAGATTGGGGATTCAATGACCCATCAAGAGAAAAAATTGGATGGTTACTCGAATCACCACAGATGAATGAGCACACAATCAAATATCTCTTAGATAATATTGACAAAACAAGGGAACATTATAAGTGGATATTCACTTGTATGGATAGTCTTGTCGAAATGGGTGCACCATTTGTTTACAATATATCAAATGCGGTTCCTTGGATTTGGGAAAGAAATAGAATGATACACCCAAAAACTAAACTTGTATCCATGATTGCATCCAATAAAGGATGGTTGAGGGGTCACCAAAACAGACTACAATGGGTTGAGAGATTGAAAGATAAAGTGGACCTATTCGGTTCAGGCAGACCCCACCAAATAAACGATAAAGAGGATGGATTGAGAGATTATATGTTTTCAGTCTCAATTGAAAATGATAATTCTGACACATACTTCACAGAGAAACTTACAGATAATTTTGTTATGGGAACTGTCCCTGTATATTATGGTTCGAGGAAGGTCGTTGAGAAATACTTCGACCCAACAGGAGTAATATTCTTGGAGGATGACCCCGACTTGTCAAGTTTAACTGTAGAAAAATATCAGTCCATGATGCCCGCAATTGAAAGAAATTTCAAGAAAGCGTTGGAATTACCACTAGCAGAAGATTACATGTGGGAAAACTATCTTAAAAATTTATTCTAATGAAATATCTTGTTTTAGGCTCCGAAGGACAAATCGGAATGGAATTATGTAAATTCCTCAGAAACAAAGGGGAAACAGTAATAGAATTTGATAACGCTAAAATACCCAGTCAAGATTTAAGAATACCAAATATCATTGATGATTTGGTGATGGAATCTGATTTTGTGATGTTCTTGGCTTTTGATGTTGGTGGTTCAAGATATTTGAAAAAATATCAACACACATATGAATTTATTGAAAATAATACAAAGCTAACACTATACACTTTTGAAAGTTTGAAAAAACATAACAAACCTTTTATATTTGCATCATCACAAATGGCAAATATGTCATATTCACCATATGGAGTTTGTAAAAGTTTAGGTGAGATTTTCTCAACTGCACTGAATGGAGTCACAGTCAAGTTTTGGAACGTGTATGGACCTGAACATGATTTGGAAAAATCACACGTTGTGACTGATTTCATATTAAAGGCTAAAAAAGGTCAAATTACAATGATGACCGATGGAACAGAAGAAAGACAGTTTTTACATGCTGAGGATTGTTCAAATTGTTTGTATATTCTTTCACAAAAATATAATGAGATTGATAGGTCAAAAAACCTACACATAACAAATTTTGAATGGAATACAATTTTAGAAGTTGCAAATATTATTCGTGAGACAATTCCTTGTGAAGTCATTCCTTCAACCGAAAAAGATTCTGTTCAACTTAATAAAAAGAACGAACCCGACCCTTACATATTGAATTTTTGGAAACCTGAGATATCCTTGAAAGAGGGTATCAATAAAATTATAAATGAAATGACAAATTAGTATGAAACAAAAAAAAGTAGTTGTTTTAGGTGGTGGAGGATTCATAGGGGGGCATTTGGCTAAAAGATTAAAAGAAGAAGGATGTCACGTTAGAATATGTGATATAAAAAAACATGAATACTTTTTCCAAGATGAAATATGTGATGAATTTATTTTGGGTGATTTGACTGACCCAAAGGTTGTGGAATTGGTAATCGAAGAAGGTGTTGACGAAATTTATCAGTTAGCTGCAGATATGGGGGGTGCTTTGTATATTTTCACAGGAGAACACGATGCAGATGTAATGTATAACTCAGCAATGATTAATCTCAATGTTGCAAGAGAATGTGTTAAGAAAAAAGTAGGAAAGGTTTTTTACTCTTCTTCTGCTTGTATGTATCCCGAGCACAATCAATTAGACCCCAACAATCCAAATTGTGAAGAATCTTCAGCATATCCTGCAAATCCAGATTCGGAATACGGATGGGAAAAGTTATTCTCAGAGAGAGTATTCCTTTCATTTCATAGAAACTATGGACTCAATGTTAGAATAGCAAGATTTCATAATATTTTTGGACCTCAAGGAACTTGGAAAGGGGGTAGAGAAAAATCACCCGCAGCGATGTGTAGAAAAGCTGCAGAATCAAAAGACGGTGATGAGATAGAGGTTTGGGGAGAGGGTAATCAAACCCGTTCATTTCTTTATGTAGACGAATGTGTAGAAGCTGTGTTAAGATTAATGAAGTCTGACTTTACCGGACCTGTCAACATAGGAAGTGAAGAAATGGTTTCAATCAACGAATTAGCAATTCTAGCAATCAATATTTCAGGTAAGAAATTAAAAGTCAAAAATATTGCAGGTCGAGAGTTTGAAAAAAAATACGGTTTCAAGTGTCCGTTGGGTGTTAAGGGAAGAAACTCAGACAACAAGTTATATAGAGAAAAAATTGGATGGGAAGTTAGTCAACCTTTAGAAGTTGGTATAAGAAAAACATATCAATGGATTAAATCTCAGGTTGATGACTATGAGACACAAACCCCTTGGATATATGAAACACCTGACAATGGTAAAACAGTTTATAGAAGAGAAATAAACAATCCAATTAGAAAAAAAATTAAATAAAATGATAAATGTCCCTGTTAGTGTCGGAGAGTTAATTGATAAACTTTCCATCCTTCAAGTAAAAAAGACAAAAGTAAAAAATACAGAAAAACTTGAATACATCAAAAAGGAATTCGAGTTACTTTACAACTTGTCTTCAGAATATTTGAACGATATGACAATTGAAAATTTATACCACGATTTGGTAAACACAAACTCAAATCTGTGGGAAATTGAGGATAGACTCAGAGTTTTGGAACTTGAAAGTAAATTCGAGGGTGAGTTTATAGATTTGGCTAGAAAAGTGTATATCACAAACGACAGAAGATTCGAATTGAAAAACGAAATCAATTCAATCACTTCATCTGAAATAAGAGAAGTAAAAGAATATGTGAACTACAAAAGATAAAAATTAAATTTATACAATGGCAAAAACGACGAGAAAGTTGAGTGGAACGACCGCTCAGAGAGATGAGGCACAAATAAAAACAAAGAAAGACTTAATTTGTTCGATAGTAAAAAAGAAAACCAAACAAAAATTTTTATCTGAAAATCAAAAAATATATTACGACACACTTTTAAATAATCAAATTACAATCTGTTCAGGACCAGCAGGTGTTGGTAAAAGTTATGTTGCAATGAAATGTGCAATAGACTTACTTTCTGACCCTCTAACTCCTTTCGAAAAGATTATCATCGTCAGACCGGCGGTGGAGGCAGAAGAAAAATTAGGTAGTTTACCTGGTGGCGTTGAAGAAAAGTTAGACCCATACATTTTTCCATCATACTATCTTTTGAATAAAATAATAGGTAAAGAGACGAGAGAAAAACTTAAGGAAGCTGAAGCTATTGAGGTCTTTGCATTAGCTTATATGAGAGGTATGAATATTGATAATTCAATACTCATTTTCGAAGAAGCTCAAAACTCAACTCCGAGTCAAATGAAATTATTATTGACAAGAATAGGATTCAATTCGAAATTTTTCATATCAGGGGATTTGGAACAATTTGACAGACATAAAGATAAAACACAAACAGGTTTATGGGACGTGATTAGAAGATTCGATGACATTGAAGATGTTGGCATTTTCGAATTCAAACCTTATGATGTAGTTAGAAATCCATTGATTTCGAAAATATTAAAAAAATACGAACAATGAGAATTGGAATCGAAATAAATGGAGTTTTAAGAGACACCTTAAAAAAGATTCAAGAAGTTTATGAGAAGTGGTTTATAGAAAATCGTTTCGATGATGACGAAGAACCTAAAGGTGAAGTTTTTTCAGAATTGAATTCCTTAGAAATTATGAAACATCTTAAATTTAAAGATGAAGATGAATTATATAATTTCTTATACAAAGAGTATACTATGGAAATATTCGGTCATGCCGGTTCTAAGGAATATAACGGTATGAATGATTTTAATGATTTTTATTTGGACATGAGAGAAGAACATGATATTATTGTTGTTTCTGACGAAATAGGAAAATCGAAACCAGCTTCTTTATTTTTTCTATCCAAGTTCGGATGTCTTACAGAAAACGTCAAATTTTATAGTGAATCTACAATAAATTATCTTTGGGACAGCGTAGACGTTTTACTTACTGCAAATCCAAACCTATTATTAAATCATCCTTCTAATGTGGAAGTCATTAAATATGAAACGTCATACAATAAGGATATAAATACAAACCATTCAATTCAGTCGATAGGAGAATTGAAATCAAAATTGAACAAACTTTATGATTAGTGTTTTAGGTGAAACTTATTATATCGATTTGGATAAAGTCGAAAATTATTTAGACATGTCCAATGATGAAAACTACGAGCCACTTTCAGGAACATCTGAAATGAGAATAAATGTTATTAAATTTGAACTCATAAAATTATTATTAGAAACTGTTCTATCAGAACAGGAACCTCTCGAAGATAAGTTAGGTTTAAACAATCCGAAGAACGTTAGTATACCGTTCAAATTGGCATTTAATACCTTACTAAACAAAAAATTAATAAATCATTATTGATATGCAGGCACCAGTAAAAGAAAAATTAGAAATTTCAATCAAAAATTTGGAAGACAAAAAAGCCAGAATTTATTTTTTGGTTCAAGATACCAAAAACAACGCTAAAGCTTCTGTTAGATTTATCTATCAAGTTGCAAAAACCCTTTTGGATAATGGATTCAATCCAATCATTTTACATGAAAAGAAAGATTACTTAGGTGTAAATTGGATGGGTGAGGAATACATGAAGATTCCTCATAAAACAATTGAAGGTGAGAATTTAGAAATTTCTCCCGAAGACTTTTTGGTAATCCCCGAGATATTTGGATACGTTATGGAGCAAGTTAAACAATTGCCATGTGCTAAAATTGTTATAACTCAACAATATGCTCACATGTTAGAAACTCTCAATCCAGGTCAATCGTGGTCACAGTTTGGATTTTACAAATGTATAACTACCAATTTCAAACAAAAAGAATATATCGAGAAGGTAATGAGACAATCCTCAATTGATGTTTTGAAACCTTATATAAATGATAAGTTCCAACCAAAAAATTTACCACCAATGCCGATTATTGGTATTCACACCAAAGAACAATCTGATGCGGTGAACATAATCAAAACTTTTTATCTCAGGTTTCCACAATATAGATGGTTTACCTTCCGAGACTTAAGAGGGTTGTCGGAAACAGAATTTGCAAACTCTTTGAAAGAATGTTTTGTCAGCGTTTGGATTGACGATAAGAGTGGATTTGGAACATTTCCTTTAGAATCCATGAAATGTGGTGTTCCTTGTATTGGCAAAATTCCAGATTTGATGCCCGATTGGATGAACGAAGACAATGGGATATGGATTACAGACCAAACATTATTCCCTGATGTATTAGCAGATTTTGTTCAAAATTGGTTGGAGGATAACATCAAACCTGAACTTTACGAACAATTTCAAAAAACAGCAGAAACTTTCTCAAATAAACAAGAGTTTGAAGAGAACGCAGTTGAACTATTTCAATCGTATCTAACCACAAGAGCAAACTCATTTAAAGAACAAATGTCAAAAACAGAAAACTAATATGGAAAACAAATTTTCAGTATCTGTAATATTACCTATCAAATCTTCTAAAGCAAAAGACTTTGAAGAGTATTTTAATAAAGCAATCAATTCAATCAAAAATCAGTCTGTAGAGCTAGAGGAAATTCTAATCGTTCATTCAATTGAAGAATCACTTCAAGAATTTTTGAAAAGTTATAATTTCGAAAATCTGAATGTAAAATTATTAGAGTGGAGTCAAAAACCTAATTACTGTTCTCAAGTCAACTTCGGAATTAAAAATGCGAAAGCAACTTGGATTTCTCTTTTTGAATTTGATGATGAATACTCAAATATTTGGTTCAAAAATGTAAAGAAATACGCTGAATCATATCCTGATGTTCAGATGTTCTTACCAGTAGTTGTCGAAGTGGACGAAAAAGGGACCTTCGCTGGTTTCACAAATGAAGCAACGTTTGCGGCAAACTTTACACAAGAAATGGGATTCTTGACAAATGACACACTTCAAGATTATCAGAACTTCCAAACCGCAGGGTCAGTATTCAAAAAATCTTTGATTGATGATTTTGGTGGTTTCAAACCCTCAATCAAACTCACTTTTATTTATGAGTTCCTTTTGAGACTTACGTATAATTCAGTTTCTATTATGACTATACCCAAACTTGGTTACAAACACGTTAACCTTAGAGAGGGTTCAATATTTTGGAATTACAAAAATGGTGATTCGAAAATGTTAGAAGATGAAGTTAAGTTTTGGCTACAGACAGCCAAGAAAGAATATTTCTTTACTGACGACAGAGTCATAAAATATGAATCACCAAATGCGTAATGCAAGAAACCCTCTCCGCTTTAACAGAAGATATATCATCGAAAAAAAGGGGTAGGAAAGCAGTTAAAGAAAATTATTTTGACGTAAGGGAAGAGACTGCGGTAAGAAACTTTTTGTTAGCCGAATCTTCAGAAGAAAAAAATAAAATCTATAACGAATTCCTAAGAGCTCCTTTGGATAAGATGATATCATCTATTATCCGAAGATACAAATTGTATCGTAAAGATATGGATTTCATTGAAATACACACTGACACTCATTCTTTCCTGATGACAAAGGTGGATAAATTCAAACCCTCTAAAAACAAAAAAGCTTATTCTTATTTCGGCACTATTTGTAAGAATTATTTGATGGGTCAAATAATTAAAGACCAAAAAGAGACGAACAGAAAAATATCTTATGAGGATATATCCTCAATGATTGAAGAGCGTCCAGATATGATTTACACAATTGATGATGACGTTTTGGAAACAGATGTATTGATTGTAGAATATCTCAAAGAATTGAAGGATTTTATTGAGGTAGAAAACTTGAATGAAAATGAAAAAAAGTTGGGTTATGCACTCATAGACTTGTTTGACAACTACGAAAGTATTTTCTCCGGCGCAGATAACAATAAATTCAATAAAAATGTAATCTTATTGTCATTGAGAGAGATGACAAATCTAAGCACCAAAGAAATCAGAAGTTCAATCAAAAGATTCAAAAAGTTATACTTGGTTATTCAACATAAATTAAAAAATTAATGAAAAAGTATTTATTGATATGCCAAGACCACAAAGAAAAGAAATTAATTTCACTAAGGACTCCATCCTTGCCTTGATGCAAGAGATATACAACGAACTTGTAGAACAAAGACAAACCGCTATTCGTATCCAAAATAAAATGTTGTCAATGTTAAAGGACCCTGAAGACATGACAACCATAGGTCCCGTTATAGAGAAACAACAAAAAATTGTAAACGATTGTGTTGAGAAAAAAATAAGTCTTTCGAAACTACAGTCTAGTATTTGGGAAAAATCCAATAATTCACAGGAAAGCTTCTCAATGGCTGATTTGGATGACGACCTACTTCAAAATCTCATTGAAAAGGATGTTTCTAATGACGAGGGAACATACAAAATGAGATAAGATGCAAGCTAACAATGTCATAGATTTAACAAGTGGGGAACAAAGAGTAAACTCAAGAATAAGCGCTCTCAAGGCCGCGGTGGAAACTCTTAAAGCTGAAAAAGATTTATCAAAGTCAGTTGCGAACTCATTTGCCGAATCAAAAAATTTTACAACAAGTCAACTCGATAAAGTAAAAGATTTACAAAAAAGGTATCAAAGAAATCCCCCTAATTCGTTAGACCAATTAATAGGATACATCTTTCAAACTAAAGGACAAGGTTCTGAAACATTAAAATATCTAAGAAAAAAACTTTTAGAGGTAGCTACTACCTTAGAGCCAAAAGCCGCCGCAATTCTCAAAGAAGAATCTATAAAAGCTTTAGGTTGTTCACAAGAACAAACCTATAAAGGTGTATCACCTTCTTTACTTCAACTTCAACCACTCTCAACAATTCCTCAGGGACCTAATGATGGATTCCTTTACATACCCGTGCAATCAATCGATTTTTTAGAAAATTTAAAAAATGCACCCGATACTAAGATAGGAAAAGTTTATTACGAAAAACCAGAGCCATCCGCTGACCCAAAATTTAAACCATTTGGTGGGATTGATTATTATCCAATGAATAAACAACTCTATCAACTCATGGAACCTTCAAATAGTGGTAGAAGTTTATCTCAAATCTTGGGAAAAAATTACCAAGGAAAATCAGGACAGAATTTATTTGATGTTCAATATACCACAACAAATGGATTGGGTATTACTGGTAACTTTTATCGTGTTGCGTTAATTGATAGGGAAAATAATGCTGGGTTAACCTCTAACAAGGTTGGTGAATTTATCTCGGACTACTATAGCACAATAACCATAAATGACCCAGTGGATATTGGTGCACAGCTTGTTAACATAATTTCAGGTGCAATTGATATTGAAGCCAAAACAGGGTCAGGGCAAATCGATAATCAATCAAGATATGGAATCATATTACAGAGGATTTTGGGATTATGTTTTGATAACAGAAGGGAGATTGATGTCAGTGGAATTGCAAAGATAGCCGAATTAGATGGGGTTGATGAAAGCTTTTTTGAATTCAATGAGATTGATTTAAGAAATATTGATATACAAATTTCAAACATCAAAAATGGTGTGATGGAATTTGAAGACTGTGATAATATCAAACTCCCAGTAGACGCTACAAATTTAGTTGACCAATTAATTGCTTTTAGGGATTTAACTGGTGCCACAGTAGAAGAAAAAGTTGGTGTTTTGGAACAAATTCTAGATTCAATAGTAGAAAATCCTGAATGGAAAGTTTATGGAATCAATAATTTGAATTTGGATGTTTCTGTGAACAACAAAATTCTGAAAACTTTGCCATTAGCGGTTGTGGCAAATATTCTATCGCCAAAGGTTCTTTTACCAATATTCTCTGTGATGGCCATAACACAATCGGCTGCAACATTTACCTATAACCAAGCAGTTACAAGTGCCAACACTTACATAAATTCCGCGAATACAATAATCAATTCAGGAAACACCATGGCTACTGAAATTGGTCGAGAGGGTAGTAACATCATCACAAGTGGAACTGATTTTACAAAAAAATGGAAACAATTTATGATTTCCATGGTCACCAAAATCAATGCTGAATTTCTGAAAACACTTTATGATATTTTGAAAAGGGACATATTGAATTTAATTAGTATCATAATAAAAGATGTCGAAAATTCCAAAAGATTAAAAAACTATGCAATCATACTTAGATTAATTGAACTTGTATTAATAGTATCTCAATTAGTAAATGATTTTGCAAGGTGTAAAGATTTGACAAAAAATATTTTATTACTATTGAACTCAATCAATGGAATTTCTAATAATGCAATCCCTTTGGCATTGTTACCCGCAGCAGCAATATTACCAGGTTTTTCACCTCAAAGAGCAAACATTAACTTTTTGGAAAAATTACAGGCCTTGGGAATACCCACAGGTGTATTACCCGATGGCTCCCCCAATTTAATGAATTTGTATAATTTACTAACCAATAGAGCAATTGACGAGGAAAGAGCAGCAAACGAAAAAGTGGAAATCGTATTAACAAGCCCAATTAGTGGAGTCGGAAAAGCAATATAATTTATGACAAAAGAACAACTTGACGAAATTGTAAAAGAACAACCAAATCTGAATAATTTACCAAACAACTTATTGGTCAAATACATGGATTTATTGACAGATGATTTCGAATCAACAAAGAAAAATATTATCGCAGGGACGATTTATTTAGATAAAGTTGAAATGTTATATAATAATATTTTGAAAATTTACAACGATAGAGGAAATGGATAACAATTCAATTTTTTTTCAGGTAAGAGTTATCGATAACAATGACCCAATGATGCTCGGTAGAATTAGAGGGTGTCTCGAAATTGATAACGTTGAGGACATTTTAAGAGCAGTGTCGGACCCACCGTGGAATCCAGAGAAAGACCCTTGGACATCCCGTGACCCATTGGTATTTAATCCGCTCCTACCATACTTCTTATACCAAGTCCCCAAAAACGAGGAAATGGTTCAGGTTATATATTTGAACAAAGATTTCAAATATCAGAACCAATATTATGTTCAAAACACATATTTTAGCCCAACTTCAACATTCAATCAATTCCAATTTGGCGCAAATAAATTTACAGGAACGGGTATGCAAATCAAAAGCCCAAAACCTTTAAAAAACCAAGATGGAACTTATTCTGATAAGGCAATACATAAAGGTGTTTTTCCTGAACCTGGTGATAATGCTTTATTGGGTAGGGGTAGTGCTGACGTAGTCATCAAACAGGACGACGTTTTATTAAGAGCGGGTAAATTCAAAGGGGAAACTTTACAACCTAATGTTGTCCCCGTCAATAATCCCCAAAGGAGTTTTCTTCAACTTTCAAGATTTCAATACATTAAAAGAAATCAGCCAGATAGAACGTTTTATCAGTTACAAGAAAATGTAGTTTTGGTAAAATATCTTATAGAATGGGTTCTCAACAATCCCGAAAATTCCCAAGACAAATTCAATGGTTCGGTTTTTCTTTATCAGTTGAAACCTGACGCAACCGTAAACTCTAAAAACTTAAAAGTTGATAGTGTAGTTAAGGAAAATCTTAAATTCTTGGTGACGAAACAAAGTTTCACAATGTTGTCAAAAGAGGATGCCATCAAATATATAAATAATTTTATCAGGGACTGTAACAGTTCAGATAGAACCGTAGGTGGTAGAGTTGTTTTTCCGAATAACAACGCTGCCGAAAAGTTCCCAATATTTTATAGACCAAGTCGATTGATGAGTGAAAAACTAAATCTTACGACCCCGTCAGGTGTTAATGCAACATCAATTGAGGTCAAGAACATTTCGGATGTTTATAATAACATAAAATTATTATCAGGAATAAAAGGTGGTTATGGTCTCATATATGCAAAAAATAAAGTTGGTGAACCTCAAACAATTAAAAAACTTAAAGTTCCTGACGTAAAATATATAAACCAACAAAATACAGTTGGGGCTCTAGGTGGTGACAAATTATTCTTACTATCACATAATTCTCAAATTCCAGGTAAAGGAAAAATAAATTTTGACAATACCTTGTATGGTATCGGTCCTGAAGAATTTGCAAACATAGAATCTAAAACATCTAGCACCGTTAGAGGTGAAGAGTTATTGGAACTTATAAATTTGATTGTAAGATATCTTATTACACACACTCACGCTTATCCTGGATTACCACCAATACCTGTGACAGAAGACGGTTCTACGTCTCAAGAAATACTTACTGAACTACAAAATGCGGTAAACAAAATTCTGAACTCCAATATCCGAATTAATTGATATTTATAAAAAAAAGTGAATGTCAATTTTAAGGTCATATTTCAGTAAAAATAACACAATTATTTCCAATTCATACGTGAACACAGGACGTAACCCTGTTGTTCAATTGAATTTTGGTGCGTCGGATTACATAGTTCCAAACTATGGATATACACGTTTCATTTTTGATTTAGACCTACAACAACTAAGAGATTCGATTGCAAACGGAACAATTTCGACAGGATGCACATCGGCGATGACACATACACTTAAGATGACAAACACGTCTTCTTTTGACAACGAGTTACTCAACACCTTTATGTCCGACTCAAGGAGAAGGGCGACCTCATTCGATTTAATATTATTCAGAATCCCCAAAACCTCAGGCTCAACAGGTAACCCTCAAGAATGGGATGAAGGGGTTGGATACGATTATAACAATTTTAATTTAGCACAGAACAGTGCACAAGGTGGTCAATCCCCTTTGACATACGTTGACCCAAGAGCCTTTTCTACAAGACCATCCAATTGGTATCAGACTACCACAATTGATGATTGGTCACAAGCAGGAATTTACAATAACAAGAATGAGGGCAGTGTTAATTATACGGGTCTTACAGTCGTTTCTAGACAACATTTCGAGTTGGGTAATGAAGACCTCAACATGGACATGACAAACGAAATTAACGGTGTTTTAAACGGTTCTATAACGGGTGTAACAGGTTGGGGTTTAGCATATCTTCCTCAGATTGAAAATATAACAGGTTTGACCGATAGTTACAGTGTTGCATTCTTCTCGAGACATACCCAAACTTTCTACCAACCATACCTTTTGACCAATTACGACGATTTGATTCAGGATGATAGAAACCAATTTCTGAAGAACCAAGAGAATAGATTATATCTCTACATTTATCAGAATGGTGATTTGGTTAATCTTGATAGTGACCCGTTTGTGAGAATAGAAGATAGAGTTGGTGTTGCTGTAACTGGTATGGAGGCATTGACAACTTGTTTAAGAACTAAAGGGGTTTATGAAGTAATTGTTCCGAATGGTTTTACAGGTGCTACCCCATGTCAATACTACGATGTTTGGTCAGGATTAACAATTAATGGTCAATCACTTCCAAACGTATCGAATACCTTCACTCTTCAACAATATTCTGCAGGAATACAAATCGGAACTCTATCCAAAGAACCTCAAAAGTTTGGTTTCAATTTTTACGGGATTCTACAGAACGAACAAATTTTGAATACAGACATTAGAAAGGTTGGTGTCACAATTAAAAAAGCATACACCGGTCAACAAATGTTATTAGATGTATCAGCATTTTACAGGGTTTATGTCAAAGAAGGAACAACAGAAGTATTAGTTCAAGATTGGACACCAATAAACAGAACGCCAAATGAGTATTATTTCATTTTCGATATGAGAGATAAAATTCCTAATCAATATTATGTTGACATTCAAGTTAACACTTCAGGTGAGAAAGATACTTATAAAAGACAATTAACGTTTAACATAGTAAATCAGAAACAAAATGGCTAAAGTTGTAAAATTAACCGAATCAGATATAACCAAGTTGGTTAACAAAGTTCTCAATGAATCATACCAAGAGCATGAAAATTACATGTTTTTTTCTAACCTCAAACAGATTATGAGACAATGTAAAATGTTGTTGGAGTTTGACCCACAGATGATAGATGAAATTTTACAAAACGGTCACGACTGGGCCGATGACCACGTTACTGAGGCTAAAACCAACATGGACCAAGTTTTTGATTTTTTCATGAATGAAAAATCTAAAATGGGAGATTATTTAGATTTCGAAGATTTGAGTGAAGGTAGAAAAAAAACAGGAACTAAACTTTGTGCAAGAGGTAAGGCAGCGGCTAAGAGTAAATTCAAAGTTTACCCATCAGCTTATGCAAATGGATATGCCGTTCAGGTTTGTAAAGGAAAAATGCCAGGTTTAGATGGAAAAAAACAATGTTCAGGTGCATATTGTTAATTTGATTATTATTTTTATCTTTGATTAATGGATAACAAAGTTGTTGGTTTCATCCCGAATATATTATATAAGGTTTTTTTAGCACTCAAGGAAAAGTTCGACCCCAAAAAACCGTTGCCGGCTGACGAAAGAATCACCTACGAAATATGTAGAAAGGTCCTTGACGACTCAGATTCAAAATTAACTTTAGCCCCATTATCTAATAAAAGATTTATAAAAAACGAGTCCAAGGATATGTTTATTGTTTTACATGACCATAGTGTAAAACTAATAAATCATATATACAGTTATTCCGTGTATATCTCAGACACAAGTCTTTACGTAGAGTTAGTCGAAAAATTTGACAAGAAATTGGATGATGAAAGAATGAAACTTGAGATTGAAATCAATAATAATATCAATCATTCTTTAGAGGAAATTTTAAAAAAACTTGATTAGTATCTCCCACTAAAATATACGTATAATACCTCAGGTATTCTGAAACAACTTTTCTTTTCACCTTTATTGTTTACACAATCTATTGGTTTTAGATTTTTTACAAGTTTTCTCAGTTCATATGGGGCTTTACTTGTCATTAGGTAAACCTGTTCAACAGGATATAACAAATTGGGACTATATTCTTCTTTTAAAACCCTCTTAATTAATCCCCTCAAAGATTCATTTTTTGGTTTATATGAAGTCATTGTTGGTTTGTTACCTGTTCCCATTTTAGGGTCTTTTTTCTCAGCTTTCCTTTTTTGAGCACATGCATTCTTTTTTTGAGAGTCACTCATTTTTGAAGCAACACCTGCCGCTCTACATTTTGGATATCCCTTACTATCTGCCTCGGGTCTTCCACACGGAGGATGTCCCCCACCTTCTTTTTTTCTACATATATTTACCCAAGGTCCTTTGGGTTGTTTACTACCTTTTGGTTTCTTTTTTGTCCCAAACCATACCGCTAAATCCTCTTTTAAAACTGGTTCATATTCAGTTTTTGGTATATGTGCAATTCTTTTTACTTCTTTGGGTGTTCCAAGGGCATCACTTCCCATGGGTGAATACCCATTTATTGGATTTCCGTCATCATCGCTTTGTGAAAACATTTCTTTTGCTTTTTTAGCTCTTTTTATTGCCTTCGTTTCGTTTTTTCTTATTAACGTTTGGTCCCTTTCCATTTCACCATCATAACTATCGTAAGCATTCACCGCACTAACAAAGTTCGATACTGGTTTCGTGAAAGGTTCCAAGGGCTCTTTTTCCCATATTTGGGGTGCAAGAACTAATGGTATTTTCATTCTACCTGAACTACCTGAACCAGTGGCTTCATTAATGAATCTTTTTTTCATATATTTCTTAATATAAATATCCTGTAAAATGTTTGATAACAAGAATCAATTAATTTCTCGAATTATAGAAATTGAATATCACATTACCTCAGAAATCTCTAAAGGACATAAACCTTTTTTTGGTGACTATTTAGAACCTCTCAGACAAGAAGTTGACACATTGAGATGTATTGTATTCGGTTACAATAGTCCATATTGTAAAAAAAAATTGGTGGATAAAAAATAATCGATTAATTTTGTGTGATATGAAAAAATATTATTTATTTATCTTGTTTGTTATATCTGTTTTTTCCACTTTCGGACAAAACCTCGGATTTAAAAATCCGAAAGATTGTTATCAATTTTTATCACAATCAGAAAAAATCTTACTAAATGAATGTTTGGATTCTCTAAATGTTAAACTTGATTCAATCAAAGGAGTTGATGAAATTTATGATTCACCAATTTTATTGAACTGTAATATAAAAGCTGTAGTTAAAAGTGATTACCTTTTCAAGGATTCTAGAACACAAACTTATACAAACTATTTAATTGAAACACTATTTCGTAATGCAACACTGATGGAACCAAAATACATGGTTTTTGTTAATAGGGATACTAATGGTTCAAAAATAACGGTGCAACAATATTATTAAACTTCGTAGGGTTTTGCTTCTTCCACGTCTTTAACTTCTAAAGAACGACCCTTGTTTTGTTTTACAATGAAATAATCATTTGGGGTGTAGGATTCTCCAGTCTTAAGTTTCTTTCTATTTTTTTTGTATTTGTCTAAAATATCAAAATCATACACAGGACCCAAAGATAATTTTCCGATAGCAGGTAAACCATTTTCTTTTGTATAGACAACCCAATTACCCTGACTCCTTTCGAAGTTAGTTTTAATCAAAGAGGCAATCATATTCGCGGTTTCGGTTGTCTCATTATTTTCGAATGTGGAACCATTCCACCTTAGCGATAACTCAGAAAGTTTCGGTAAACTAAATTCAGTTTTCTCAATGATGTTACTTTTAGGTCTTTTCGCAAAAACATCATAGGTATCTCCATTTTTAACCAAATATATTTCCTCCGCCTTGGTAGGTTCCGTTAAGGATGTGTTTCTTGAAAAAATAAAATCATAGTTTTGCTGTTGTTCATTAATTACTCTATTAACAATTTCCACAAATTCCGATTCCGTTAATCTTATTATTTTCTTGGTCATATAAATAAATATCATAATAAAAAAAAAGGGTCCCGAAGGACCCTTTTATATTTTGGTTAGACCATATTATCTCAACTCTTTCAAATCGAATGTTCTAACACCATCAACTGTGATTCTACCGTAGAATCTGTTGTTCACCATTTTCTTAGCGTATCTAGTCATGATACCTTTGATTGGTGTGAAGTTGAATGGGTTATACATTGTTGGAGTAAGTTGTAAAGGTACATATGGTGCGTAAATGTAACCTGTATCAAGAAGCGAAGTTCCTTTGTGACCGATTAACACTTGGTTTGGTGGGAAGTAAGGGTCTCTATAAACTTGGTATCTACCAGCTAGAGTTCCTACTCTTTCAATACCCATGTTGTATTGGTCTTGCTCAGGAGCTGCGTTTGAAACGTGGAAATATTCTAAATCATCAAAAATCGCAGAGATTTCAGAAGATACAACAATCCAGTTAGCACCGCCTCTTAAAGTTGATTTGTGAATTTGAGCTGACAATTGATTGATTGCAGTAATCAACGTTTGGTTCCAGTCTTTCTGAGTGTAAGAAACTGCGCCAGTTCCACCACCGAGTCTCTTCCAACCGTTGTAATCCCATCTCAAGTTCCATGCTGCACCTTTTCTAAGGTCTCTCAAGATTTCTCTATCGATTTCAGCCGCAACCTGCTCAGACAATAAAGCTGTCAATTCAGCTTCAGCGTCAATGTTGTGGAATGCTGCAACGTCTTGTGCCATTTCAGGTGACCATTGTGCTCTTAACTTTCTTTCTGTAACAGAAACAGTTACTGACATAAGGTCAAATGAAACCTCACCAATTTTATCTTCAAATTCTAAGTTCTTATACAATCTGTAAGTAGCTGAGAACGCTGAGTTTGCAGCTGTTGTTGAAGAGAATGTAGAACCTGTGTAACCGTCCATAGAACCTGTACATGTAATACATACTGGAACTTGAAGGTCGATTTCAAGATAGATATCACCATTTACATCACAGATGTTGTCATACTGACCACCATCAGTTAATGAACCTGGGAAATCTAAAGTAGCGTTGTTGTTACCGTATTGAACGATACCTTTACCATATCTTTGAGTTACTACTCTGAAAAGGTAAGGACCACCACCCGCTGTTGTTGGGTTAGCAGATACACCGTAGATAGTCAAATCAGACAAGAATGATTCTGTGTCGATTGGGTTACCATCAGGACCGATTAATTTACCTGCTCCGTCAGATGCAAAACCTGACATGATAACTAATACTTTTCTATAGTTATCTGTTGCGTATGCCGCTGGTTCAAGATTCAAAGTTGTGTTGTTCCACTGAGCTGTTACAACTGAAGTTATTGCAGATGTTACAGAAGTGAAAGAACCCTTAGAATAATCGAATAAACCTGGTGGGTCTAACGCTGGTTCATTACCCTCATAAAATCTATCATAAAGGTCTCTACCATTGTTATAGTTGTATCCTGCATTTGGAGATGTTGGACCATCTGGTGCACCGTATGGTGAATAGTGTTGATTAAGACCTGCAGGTGCTGCTGGGTCATAGCTCTGAATGTTTGGTACAAAGTAGAACAATTTACCGATTGGTAAGTTCATTGCTTGTACTGAAACGATATCGTTAGCCAACAACTTAGAGAACACTCTTCTCACGATTGGAAATACAACAGTTTCAAATGCACCTGTATCAGATGTAGATGAAGCTTCGTTGATTAAGTGAGAAGCTTGGTTTTCATAAAGTTGAGCTACGTTTTCTCTCATGTGACCTTTAAGACCCTCTAAGAATCCTAATTTGTCCCATTTGTTGATTGTGTCTTCTTTGATAACTTTAAGGTGCTTAAGACCGATGTTACCAACAAGACCTGATTCTAATAATGCTCCCATTTTGAGT